TGCTTTTTTTATTGCCTTGTTTTTTTGTTTTTTTGTCCAAAAAGGTCAACTTTTTGAGGCTAGGATCACTTAGATCTTTCCTTATGGATCAAAAATTCATTGCCTGTGACTTCACCCGATCGCAGGCAAAATAAATGTACCTATAGATAATCAGGAGGTGATTTTATTCACGACATAGGGTGGCTTAAGCAGTATGCACCCGAACTGCTTAAGCTTTATCAGGAAGTAGCGCAAGATCAATCTCCAGAATACTTGTATGACAGAGATATTCTGATCCCGCCTTCAATCGATACGGGTTGGAAAGTGCTGACAAGCGATCGCCAGTTCAAGCTGTTTACTGGCACACTTGAAGCTTGCCAAAATTATGTGAGTTCGCTAGATCGATCTCAACCTTTAATCTTGAGGGATGGTAGCGGCGATCGCCATATCGTCCCGTTCAAAATCATCATCACCCAAAGCTAACCCGTGAGTCCCGTGCGATCTACGGGTTGGCTTTTGTTTGTCGCTGTTGCCGAGGCGTAGATGATCGGGTTTTTACTGGAGGCTGTTGCCATGACTATTAAAGAACTACATGAAAAGCTAAGATCCATCCAAAAGGATCTTTGGCAAAGTGAAGATCCAGAAGCTCCTTATTATGTGGAGCCTAAAAAAGCAGATCCCTCTTTGGCAGATCGTTTGTGCGATCAAGCCAACGAACGGTATTACGACTGTTTTACTGGTTAGACTTCAAACAATATCTACCAAACCCCTCAAGCTAGCTCTGGCTATAGCTTCTGGGGTTTCTTTAGATATTGCTATTTATTAGACTTTGGGTTTTACCCCATGTACCATAAGGGGCGTTACTCGCGATAAGAGATGGAGTTTTTGTGTTAGTTAAAAAAGAATATGCAAACGGCTCAACCGCGGTGTGGGTACAAGGGGTTGAGAAACCTCTCCGTATTGGCAAATCGATTCGCCAGCATTTCGGGGAAAACAGATCACTTGAGGATCTGCCAGATGGATGGGAGTCGGATTTCCCTATCGACTACCAAATCACGAAATACGACTCGGATCTCCCTTGCTACTGTCATGAAGTCGAGATCGATCTTGACGGCTTAAAAGTGTCTGGCTTTATTGTAGGAGACCACGGCATAAGGACGGGAGCACACCCTATTCTAAAACTAGCCTAACTTTTGTGGCAATATTGACGCAATCTTGCTATAATATTGCCACAAAACTAAGTTTCGAGCCTCATGAAAATACACACAAACCTCAACCTGACTCTTTGCACTTACGAGAATGCTATTGAGCAGGTCGGGATTGAATATCACAAAGCTACGCGATCGCATGGATTCTTTAGCTCCCCCCATGAGCTTAAAGCCGTGCTAGAGGAAGAATTAGATGAGTTTTGGGATTCGGTAAAAGCCAATGACCCCGATCCTCAAGAACTTATTCAAATTGCTGCTACCGCGATCGCTGGAGTTGTCTGGCTATCGCGCAAAGCATCCCAAGAACTAGAACTAACTAGAACTAAAAAAGAAGGGTAACACATGAGTAAAAAGCTCGCCTACAATATCTTCACCGAAGAGATGAATGATGCCTTACACGCTATGGAACCCCACTTTCTAGCCGTGCTCCCCTTGTTAAACCCTTCTTACGATCCTAATGCTGCTCTTGAGCGAAAACAAGAAGAAGAGAAGGAGCGCCAGTTATATATTACGGCTGTAGACAACCTCAAAAAGAGGGGCGTACACCGTACTATGTCGGTCATGTCTGATGAATTTGAGGATTTGATCGACGCAGAGATGGATAGCTTAAGATAGCTGCCACAATAATCTTTTGAATCACAGTAGAGCAAGCAAGAGGCTTTGCTGTGGAAGTATTATGTGAATTAAATTTATTGTTATTGGAGAATTTTTGCCATGACTACTATCAACAGCAACGATATCTATAAGCAGTCCGCCTTTGACGGCGGGATCTACGTCAAGCAGATTGACGTAGATTACTGGTACGCCGTCGCTGAACGCTACATGGGTAGCGGAAAAACAAAAGCAGAGGCGATCTCCTCTGCGAAGAATAACGTCGGTAACAACTTCTGGCTGGTACTGCCAGAGGAGGAGTTTATCACAGCCTAGTCACCCACACATCTGGAATGCTCATGAAAGATCATGGGCGACAGGGTTCGACTCCCTGAGTTTGTAGCGATCGCAGGTTCTTATGCCCTGCATCTAGGTTGAAGTCCTAGCGATCGCATTCCGTACATATCACGCTGGTACGGCAGCAAAAAACTATCGCCACAAGAATAATAGTGGCAGGACAGAATCATGACCGTTGTTGTAGCAGCACACAAACAAACTTATGCGACCCGCGAATACCCCTGCCACGAGCCTTTCGTGGTGGAAACCTACAGAGCCATCGCTCAGGATGGCTCTGTAGTGGGGATCTCCCCCGCAACATTCAACTCCTTCCAAGGAGATAGAGGGTATTTCCGAACCGAGCAAACAGGCTCGGAAGCCCCTGAAAGTTGGGGCACTCCCTTTGAGGAGTTCAAGGAAAGGATGATCCAGCAGGTACGCCCATGCACCTGCGGCTCTGGTGAGCCGTGGTCTTCCTGTGGAGCCAATTCGCAGTATTGCGGTTAGCTTCTGCGACATCATTCTCTTGAGTGATGTCGTGTACTCCGATAATTCCTAAGCCTCCACGCGGCTCGGAGTGGGTAACGCCAATATAGGATCGCTCTCATCGCGGCGTAATGAGCAGATATTTCTCAAAAATAATGGAGAAAAAGATGACAGTATTAACCCAAGACGGGCTAGATCCCGCGGCCATTGATCTTGCTCCCATTGGGCAAGAACTGATCTCCGCCTTTGCGGAGAATCGCGATCCTATCCTTCCCGAAGGGTGGAAAGTCTTTAGGTCTCTCAATTCCATTGCCGCCCATTATAGGGACGGCAACCCCCAAGAATGGGAGTACTTTGTTCCCGTTGTCACTCTATGGATCGGCACAGGCGAAGCTAGAAACACTGGCTTCGTTCGCCATCCGCTTGGGACGTGCGGGTATTGCGGATACCCACATGACAACTGGGGTGAATGCCCTAGCTGTGGAGGATCGTAAATGAAATACTCCGTAATCTGCGAAGATTCACGCCTCACTGAAGCCAAGTTTGATACTCGTGCCGAAGCTGAGGCGTGGCTTCAATCCACCGTCTACCCTGTGGGTCGGTGGATTGAAGTGTCCGACATCTGCGGATGGTGCGGACAAGACAATATCTTGTCAACTGGCGAGAGTTGTCGAGAGTCAGATGGCTGCTGCGGATACTGCGGCGCTAACTGACCCTCCTGATCGCTGCCGTATCCAAACAGCGATCGCTATGCTCCACAGATCTCAAACCTTCTCGCGGTGTGGAGTGAGTAACGCTAATTGAGACAATAAAAATATTAGCCGCAAAAATAATGGCGGCAAGGAGAACGTTATGGAATTCGTATTGTTTGACCCCCGCCCCGCATCCTTGGCTTCCGAACAAGCCAGAATCCTTGTTCTTCGTGAGCAAGGCTACACCATTGTCGGTGTAGAGGTTACAGTCCCCGCGCTTGCGGGATTGTGTGACGTAAACATTGACCCCCAGCACGGGACTGGGGGCGACTCTTCAATGTCAGCGATCGCCTTGATTGCCAAGCACGGAATCGACCTTATCCCCAAAGGGGCGCAAAAGGTGGCATTTGCCACCGTGCGTCCTGACTTGGACAGCTTCGGAGGGATCGCCCTCCTGTGGTGGGAGCTACAAGCTCCTTATTCTGTGCAGCAGCATAGCTCCTCGGCTATGCGATCGCGCATTCAAGCCATTCACCTGAGCGACACGTTCGCTCGCGGGGAATGGCAACCCCGTGAGTTAGGTACGGGCGAGGATAGTTACCTCGCAGCGATCGCTCGTTGTGTGAGCGATTTTAAACTGCCGATGCGCGATCGCGTTGAAGCCGTCCAGCGCTGGCTGGAAAATGGGTTGGAGCCTATTGGCTACCGATCCGCATACGAATTGGAGCAGACAGAAATTTCGTCTGCTCTTAACATGGGAGAGATTACTGTAGATCTCTCCGAGCGATACGGCTACCCCGCCGAGGGAAAAGTCGTAGTAGTTCAATCCCGCCATCGGGCAGGGACAACTATGGGCTATACACAGGCTCCTGTTGTAGTAGCGCTCAATCCAGCGCTCGAATTTCGGGGAGTTATGACCCGCAAGTTTACCGTCTGTCAGTACCGCACTGGCTATGTAAATCTTCCTGCTGTATTGCAGGAACTTGCCTCCCTTGAGGCTGGCTGGGGCGGTTCGCCCACGATCATCGGCTCTCCCCAAGGGTCGGATTCTAATCTGCCACTGGAAACGGTGGTGGAAATTGTGACTAAGCACCTGCTATAGTCACAACCCTTTTAGTAAGCTTACGAATTTGCGTAGCTTACTAAAAGGTTGATTATCGTAAACATTAAATTAGTAATCATCATGACAGAACAACAAAAAAATTGGCGAATTTCCATTGGTATTCATCGCGGTACGATGACGAGTCGCGACAACAATCTAGTGTACGAACACTTTGACGATCCGACAAAGCCCTTAATCTCTCTTGAGGAGTGTCGCGAGACAGCTAAAAAGTGGGAAGAAAGCTACCACTCTATGGGCTACTTCATCTGGTTTGGCACAGCCATCTCTCCAGATGGCGAACCTACAGACGTTTTGCAGGGTGCGCCATATCGTTAATGGCAAATAATCAGCAAGTAAAGACAACAAGGGAAAACAATGACTCACATTTATTCAATCTTTAACAACGATCATTACGATCGCCTTCTAGAACAATTTGAATTTAAACCAAGACTCAAGCTCGCTAAGATTTCCGAGAAATATGGCTTTGAGTATTGGCTTGAGGTTCTCAAAATAGAGGTAAAAGATATCTGGTTCTTCTACCTCTTCGACGAGGCACTCGCCTATCACTGGTGCTCTCCGCAGACGTATCATGCTCTTGGGTATGTGGGATGCTGGTATGACGTAAACTCGCTAGTAGTCCCCCATACTATTACTCGTGACGGGGTGATTCTTGCTAACGGCGGAACTGTTCACCCAGAGTATCTTGAAGACGGAGAATTCCGATACCACAACTGGTTTGAAGATCAAATAGAAGTATCTGGCGCTGATAATGACGGGAACGCAGAGAGATCTATTCTCATCCATGATTTTGCCACTCACGAAGGCGAGTTTTCGTTAGAAGAGCTTGGCGTTGACCAGCAAGATATCGAGTGTTTAACAGCCGCCGAGGTGCTATCAAAAGCCTACGAAGCGGTGCTTGAGTATCGTAATGGATGGGGGCACGAAAGTTTGTTTAACTTATTCGAGAAGGAGGCGATCGCTGTATGACTGACGCAGAAAGAATTGAGTTGCTAGAAAAACAGGTTGCCGAGCTTCAAGAGTTTGCGCGATCGCTTGTTGCTGAACTTAAATACGCCTATGTCAATCTCGAAAGCGACCGCACCTCCTACCTAGTAATGGAGAAGGATTACCTTTTCCAAGAAAAAGTTGAAACCTTTTCTAAGGAACCCGAATAGGTGCGCTACATGAATCTCTGCTGCCTGTCGTGTCTGGTGGGCTGACTACGAACAACCAAACAAACCGAAAGCCACTGACTTCATATGGAAACAGTGGCTTTCTTGTGCAAACAAATATTTACAGGAGAAATCTATCATGGCTAGTTACATTGTGTCCGTCGGCTCCAATAAGGAGCTAATCGTTCGCGCTCGTAATGCGGATCACGCAAACGAGAAGGCAGAATTGCGTCTTCTCCGTAGTGGCGATCGCTTAAACCCTGTACTCCCCCATCTAACTCGCAGGGTGTCCGAAGTCGAAGCCTTCAAGCTTCAGGTGTCAGGATACCTCGACGACGTTGCCGAGGAAATCGAGGATCTTCTCGACGAAATCGGAGGTGAGTACGCATGGTAGTCGCCACCATGTCAGATCGCGCCGCCCTCTTGGTTGGCGATGTCTCCGACAGAGTCCTAAGTCAACTTCGACTCTACGGACTAGCGCCACAAGTCCAACAGGATTTGTGGGGATATAGACGCGAGTTTGTGGTAATATTGAACGATTCAGATCGGAAAGCCGCCTTTGCGATCGCCTGCAATAATCTCAAAATCCAAGTCAAATAATCAATCGCCAAAGATCGCGGTCTAGGCAATCTTTGGCGCGTCCACATACCTGCAAAGAATATGAAGAACAGCATTAATTATTACATGAGTGAGGTCACAGCACCTCCTGAGATTGAAAGCTTAATGAGGGGCTTGGATCTCTATGATTTATCCGAGTTGATCCGATCCTTAGCCGAGGCGATCGCTACAAAGTATTTTGAGTTGCACAACAGAAACCTGTCTTACTCACCCGAAATCGCTGACTGGCTTCGAGTTCAATCCTGCGACACATGGGTTCGGGTATTGCGCTGGCTAGCAATGGAGGTGATTTAGGTGAAGTTCACTCCATTGCTACTGTCCCTAGCCCTGTTCCCTGCCCCCACATGGGCAACAAAAAACATCAATACCCCCATTGAAAGTCAGCCCTGTACGACTATCGCCATTCCAAACGGAGGAACAGCTTGTGTGCCTCCGAAGGTGTCGCAGCGATTCAATGCGGCTCCTCGGATTGTCAAGCTGGGAGACACGATTCGCACTTATTACGAGACAAATGCTCGCCGTATCTGTCATGGATGGGGTGGTACTTATATCATGCCTCGCCCTGACGAGGAGCGAGCTTGGGATTGTTTCAAGGTTCAAGATTAGAGGTTATTAGGGTATGCACGAAATCAAATTTATAAGAAACCCTCTGTCTTCCAAAGACGAGAATGATTGGCAAAACACAGCCCACGAATGGCTATTAACTCTCAACGGAGTATCTTTTCGGTATTACACAGGTATAGGACATCGAACTCCACAAATGTCCTATACAGCTTCTCTTGTGGAGATCTTAAGAAGATCAAAACCTGTCACCCCAAAACTCGAAGATATTCTTGAGAGCCTTCGACTCGACGCAAGCGCAAGACTCATGTCCTTTCAAGACTGGTGTGATGAATTTGGCTACGACCAAGACTCAATAAAAGCGTTAAACCTTTACACGCAATGTTCCAATACTTGGGATTTGCTTAAGAGGGCTGGGGTAGATCCACGAATTGTAAACACAGAGGAGGGCTAACTCTATGCACCTAGACACATCCGACGGGCAATACCTTGCTCAGCATCTTGCCGACAACATCATCAACGGCAACTGGAGCTATGTTCAAGAGGAATTTCAAAAGCTCAATGCCTTGCAAGCTGTTTATGTCTTCGGGCTTTTTGAGTCCGAGGAATATCTAGGCAAAGCAGATCGAGAGCGACTGGCAAGAGTTTTTTCGAGGGAGATGAATGATGTACAGCCGCAAGACTAGGGATGTCTACGTCATCCAATTCAAGTATCAAGATCAGCCTTGGGAGGACATCTCCGAGGCTGACACCCTAGCTGATAAAAACTACCAGCTACAAGAATATCGCTTAGCAGGCGGTGGTCAATACCGCGCAGTTAAGCGGCGAGTCTCAATCAATTAATCAATTGCAACTCTTCGGAATCCGAAGGGTTGCTCTAGGAGAAAACACATGGATTTAACACAATTGCGCGGGATTGATTACCAAAGGCAAACAGCCATCAAGAAGATTATTCTGGGCTTAAACGATCCAGAAAAATACGAGGCTGTGCGTGAATGGCGCGATCGCTTACACAGCGAGCCGTTTAACTACGAATTAAAGCTCCGAGCTGTTGACTCGATCATGGATGCTCATGGAGTAGAAGTCCTGATTGCTGACGAGACTGGTAAGGCGATCGCCTCCTACGTCAACACAGGCGACACCTATAGCGCCACAGTGTTGTACGACCACGAGGAAGAAGAGTTTCTCATCACCTCTTGGGGTGACTTCTACGAGGAGTGGAAAGCCGAAAACGTCATTGAGGTCAACTGCAAAGATGTCGCTAAGTATATCCATAAAGTTTCTCATTCTGAGTATATCGAGTGGGCGGAGCTTGTTGAAGGCGGTCGCGACGAATATGACTCCGAAGAGGACTTTCTTGAAGACGCTTATCTTGACATCCGCCTTCAAATTATGGAAGACGGAAGATGGTCTCTGCCATACGGATCTTCGGACTTCGATCAAGACCACCGTGGTGCTTGGGGCAGCTCCAGCGTCGGCAAGTGTGTGTCGATGGAGAAGGCAATGGAAATCGCCAGAGATTTGATTGAGCAGGCTGCGGAGTCTGCTGGCTGCTGTTTGACTAAGACTGTGAGGGTTTACAACGATGACTAGTATTGTCGGACTATCTACTGACGGAACGTTTGAGGGCGAACTGTATCGCACAGCAGAAATGCTTGTCGAAATTGCGGAGAAAGACGGCGTTTACTTCGCGATCGCCTTTATTCATGACTTGGGTTACACACATGAAGACCTTAAAAAATTATTACCTATCCTCCAAAGCACTAGTGGAGCTATCAAGAAGTATGACAACTAGAACAAAAGCAGAGCGCGATCGCAGTATCGCCGCCAACTACGAGTTCTACAAACATAAGTTTGTGGGCAAGACGGATCAAGAGTTGAGAGAGTGGGCGAAGGCAGGTTTTGACGGAACTACGGATATCAATCTGTCCGAGTTCACAAAAACCATGATGGTAAACATAGCCTTTGCTATCGAAGAAGAATTAAACAAAAGAGGAGTTGCAGGTGTTTATGACTAATCCAACAACCGTAAAAACTGGGTGGATGGGAGATCCATCTAGAGGTGCAGCAATGGGTCGCCCATCTAGAATCACCCATGTTTCTCAACTTCCACCTCGCAGTGTCTATCTGTCGCGAGTCAAGTTGATTGACGGCTATGACGAAGGCGGGGCTTACTGGGGAGTTGGAGCGCCATTGTACTGCGCTTACTCCGACGACTATTGCGAGTACTGCGAGTATGTTCGCGCTTATTCTCGCGAGGATGCCGCTACTCAACTCGGATTGACTTCTCAACAACTTAAGAGGGCGCTATAAATCATGCTCCCTGAGTCAATCGCATTGATTTCAAGCTCAAAAGATCCCCTACTTTTGCAGTCCAACGTTTCTGTTCGTGAGGTTCATACCTCTCAAATATCGGTAGGAGATACTATTCTCTGCCCCGACGGGACTGTTAGGACAGTATGTAATAGAAACATTCATCGCTGCCCTTCTATGGGGCGTTCAATATTTGGAGATACCTATCAACTCGGACATAAGCCTGTCCTTAGAGTCGTAATCACTAGAACCATATACAGAGAGGGAAAACAATGCTTCGTAGAAGTTTGATTGTCGCTTCATTATTCTTGGCAGAAAGCGCGATCGCCACTCCACTTCCACTCGACCCACACCTCTGCTACATGCAGAAATCGAATGGGCAGGTAGTCAACCTCGGTCACTTGTGCGGCAAGGGAGAGATCGCTCTCCCAGTTATAGGAGTAGCGCCAACTACCGCGACAACATCTACTCGTGCCACCTCCTCTGGGAAGTGTACATTTAGTGGTGATCGCGATTCTCGTGGAAATTTATGTGGCGGACGCGCAAGTGTTCGTCGTAAAGGAGGTAGGTAATGCCTGATACTGAGAAGATTTGGGCTTGGTGCGATCGCCATCAAAACTTGACTGGTATTCCACACGCGCTTTTGGTTTTTAAAACTTCGCGAGTCAGTTTTTTTGAGCCCTATAACATTCCTATATGGATTGCCGTTGCTCAGGAATGCAGGGAGTATTGGGTTTGCATCCAAGACGCGGAGGGTTCAACCCCAGAAGAAGCGATCGCCAAGCTAGCGGAGACATTAGGGTTATGACTACAAGATATTGCGTTACAAAACAAGTTCAATATCCCGATGGCGATCGCGTTGTCGAGATATCTACAGGTACATTCGACTACGCTAATCCCGATTGCTTGAGCGACGGGATTAAGGAGTGCGAGACAGCTACTGAGGCTGTCGAGTATGCCATTGAGCTAGCACAAAAGTGGCAGGCTGAATGCGGTGAAGAAGTATTCATTGGCAAGGGCTATACAGGTGGCAACACCATGCCTTTCGATCCTTGGGAGCTTTGCGAAAACACTTATTCTCGCTTCCGATCATGGGCAAGAGAACGCGATGCGGACTTGCTGCGCTGCGATCATTGCGGTGAGGTCGTGAATGAGAAATATACCCTTCATCACTACCCAGACTTTGTTTTTTGCCGCGAATATTGCGCCGAAGAGTTTTTAGCTCAACAAGAAGAAGATCTAGAAAAGGAGTTTGAATATGCTTAAGCAGTTAGAGTTTGTCCCGTTATCTGATTACCACGAGCCTATCGTGGCAAAGATTGAGATTATTCAAGACCAAACGCCATCTAGTCCCCGCAAATGGGATAACCTCGGCGAGATGGTTATTCGCAGAGCTATGGATGGTCACTTCTGTGGCGATCGCCTAGTCAACGATGAAGAAATGAGTGAACTTATTAATCGTTGCCGAGTACAAGAACTTGTGTGGCGACCCATCTACGCATTGATTCACTCAGGAGTATGGCTATCGACCACCGAAAGCTTCAATGGGTATACCTGCAACTATGACACCTCGTTTGCAGGTGTCATCTATGTCGAGAACGACAAGATGATCGAAGAATACGGGGACTTATCTATTCGTAATCGTGGCTTAGCGATCGCCTGCCTTGAATCCGAAGTTAAAACTTATCACCAATACCTCACGGGTGATGTCTATGGCTATCGAATGCTCGACCCCGATGGCGAGGAGGTTGATTCTTGCTGGGGATTTTATGGTTTGGATGTTAGCGAGAACGGAATGTTGGGCGCGATCGATTCCAAATATCACGATTTATTGAAGCAAGCTGCGGAGAATATTAAATATGTCTAGATCGATGCGTAATGCGCTTAGGATGTTTTCAGCCGAAGGCGTAGCCCTCTTAAACGAAGAGCAGGAGCTGATTAAAAACAGCTTGCTAAAGTTTAAGAAGTGTCCCTATCCAAATAACGAGAGTGGCTGGAAGAAAGGTTATAGGGCTTTCATTAGTGAGTGTGAGAACTATCTATTGCTCGAAGACTCGGAAATTCACTTCAAAGACAACGGGCATGATGGGTATCGCCCAAATGGACAGCTCAAAATTTGGGTAAAAATCGACGACCGAGCTAAAGCTTGGGGTGTTTTCGATGGTATTCCCTACAAGGAAATTACAAGCCTACCCTACAACTACGTTCACGACGTAGAAGAGGCGATCTCGTTTATCGAAAGATGGGAGAAAACTCAAGAAGTTGTTCTCTCTCCTTGTCGGGAATCGGGAATTCAGCTAGAGGACTGGTGGCTAGAGAAGGATCGATTCGCAAATCCTTTGCCTTCCTTCTTTGTGGGTTATTGCCGCCGATGCGGGAAAACGCATGGCTTAAACCTCGTCACTTCTGTTGGTGAAAGCGGAGTCTATTTTTCCAAAATTATGTGCAAAGGATGTATGACTAAATGAAATACATCGTCAACGAAATCGAATTCAATGAGGATCGCATCGTCAATCCCGATGATCGCGACCCAGAGATTGTCGCAAGATATGGCTATCGCGGCTATATCTTGTCAACCATGTGCGGCAACTGGCCGCTAGTGATGGCAGTAGTCTTCGCGAGACATCTAGAAGAAGCCTTAGATCTTGCCGCCGACGGTGAGTTCCTCAATGCGATTTCCGTGGACGCTGAGGATGTAGATCTAGAGACCCATGTAACTCTGGGTAACTACTGCAATTACTACGACACAAGCTATTTAAGTATTACCCAGTTTGATATTGAGCACATGCAGGAGGTTGAGCCGTGTCTGATTCGTTAAACTTCAAAGAATGGCTTACTGAAGCCGAAAAATACCGCAGCGATCGCAAGTTACTCCCATTGCTCCATCTTTGCAATGGCTGGAAAATCTCAATTCAAAACAGTGAAGGGCATCACTGTCTCAATGGTTCAGGGTTTGAGGTGTTGTTCAGGGAAGGTTTTGCTCCTAACTATTGGAATCACATGTGTGAAGATCCTACCGACGAATACCTGAAGCACCTGTATGTTAACGTCCAATTCTGGATGGTCGAAGTAGTTGTCCGCGAGTGTGGCGGAGCATTGTCAGTATTTGAAAAGGAGGAATGAATGACAGTCATTCAGTATGCCAGGGCGGAAAACATGGTTGGTTATGCCGTTGCCCTTATAGAACGAGGAAGTGGTCGCATCATTACTCCGTACTGCGGCAGTTGGAGTTACTCCGACAACGGCATGAGTAACGACGAGATTGAACAGCTAGAGATTGACGAGTACGCCGTTACACTCAACGGCAAGTACATGCTTCAGACCCATTCGGGTTGTTACGAAGAAGAGTTTTGGAGGCAAGAAAATGGACTTAACTAAGCCGAGCTGGAGATCGTGGAAGTATTGGGGAAGACTAGGTCATCCCTGCCAAGATAATATGCACCTTAGAGTCAAAGGCACGGAGTTTCTTCGCTTGGTCGAGAGACTAACCTACGAAATTAGAGATCGGGATTTTGATGTTTATTTTGACTCCTCAACATCGAAGTGGATTTCAACTTGCATGGTCTGGATCATTGAGGAGTTCTCCTTTCTCCTAGAAGATAGGATTGACCGCATACCCGTAGAAGAATTCGCCTCAAGAATCAGGGAATGGGGCGCAGTCAATGAAAGAGCGATATACGCCGCTTCAGTCCTTGAGGCTCTTGCCGAATTAGAACCCCAAGAGTAACCCTCGTGCTGCCTGCGAACAGCGTTAGCGATCGCCTATCAAACAACAAAACCAAAACAAAACTATGGATACAATCAGACAACTAATCGCTGCTCTCTTGGAAGGCGATCGCGCCGACGCTTCTTATCTCGCTGAATCCCTTGCCTCTTCGCTCAGTGGAGGTGAGAGTATCCCCAGTCAACAAGAAATTATTTCAACACTCGAAGATCTCTTGAATCGTTACTCCGATTAGTGGCGATCGCCTTGCCTTGTAAACCACAAAACCAAAACAAAAGATATGGACCCACTCATTTGCCTCAAACGCTTAATCACGTCCTACATGGATGGAGATGAAGCGCACACTATTGACTATGCTCGCGACCTCATTGGCTGGATTGAATCTGGCGGGTTTACTCCCCATAGAGTCAGGATCGCCACGATGCTTGAGGCGATCGCGGAAGAAGAAGGTCGCGACGCAGAACTGCTCCACGGATTAGAGAAAGAATAATCATGCACACCACCGTTCGCTTTCACCTTGCCCGTGGTGAGCATTACCGCCATTGGCAAGTAAAGCGAGGGTCAGAAGTTCACTACTACGACCCCTCGCTCTACAGCCTCATCCTATGGGGTTGTCGTCTTCAAAATCACGTAAAAACAGCACAAAAGATCCACGACGGCGCAAACAAGTCTGTCTGTGCATGGGTTGAATGCGAGATGGTCGAAGTTCACACCGACTATCCGCAAGAAGTCATTGCGGCAGGCGAGATTACTTACAACCCGCGTGTTACACCGCACTGGATACGCGACGGCGAAGCCTGTGACAAGGCTGAGTTCCATCAAATGATTACTTATCAAAACCGATTGTATTGGGTACAAGAAAATGAAGATTGATATTTCGGAAGAGGTCACCCCTAACGGGTATCTCAAGTTGTCCACGATTATTGACAACCAGTACTACAAGCGAATGTATGTCGGACACACTAAGCGCGAAGCGAAGTCAATGTTTCGCGCTTACATTCGAGGCGAGCTATCCAAGGTTTTTGTAAACAAGGTGTAATTATGGATTACCAACAAATTTCGCTAGAACAACAAATTGCCGACTATCAGCAGATGGTCGAGACTACTCGGCAAGATGGTCGCGCCTTGCGACGTAGACTTGAGAAGGAAGGGTGGAAAATTATCGACTCACTCCTTGATTTGAATCGAAATCCTTGCGCTGTCCACCCAAAGCTGTGGGCAGACCTTACTCACAGTGATTTGATATCTCTTGACCCAGACGACGAGTACTACAGGATCGACGTAGTGCTAACCCATGAGGAGTGGAAGCAAATTGTAGAACTACCAGTAATGGACTAATCATGCGATCGCCTAAAACATTCGACGAATTCAAAGATCTCGTATACAACATGCGACCCCGCGATCGCTACGTCTTTGAAGTAATAGACCCCAGCGAGGACTGGGGCACTTATCTTATTACAGAGGAGGCTTAGCCATGAATCTTGAAGTCGATCAAATAGAGGCGATCGCCAATTACCAAGCAGCAAAACAGCACTTCGACAAAGCCACCACCGAAGCGCAAGAAACCTTAGAATCCCTCGGTTGGAAATGGGTTGTCAAAGATATTTCTGATTATAGCGAAGATACTCGCTACCAAGACTGGCTTATTTGTCCAGAAATGTTTGCGGCTATAGATCTGATTGACTGGGAGGATGAAACTCCAGAGATTGAAGATGAGCCAGATTATGAGATCTGGAAAGAGAGCATTCACTACATTTTGTTTTAGGAGCTAACTATGGAAGACACATTGCAAGAACAGATTACCGATTATCAAGCGATCGCACAACAAGCAAAATCCGCAGGACGCAAGCTAGTCCAAAGGCTTGAATCCTTGGGCTGGACAATGTTTGAGCGGGTATTTGATTACGACGGCCCCGTAATGATTAGCCCTGAGCTTATGGCTCACGAAGATTGGGAACTGGTTGGAATCAACCAAGAACTAGCCGATGATGATGTTTACGTCCTCTACGAGCTTCCTAGCACTTGGTCTGACCACATTATTGAAATCTCGGTAATCGACTAACTATGCGATCGCCAAAAACATTTGAAGATTTCAAGACTCTCATCTACGGAATGTCTCACCGTGAGCGTTTCGTATTTAAGGTTCTCAATCCTAGTGACGAAGAGGGTGTTGAGATTGAGATCTACACCACTGTTAGAAGAGATGCAGGGCGTGAGCCTCAAACCAATCTTTATTACCAGTGGAGAGATTCCCTCGGAGAATACCGAGAGGGCATGAACAAGGGCAACAAACGCCTCTCTCTTGTGACTGACAGCTACCTGCAAACAATTTATTCTTGGTTAAAGAAATGATTCATTTACTACTGCCAATTACTCTCTATCGCCCCGAAGAGATGAGAGTGATTGAGCTTGTCGGGTACAACATGGCAACTTACTACGTGGTTCAAACCTACAACCCAAAACTAAAGACTTGGATTTCGCAGGCTCAATGGATTAATTTGGCGGAAGCCGTTTCGGATGCTATCAACTGGTATTCGATCTCCAATGCTTACGAGGTCGAGAAGGTGCGTAACAACTATAAAGATACCGAGATTCAAATCGTAGACAACTTGAAGATTAAACAATAAGAGCTTTAAATCATGAGCAAAATCATCGAACATCCCGATCGCCTAATCGAATCCTTCGCCGCCGCTTTTGGCGAACACAACAGAGATATTATCGAGAGATGTTTCTCGCGGTATATCAGCGACGCAGTGATTGCTGTTACTACTAATTGCATTGCTGCTCAGGCGATCGCATGGGCAAGCTCTCACAACGAGTTTTACTGCGATCCGATCGATATCGACGTAGACCCCAAGCGTTATACCGCTATCCACAATGCGCTGCTTGACAATCTTGATACTCGCTTTGTCTGCGACTACATCGAGAAGAAGTGGGATGCAAACTCAACTACGTCTGGCGATGCTATCCACGAAGCCCTGTTTGAGAGGTATGAGGAGCATGCCTTGCTCAATCTGGTTAGTGCGATCGCTTCTGATTATGAGGAGGTGAACATTGGATAAGAACGTGACAAGAATCTTCTTCCCAAAATCTAACCTGTACCACGTTACAGCTATGGAGAAGAAGGCTATCAGGCAGGGCTTATTGTCTGGACTGACTCACTTTAAAACCCCACGAAAAGAGTTTCGAGTTGTCAGCGATGATGGCAATCAAATGAGTATAGAGATTAGCCAGCAAGAGAGTGACTTTTTTGGCCGCATTATCACTCAACTACACACCGTCCATGTGGAATACGAGGTAAACAACAATGGCTAAAGTAATTACAGATGTCTGGGGCTTTGCCCATGCAATTCAACGGCAATTCGGATGCGATCGCGAAATTCTTGAACAACTAGTCGAGAGGTTCTCGGAAGATCGCGTCCTGACAGGCGATCGCTTCGAGATTGCAACCACCATTCTCCGTATCGCTAGGGAGGAAAATGGTGTAGACGACGAAGAGGAATGGGGTTCAGCCAGCTCTATTCTCGAAGATCCAGATATTGACTTTGACGAGATTTTTCGCCATTACAGCAATACCGACTGGGTTGAGGTTGGATTCTCCTACGAATCGCTCAAGGAAGCCGTCTTGAGAGTCTACACACCAGCGCAATGCGAAGAGTTTGTACAAAGGAGTCTTTAATGAACAGCAACTTAATCCCCGCAGCAAAATCCTTCAACTGCACCCACGGTCGCGTCGGAGTATTCCTGCTACGACTGGAGCGTACTCCAAGCCTGTGGCATTGGCACATGGTATTCGCAGGACACCCCGACGTATGCCCCGAACACCTGCAAGAAGTCCTCTCCTCACCTCAAGGTTTTGTCACAGCAGAAATCTGTCGAGTAGCTGCTGAGCAGCAAGCCTATGCGCTCACTGCGGCGCATGAGCAGTGGTATTTTACCAATCGCTCACTGTTGAAGATTGCTTAAATGAATTGACTTTTGAGCGCGATCGCTGCCATAATACTCCCACAAACTTATGTTAAATCGAATATTACTGGCAGGCGATCGCCTTAGCCTTGCTTTGAAAAACTTAGGAGAATCTTGTGAATTGGCAACCAATTGATACAGCCCCACAGGACGGGAGTGACGTACTTGTTTACGACGGGTACGATGTCCACAAAGCCAAATACGAAGAAGGGCGTGGCTGGATGGAGTCGTCCTTCGATCAGAGCTACGCCCAAGACTTATTTCACGATCCGATACTTTGGATGTCTATCTCGGATCTGTTAAAACTTCTGGAGCATCTTTAAGGCGATCGCTAACAATAAAACTTAGGAGGATCTTATGGCTAAAGACTGGCGCGAAGGCAATCTAACTGCTCTTAATTGTGGAGGTGAATGGAGATCTGACTGGGTTACGGGATCATTCCTCCTTGTCTCCGACAAGCCTTGTTATCAGCATTCCGTCACTGGTAAACTTGCTTATTTTGCTATGGCAGAGGTCAAGGATAAATACCGCATCTATGTAGTTCATGTTGGAGTGGACGGATCACAAGATGGATTTTGTTCTCCATATTGCGACCTAACTCCAGAAGAAAATATGACGCTTGTTAACCGATGGGAGTGGGCTGTAAAAGAGTTTAACGAGGTCTACGAAGAGTGTGCCGAAATGCACAGAACTCTTTACCCTCAATATCATGTGATCGCCAACAACCAACCACTACCACAGGAGTAACACATGCTATTAGGATTTTACGCAGGTAACGATCAGAACTTCTTAGTCGAGCTAAAGCCAGAAACAGCTAGAAAATGTGCGGGAGCCTTTAGAAAAATACAGTCTTTCTGTGGCAAGGACTCTTTTTCTCTTGAAGTCGAAGAGTTTGTTATGAGGGACTTCCCTTTAGATGGGGTATGGGAGCTTGATTTGGATGTCGAATTTCCCGAAGAATCCGATTTTGTCGAAGTTCCTCCAAAAACCGTGGAGAAAAAATCTTCCGAGTTCTTTTCTAGTAATTTAGTTTTAGGCGAGATGGGTGCTTATTGGTATCTTAACCACCAATATTTCCCAAGCATTCAAACACCTGTACTAACGCGAGATCAGTTGGATGCAATCGCTATTTTAGGACAGCCGTATGATTTTAAAGGGCGAATCTAATGACCTTAACCGATAATATTACGGACATCTGCGATCGCCTGATTGACACCCGCAATCCAAAGGCGATCGCGCAGGGACTAAAAGCCTTGCCCGATCAATCGAAAGCTGCTTTTGCCAGTATGTATATAGCTACCGAGCTATCCTTGACTGACGCAGGGTATAGACTGCTCGGACGCATTCAAGTCGAGTTATTGAAGGAGGAGTAATGCTAGACACCAGTAGGCTTGATTGGACGAAAGAAGACTCCGAACTTACTGCAAAATGCAAACGCATTGCAAAGCTTAGGTTGGAAGGCTTGGAGACGGAGGAGGAAGTTACGCGGCTTCGCGATGAAGCTGGCGATCGCGCAAATCGTTTTTGGCGGTCAAGGCAAGATAGCTTAACCGCTTCTACCTCTAATTACTGGCACGACCTATGGGAGGTAGAAGACATTGTTTGGAAGATGCTGACAGACTGTATCCATGAGTCTTTTTACAAGGAGGAGATAAACGGCTTAAGGAAATTCTTGGCGGAGTTGGATAGCTGAATGAAATTCAAAAAGTTTCGAGATCTCGTAGCAGGCGATCGCTTCTTAAACTCAACAATCATGGACGACCTCAATGGCAGGTCGTCTTGGGAGGTCGCCGCCGACACTTCTGAGCCTTTAGATGACGACAAGCCCGATGGTTTGTGGAAGGTCTATACCAACGAAGGTAGGGCTTTTGCTTATCCTGATACTACTGTAACCGTGGAGGACTAATGGCTAGAACAAAAGTGGCTCATGGAGAGAAGCGATCGCCTAATCGCTCAGCCCAATACCCCGTTCGTCGCAACGGGGTTACTGTTATCATCCGCAAATCATTCGACAAAAACAAGCAGGAGGCTTAGATGTATTCAGAAGAATTAAATAGAGCTGCCCAAGAAATCATTGATCGACATAAAAAGGCGCAACAAGCTGACCTTGAGGCACTGGCTGAAAGCGTCCGACTATACCCTAACGGGTTTGAATTCTCTCGCAATAGAGGCGGTGATGTGGATAGGTTTCGGGTTTTGTCGGCTTTTATCTCTGGCACTGACATTCTTGATGCTCAGATTTTTTATCGTTGCAAAGTCTTAGGATGGAGCTCGTGGTCTGAACACTCGACTCCTATTTCTGAGATGGCGATCACTTCATTTATCAAGCATTTTTCGCAAGAGATCTAATTTGGAGTTCCCTCCTAATATTTATGAGTAATAACTCGCGATCGCCACCCTATTACCTATGCCTTGAATAACACAAAACAACAACAAAAACAACAGGTAAGAAATGACAGACGAAGAATTTGCAGAAAAACTTGACCGATATTTTGCCGTTCGAGCATCTCAGCAGCAACCCAAGAGAGGTCGCAAGAAGAAGGTGGTCGTTGAGACCGTAGAACCTGATTACGACAGCATGGACTTAGCAACCTTTGGCGATCACGTAAGCGACTCTATGGGTGATTGCACTGAACTGGCTATCAATGAGTTCATGAACATGGCGCGATCGCACAGAAAAGGCAACACCCTTAAAGCTGTTGGTCACGGAGCTAAGGGTGTTGTAGGTACAGGGCTTGTGGTTTACGGGGTTGTGGAGTTGCTTCGAGTGGCTCTAGGCTCGGATTAGTTAGTTGCGATTCGTCTGTGTCAGGCGATCGCATATAAGATCAATCAAACTTTATTAACAGCAAAACAAAATGCCAAATCTAGACGAGACAATGAATGCGATCGCGAAGGAATCTAACAAGAATTTCTTTCGCAGGTTGTTTGTTGACGATGTAACCGCAGATATGGGGAATATCATTCTCAACACTATCAAGAGTAATAGTGGCAATCGTTTGACGAATCGCAAAGACTTTCTCCGTGCAGCAATCCCTGCCCTATGGGAGAGGCTTGGAGTTGAGCGTATTGATAAAGCTGTTGCTGACGCGATCGCCACACTACTCGACAACCACTTAATCGAAAAGTGGGAATACCAAGAGGACAATGGCACAATGGTTGACTACTACGATTTGCCAGAGGAGGATGAAGATGAGATATAAGGTTTTTGTGTACGGAGAAGTTGTTGGCTCTTTCAATACTTTTGTCGAAGCGTGTGAGCTGTACGCAAAGCAGGCTAGCGGCTCTGGCTACATTCTTGATACTCAGCCAAGTCTCTCGCCTTGCTGGGGTTTATAGATAGGCGATCGCATTAACAATTCAAAACAACAAGCAGGAGATAAAATGTTTATATCAGAGATTAAAGCCGATGCCCTAAAGAAGATTGAGTCGCTGTGGCTAGATGGCGTAGAACCATTAATTGCCGAGCAAGTTGTTGAGACTCTACACAGTGTAGGCGTTCTTAGGGGAGGCGAACTTCAAGGTGCGGTCTGGAATAGCGTAGGTAGGTATCCTTCTTCCGACTCATTTAGTACTGTTTACTACCAAGTCATCGCTACACTCTGCCTTAAATCCGTCATATCAAGAATAGCCTTTCCCGATGGTTCTAATGGCTACACACTCTATCGTTACCCCTCCCAAAAAACAATATCGAATCAGACAGATCCTGCCTAACGGCGATCGCCTATATTCCAAATGCGCTACAGATAACATCCGCATACTCAAGTGGAATCTGTGTCGCTTGCGGGATAAGGATGATATGTCCAAGTATGCGATTGTTGATGATGCGGGTAATTTGTATCCGCAGTTGTTGATAGACGCGATCGCTGAAGATCTCGCCCGTGAAGCTAACTGGCGGAAGCGGATGGAGGCTAAGGCGATCGCGGAGAAAGAAAGATGCAAATTATTGGTAAAAAGATTATGACTCAACTACACCCTGACGACATCAACCCTCAAGATATCTTTTGGGATGACAACCCTTTTCACCTCCCGTCTATAGTTGTTGACGCAATGCGGTTTGACAAGGATCGCGCTGGTGATGAGGAGTATTTCGCCAGCCGACCATTATGCTCTAAATGCAAGCATTATAGTGTCAGCGAGACTGGTGATGGATGGAATGAACCTCGCGAGATTTGGGAAGACTGCTCTTTAAGGATCTGGGATACGGTCGATGAAGATGAAGTACCATCTATGGGTATAGAGCATTATGCTTCTAGGTGCGATCGCTATGAATATCTCCCTCCACAAGAGGAGGTCTATGAGATTTATGAAGACATGCCTCCTGGAGAATTGTTTGGTAGTGACGATATAGATTTCTAGGCGATCACACCACATTCACTGCACAAACCTATGAAAGATCTAAAACAACTGCACCACGAATTTACACTTACCTCAGCCGCTTTTAGGAGTGCCGCGATCGCGCAAGGTCTTATCCGTACTGATATCGGCGAAGATTCAGATCGAATTTGGTGGCTGAGCAGGGCTGATCACGGCAAGGTTAGCGAGATGCTCAAAAACAATCAAGATCCTGAAGAATATTGTCTAGATCTTGCTTTTGAGGGCAAGGCATTTTTCGAGTATTAACTAAGCGATCGCCACAATACTCATAATCAAAACAACGAGAAAAGAATGAACGAAGAAACAATCCTTAACAAGCTAAGGGCAATCCTCCCGAACCTTGAAGTCTCTCGCTTGCTATCTCTCCTAGAAGCCAGAGATCAAACCCTGCTAGACCCGTCAAAGAGCGAGGACGAGAAGGCTGAAGCCCGACAGCTTAGAAGACAGATTCTTGCTAGGTTAGAAGAAATTGCTCAATCCTGAATAGGCGATCGCCCTGCAAGATTTTTGCAGGGTTGTCTATGTACACTTAACTAACCCCAGATGCCGTTAGGCGATTGCTCGAAAGAGCGTATGTAAAACAACGAGGAAACAATCAATGTCGGAAAACAAATTCGTAAACGTGCAAATCAATGGTAAGGGTAAAGTTCTCCTTCGGGTTACTGACGACGACTCTAGATGGGGTTTTTACCTGACAGATGGAGAGTCAGTTTGGGACGGAGGCTTCGGAATTGCTGACAACCAAAAGACTGTCCCGACCAAGCGAACTTCAAAGGCTATTGAAGACGCTAAACACGCAATTATTAATGGTTACGGATACCCATGTTTTTCGCGCTACGAGTTTGTTAACGAAGCGGGTAGCTAAAAGATGTATGTAGAACAATAACGAGGAAACAACAAATGCTAGTTCAATATTCGGAAATCAAACCCATCGGGTCAGAATGGCAGGCGATCGCATCGAATGATATTAATAACATTATGGATGATGCCGATATCTTAAATGGCACTGCGGCTAACTGGCTTGTATACGAGCTAGGAGAAGAAGATCTACCCGCAGGAGTTGAAGATATTCGGGGCAAGATTCAAAACGAGCCTTCAAGAGTCTTCGCTTATGTTGCCAATGACATAGTTATATATTTCGGTCTTGACGAGGTATTTGAAGAATAGGTTTAGTGATCGCACCCTCAACCCATCATCTAATACGTCACAGATCTAATTAGATCTGTGACGTATTTTTGTGGTAGTATTAATTCAAAGAATTTTCAAAAACCTATGAAAATAACACAAAAAGCCCTTAGCTCAGCGCAAAAGCGGCAGAGGCGGCTATGTGCGAAACGCGCTGAGGAGCTGGCGAAGATTCCAACACCAGAGCTAATCCCGATGGCTGCTAAAGCTAAGGAGTATTTCGATGTATGACCCCTATCTCGATACTGACTGGGCGATCGCGTTAGCAAACCCAGAAATCAATTATTTGTTATACCTGACCGACGAAGAATTAAAACAGCAAAAGGAGAAATCGAATGAAAGATGTAGCTATAGAAGAGGTGTTGAGAGAGTTGCTGGTATTGATGGGAACGCCTCCCCACGAGAGATCTTTAGGCAAAGGCTTTTGCAAGATTCCATCGGGTTCGAGTGCGCTTGAGATAGCAATCGACCCTAGATCTAACTATGGCTGGCAGTACGATGATGGGAATGGAGGTGCATGGCCCAGCTTGGATGAGGAGTGCCTTGAAGCCACACTGATTAACTATCAAATTCGAGATATAGTCCCAAAGCCCGAAAAACTAGCCAAGATTAACGAGGCGATCGCAGAACTTGAAGACGATATTGCTGCCGCCAAAGATTCTAATCGTAGAGAAAGGAAACAGATCGACCTTGAGAAGAAGCACTCCGAGTTGATTGACTGTCACCATTATGTCTACCTCTATTTTAAGGATAGAGAAAGATCCTACAAGTTAAGAATGAAGCCCACCAATAACTTCACGATGTCTCTCTTCAACCAGCTTTCCGTGCTAACCTCACGCTCCCCGAATAAGCTCAAATCGCCAATAAAAGTGGCTCCAGAAATGAGAGCTAGTAGTAGGGACTCAGAACGGAAAGTAACTTTTGCAAAAGTTTTTGTTGGGGATAACCCTGTCTGGGTTGGTGAGAGGAATCAAATAACTTCAAGGGAATGGACTAAAGTTTGGAGGCAAAGAGTTGAGCAGGTTGGCAATATTATCCGAAAGCTGCATGGCACTCAACAGCCTTATAACTCACAAACCAGTCTTCCTGCTTACGAGGAAGATGATAGCGATCGCAGTCAATTAGCCTTGCCACATGGAGAGGATGCGATTGAGGCTGATTTTGAAGAGGTGGAAGATCCTAAAACCCTGCTCAATAAGAAAGTCATAGCCGAAGCTCAAGCGCTCTGGGCTGACAACTTCAAAGACAAGATAAGAGAGCATTCGGCAACACATTTTGACGGACTGTATCTTAAGGATATGACTGCCGCTCAGTTGCAGAAATATCTTGAAGATCTTAACGAGATTAAAAGTCAACAAAAAGGAGTGGCGTAATGGCAGGTCTAGACAAGGTTTTTGGGACTGAGACTCAATATTGGGAGCTTCGCAAATGGACAGATGCCTACCTCCCCGAACTGAACGACTACCTGAACGATCCTACCGAATTTCGATGCTACGAAGAGTATCCTGTGTCAAACCTACCCACGTGGGCGGATATGTATGTAGTTGCTCACTGCGAAGTCGAATGGTATCTGGGGTATATTGCGTTAAGACAATATAGCCTTGACTTGAAGATTGAACAATATCAGCCTCTTGTAGCTGAGTACGCGGAGGAGGGTTATCAAAAGCAGCTTGAATACGATAAAGAGCATGAGGATCTTGATGAGGGTGAGGAATATAGCGATCTGTGGGTTGCTTTTGAAAAATGGCGCGATCGCGGATATCCAGTCTCCCCCAAGTGCATAGAAATTGTCAGCAGACTCAAGATAGAAGACCTCGTATGAACCCAATAAAAATCATCACATGGCAATGTCCAATCTGCGGGAGTACCTATAGCGATGAGCAGGATGCGATCGCCTGTTCAAATCTAGAAGCTCCACCACATCGATTTAAAGTCGGTGACACCGTTTACATCGAGGAGCGCTATCCCGACGATCCTAAGAAACCATTGGTGTCGGTCAAGATCTCCGAGGTATATGGATACTATAGGGATGATTATCCTGACAAGCATGTACCTCAATACCTACTCGAAGAAGCCATCCAAACAGGTAAGTACCGATGGTCTGGAAGCTCTCAAGCTGAATACAATGATGGTTGGGATAGCGTAGAGTATCACCCTGCCTATGAGTGGGAGATCTATGCACTAGGAGATTCTTATGGTAGCGCGATCGTGACGGAAGACTTGGTTGGCGAACATTATTAATACTGGAGGAAACAATGCTAGACCCAAAAACTTTAGAGCAAATCAAGCAGACATCTACCGCCGCCCAGCAAGTCCCAAAAGTCATTGCAATTGAAATCGGAATTGGATTTCGTTTTGGTAAGGTTGTTGTAGGCTCTCCAACTGAGAAGGAGCTTATTAAGGACTTGTCAACCCAGCTTGAGTGGGACTACAAGGAAGGAGGAACAACAGATGTTGAAGTGATGTACCGAACTCTGTGCGAGTTTAAAAATCCTGAAGATGCCGTTTCCGTAGGAGATGCTATTAAGCGGGATCTTACAAGTAAAGGATATCAAATCAAGTCGAAAGACAAGACCTACCAATAACAAAAGCCCGTCAATATTGACGGGCTTTTGTGCTATTCAGATCAGAATTAAACGAGATAGCGACCCTTAGTTTCGTATACCAAGTCAGTCTTTTCAACGATCGCTTCAGAATCCACGGTCAGAGAACCTGAAGGTTTGACCGATCGCAAGAAGCATTTTTCGAGCAACAAGCCAGAAACATAGATGTCTGAGTAGGCGGGGTCGGTCTTCTTCACTAAGTTGCTGAGGTTGGTTTCAGCAGTAGATTGAAGGGTTGTAACCTCTGTTCCAGACAAGCCGCTAACAGAATACTGAATAGTTCTTTTCGCAGCGTTAAAAGGAGTGATATCTCCTGCATAGTTAACGTTGAAGGTAATCGAGTTGCCTTCGCCTAATGACAGTTCGTTTGGCTGACAGACTCTTCCAGGCAAATCTGGGATTGATTGGAGAGTAATAGCAATAGACATATGGTAGCTACCAATAAGTTTCTCTCATCTTCACGAGATCTTTTGGAAAGCCACTACGGATTGCGGTATTGGCGACTATGTAATAACGTTGTAGGCGAGATACAACTTCGCATCAGTTGCGGAAGTATATCCGCCAACCAATGAATCTCCAGTCTCTAACCTAATATCGGCAACCTCTCTAGGTTGGTTTTTGAACATAGAGGCAGTATTCCATAAATAAGAAGTAACACCCGTAGAAGTATCTGCCACGCCAATACTGATTGTTCCGCCATCGGCGGATACCGTGGCGATCGCATGGATAATTTCAATAACTTCTCCACTACCCGCAGTTAACAGATTGGTGGTCAGTGTCGTGGTCAAATCAATGGACTTAGCTTTGCGTGTGATAGCCATAATTACGAGAAAGGATAGGTTGTAAAGGAGCCTGAGTTGTAGATCAGCGCCATTTCTGGCAGCGTTAACCGAGCGTTGTAGAAACCAAGCTCGTCAATAGAAAGGTTGTAACCGTAAGAGCCGATAGAAAAACTGCCAGTAAAAGAACTGATGGTTTCTGCGCCGATGCCAGTAAAAATCTCTACTGGATTGCCATCAATTTTCAAAGCAATGATGTCATTTGCTTTGTCGATCTGAACGACGATCGACACCCATGCCCCTTCAGGGAATACATGAGTGCTGGTCGCATAGAAAGGAGTTGAGCCAATTACAAGGCTAAGGTTCCCTGACCCGTCAATAATCATGTAGTACTGCCCAGAATCGATCAGAGTAAATCCATGTCCAGGATCGATATCTGTTAAGGCGACAATCTTGACGGCAAAGGAGAACGAAAGGACGTTACTCGAAACATCAAAACTGGATGGCACTGAGGCAACTAAGGCTCCTGTATTATGAAATACCGCCGTGTTCCCTGCAACCCCCGTAGCAGAAGTTACAACACTAGAACCATCAACAAGAGAAACCCCAAACAGCGAATCAATGCGACTGCCACTTACCTCATTTAAGTTCCAGTAGGCGATTGTCTTCGATAACAGGGTATTAACTTGAGCTGCGCCGCCTGACCCCCATACCATGCAATCTAAGAGATCATCTCCCGCATCGTATGTGCAGGTAATCAAACTTCTCGTTGATGGAGTGACAGAAATATTGTCGCTGCCGACAAATCGGTACTTAGAATCAAAGGTTAATGCACATCCCCCTTCTACGGGTTGCTTGAATCGAAATGACAGCTCTTGCCCATCTAGTAGGTTAGTTGGGTTCCCTAACATTCTGGTTGAGCCAACGGCTGTGGTCAGCAACGCTCGGAAGTTATTGCTTAAAGATGCGTCTACGGCAATTGTTGAAGCGTCTGTCAAGGCATTGGGCGCGATCGCCTGTCCTTTGCTAAAAGACTGAGCCTTGTCTAAAGTGGCGATTATTTCCGATGATCCGCTAGAAGCGTTTCGCAATTTTAAAGTGTTGCTGTCATTGTAGAGAGCAATCTGACTCCCCGTAGTGGTTGGAGTGCTACCAGAAGTAACGATCACTCCAGTATTAGTTCCAACCGTACCCGTCTCACCCTTATCTCCCGCAGCCCCAGTAAACCCTCTTAGTCCGCGCACCCCGCGAGGAATTGTTAAGTTTATATTCTGGATACCGCTACTGTCAGTAAGAGTCATGGCGTAGTCATACTCGTCCGCCCCTAGAGTCACCGAGCCTACGCCAAATCGCTGGAGCCGAATCCATCTACCTGCTTGGTAGGATTCCAAGTCATTTGGTTTTGCCGCATAGGAAGAGTCGGTAGTGTCGTCAACGAGATAGGAATCATTTTGATACTGATACTCCCATTTCAAGCTAGCAACAATACATTTCTGGAGGTTTGGCGTAGTTGTAGAGCTAACTGCACGAAGGGCTGCAAGATTTGTTACGGGGGCGCGATTATACCTAGTCTTCTCAAACAACTCGCCAATCGTGGAGTCGGCTTCAAGGATGCAGCCATCCAAGGACGAATGACTAATTGAAGTAACCCTGTCGTTGTAGACAAAGGCGATCGCCACCTCGTAATTAGCGGTAGTAAAAATACTGCTACCTGATACGGGAGTAATAGCGTAACTCGCATCAGTCGCACGATACAATCCAAAACTTGCCGCAGGGTTGCTAGGCAACGAACCAACAGTCGTTTCGGTTCCGCTCAAGCCAATTGAAAAAGTCTGTGACACTCCTGCTAAAACAACCCCGTCAAAATACCAGATCGTTCCACCTCCAACTGGGCGAACAAAAAATCGGATGCCTGATGGGTTGAAGTATCCCGCGCCAGACCCCGCAATTACATCGGGATAGTCGGGGCTGATATTTAGAGGATAAGTGACAGTGATTTCAAGTAAGTTGCTAGAAGAAAGCCCATAACTGCCAGACCAACTCCGAATATGTCCCAAACCATTAACCGTACCAACGATCGCTCTTAATACTGCGCCCTCAATCGTTGAACCAGCGACATACAGCGACCCATTAATCGCCATAAATACTTTTTGGTTTGCGGTGTTAGCTTCAAGTCCTACAACCGCAGATTCTGGAATGGCTTGGAATGTATATCCACCCCCCGAAGACAAAGAAATCGTGCCAGAGCCTTTTAGGGCTTTAGCCGAGTTCGCGCCAGAACTGGGAACAATTCGACGGCGATCATATTCTGCGGCAATAAAAGATCCCAAGAGGCTTGAATCGGGATTGTATTGGGCAAAATCCGCATACAAGTATGGTGAAGCCCTAAGTACAGACCCTTGAACGGGACGATTCTTTAGTTGGAAAGAGCGAAATTCAAGACGGACTTGCAAAAACACAGCGCTACCAACAGGTAACTCCTTCTGCAATACCATCCCCGTCTGCGCCCCTGAATAGGCGATCGCGGTGTTAACCACCATCCCCACAGTGTCGATCGCCCCAGTAGTCTTGTCCACATACCCCTGAAAGATGATTGAAGCAAGCCCCACGAACTGGCTCGACACGTCAACATTATCAAGGTCGAATGACAGCCCGATCCGAGTACCGCTAGGAATGGGATTGGATTCGTTATTTACAAGCCAAAAGCCGATCGCCTTGCTTGCCGTACCATCTACCCCGTAGTCAGGAGTTAAAATTACTGCGGTATCGGTAATATCAACAATTGAAACGTCGCAGCCATTTAACTCGGTGGTGCTTGGCACGTAGGTAGAGAACACTTGAGGATAAACATCCTTCCACCCTGTTGGTGCAAATACCGCGTCGTAAGCAACAAAGCGACTGGATGGAGTGGCGATCGCCCGACGCATTCCATGTACAGGACTGGCGGGAAGAGAGGCTTCATCGGTAACAGTTAGTCCCGTAATCGCAAGGTGCTGATCTTGACTCAACTCAATCACCGCAGGCAGTGCGTACGGAGTGCCGTCAGTTTGATATCCAGGGAATGAGGCGACGGTTACGGCGGTACTGACATCATTACTGACGGACATCAGTATCACATACTCGTGAATATCAGTGCCATTAATCCCCCCGACGCTAGCGGGTTTCGCGCCAGTCGGGATTGTAATTACAATCTTTTGCCCTGCCGCAACGGTCGTTGAGGCGGATGTAGATACAGCGCTGTAACCCGCCCTATTACGGTATTGCAACCAAAAATACTTAGTTCCAGCCTTGTCGCTGGTAATGCTGCCGCTACCCAAGCTTAATTGTGGCGATGGCGGAGTAGCTGGAGTTCCCTGATATTGATATCGCATATCTAAGTGATTTCTTTTTTACCACCCTTTCATGGGGGTAAAACAACTACTCAGAAATGGCTTTTTTCGCGATCGCTAAGCAATGTAAGCACTAGCATCTACCGCTACGAAGTCAACAGTAGGCTGGGTAATATCAACAGTTTCTTTTGTTATTCCGAAAGGATTAGCAGCTAGATTGGTAATAAAAACATCGATTTTTTCGATCGGAATTTGCCTTTTAGGAGTCCCAGAATCCGTAGGGTCGTCCATCGTGAATGGCTTTAAGGGGATGCTAAACAAAGTTGCATCAACAAGATTGGGTCGAAAATATCTATCAAAAATATCTAAAAGGTTCTTGCCGTTACCTAATTCATCCCTGTCTAAAGCATTTTTAAATCTACTTCTGGGAAACTCGTTTGACTTGTTACCCACAACAAGAACGCCTTTAGGTATACCTTTACTGTCCTTTATCGATAATAGATACGACTCTCGCTTTGCCCCGATCGCGACAATAAATTCTAAGTCAGTCCCAAAGATAAAACCCTGTTGTGATGAGTTGGAAAAATAGCCAAGCGTCGTCCCAGCAGAAATAAACTCCGAAGCAGAGTAAAACATTTTTAATTTTGTTGGCAAAGGCTTTACCTCTTCATTAAGAATCTCAGGCTCTCCAAGGCTAATCCTTAAATCGACTTCAACAGACCCAGACAGAGAGCATGTACCCGTAGTTACGATCACAAGAAAACTCTCAAAACCCTCGTAGGTAAACCCCTTCCCAGTGACCTCAATCCCCGCAAAAGGATTTACTAGGTAGGCAAGTCTTATCCCGTCAGCAACATCTGAAGGAGTATTGCCTTCAAGTACTGTGTATGTATATGTTCTCGTCTCTTCTTCTAACAGTGAATTCAAGCCTGTCACAGAAAGAGTAACAACAGTACTTGGCGGGTTGTCGGTCATTTTCCCCAAAAATCCTTTCTTTCCCGTAACCGTTGGGGACGACGAAGATATAGAAAGCGAAAAGTCGTCAGCGTTATAGTCTCCCCGAACAACTATGGTTGATGGACTAGAAGTGGTTGAAGAGTAGAAACCAAACGAGAAAAGGTTCGAGTTTGTAGACAAGGCTAATATCAACCCCGCCACAACGTCCTGCTCCGAATTGTCCGACTCTACTACCGTGTAAGTCACCGAGTATGGTGTTGAAACAACAGAGCCTTCGGGAGATAGCGTTATCTTAGAGACAACAACCGTAATAGTTTCACCCGTTATGGGTTCAAAAGACCTTAGTGAGAATCTAATGCTTTTAACGTCTAGTTGCTGGTTGTCGGAATAGAGTAAAGCCCCCTTAACCCCAGTAGTCGTATCTGCCCAATAGGAGGCGTATTTTGTAATTGCCGACTCTAAAAAACCAAAATCAGTTCGGACTCTTTTCTTAACCGCCAATTCAAATGCCGTATAAAACCCGTTCTGGAAGCAAGAAAGTGTAGGAAAGTTAAACAGGTTTTCAAACAAGAAGCCTTGGTTGTCGGGATAGCTAGGATCATCGACCCCAAACCCTGCATAAACTCGCGGAACGTCAACATCTTTAACCATTTCCTCCCCAAGGGGGGATAACGTCACCAATGTAAGCTTGTCGGATTTTAGTAGTCTCACATTAACAAGCCAGTCGGACAACCCCGTACCCAAGTTGTTTATCGTCGGAGGTCCAAACAGCGCATAACCCTCTGGGATTGTGTAAACACTTGTAGGTTCAGCGCGATCGCCACCTATATAGATTTCGGTTCCCTTGACATAAAGAATCTTTACTGGACCACCAGTGCCATCCGCAGAAGGCGGTTTATTCTTCCTCTTGTATATCGTCTTTTTTTGGATAGTACCTGATTCTCTTGCTGATACCGCATACCACTGTCCATCATCCGCTTGTAGGGCAACACAACTACCCGAAGATATTGGAGTCCCCGCGATCGCACGAACTGTACCATCTTCGCTAACGACCGTACATTCATTGTTACTGTCTACGCCAATCGTATTCCCAAAAACAATCCTGTTTTGGGCTTTCAGCGCTGCAATTAATCTTTCTTCAGGTGTCACGACTTAGCTAATGTTGATTTGGAGATACTAATACTCTGAGAGCTAAAAGGAATTTCAAAGGTCTTTCCATTCTGGGAGATCTGTAAGCCTGTCTGACTTTTAACAATGGATGGGGTTGCGTTCTTAATAAGCTCGGTAAACTTGGCGACAATTACATCTTCGGAAGTACTCATGATCTAAAAGCCCTACGTTGTGATTCATTGTAAACAAAATTACCACGCAGACTTGAATCGAAACTTGATATTCGCACATCAGGAGCGATCGCGCCATCGCTGTTCCGACTGTAGGTTGATTGCGTGATATTCACTGTTCGGGCTTGGTCATAACTACATTCCACTTGCGTTCCCTCGGAAACCACAAATAAGCTGCCATTCTGCAAGCCTCGGTATTCAAGAGATTGGGAGACACTAGAGATTCTTAATTGCCCTGAACTAAAGGCAACGCGATCGCCTGATTTTAGAGACGGATAGTACCATGCAAGTTTTTTAGACGCGATCGCATTCTGCATGGCGGTCATTCTCAAATCGGTCTCTAGGGTTGTTTTCGCTTCCGCGACAGTGCTCGCATAGGGCAAGTTAAGTTCGCTGCTATCGGTGTATTCCAGGATAATGTCTGCGGGGTACGCCCCAACCAAGTCGGAAGACGCATAGTACTTGTTATAGGCGTAAGATCTGTAGTCTGTTCGACCTTCGATTCTCGCCTTTTCTTTGGCGGTTCCCCATCGTTTTAGCATTACTTGCGCCGTAGGAGGTTTACCTTTCTTGACCTCCTTGACCGCATCCTGAGACGCATCCAAAAAAGACTGCCCTTGGGCTGTGTCGTTGGTAATCAACTCTTCAAACTTCTCAGCTTTGTCCCTGCCTAACGGGGAAGATATTGAGCTAAATACCTGTGGCTTGCTTGAATCGTAATCATAGACCTTTCGGATCACGCTGTTGTAAGCCTCTTCTCCCGCAAAAATAAATTCAGGACGATTATCGCCAGCCTTCCTTGTTGTAGTTGGCAAATACGGGTTAAATACAGGGCTTTTAGCAAAAGTAAAACAGCTTTTAAAACTACTCTCACTCTTAATCCAAAAAGGTTCGGAGTCGGTCGGACTAGCAGTAATAATGCCTACAACATATTCAGGATCGATAACCGTAGTGCCATTTTGAGTGATATACGAGGGAGGAATATTTCCCCTAGCCACAATGTCTTGGGGAATATCAGTGTATTTTTGGACTTCAATCTGAAATGGGAAAGGAGTAGATACGGGATACAGCGATCGTATAGGCGCAATCTCAAAGCCAGACCTCCCGTTAATTGGAATCTTTTTCCAGTCACAAAGCTCGGCTGCATAGCGAGATGTATTGTAAACATTGTCAGAAACTGCGGGTGGAGTACTGTATATGGACTCGTACTTACCTTCCGTCTCTTTTTGGAGTCGGACGTACTTCCATCCACGAATCGTTGTGCCAATTAAATATTTGGCATTGTCAAGAATGGTCTGAAACCCATTCCCTTTCAGTACATTTGCCGAGTCTGGGTTAATATAAATTGGCGCTACTCTACCTGTGGAGGTGGCGTAAACATTGAAATAGGCAAGAATAGAAGAATATTCATAGGTTACTTCTTGTTCTTCAACCTGAGTCCACCATAAGCTAGGAGAACCATTTAGTTTTAAAACGGTTCTTTTACCCTCGATTGTCCCAAACTCAGCGACATCTACTGCCCTAAATTTATATCCGTAAATACGAGTTAATTCGCTCTGAACAACGCCATCGACAATTACGGTGCGAGTATAAACTTTCTTAGGTCCCGATACGTCAAAATTCATATCAAGCGACTTAAGCGTTCCACTTGCTTCTTTAGATGAAAGTTGACTAGCATCGTCCCCAGTGTCGCCACCTCCATTCTGGATAACAATTTCTGTTTGAGGGGAAATTGGTAAAAGCAATTTATCTTCTTGGTCGAAAGGATCTTTGGAGAACTTACCTGTGATCGCCACGTTGTCGATAATTGGCAGTACAGGACTGCGCTTCCTGCTCCCGTCATCGACGACCAAGTAATCGGGGAAAGCCCAAGAGCCAACCCCATCTATAGGAAGCATCTTTACAGCATCAACATCAGAAAACCGAACAAAACATCCTAGTCTGCGGCAGTTAGTTTTTAAGATCTCTTCAAAGGTTGTTTCGAGATTATCTGGGGAGAAAAATATTGCAGGTCCAGAGTAGGCAATACCTAGAAACGCGGCGATCGCTGCCACATTTACGCCAGTGGCATATTTAAACCTTGAAAAATTATCAGGTTGCACGAACGGGCTAACACTAAACTTTCTCTGGCACTTGGCTTTCCACTTTGAATCAAGGTTGACCACAACCTCATAGGTTTCAATATCTCCACGACCATGACGTGATCGCTTGATCGACACCCCACTCGGCATCACGATAAAGCCAATGCCTTCGATATTTACAGTCGTTAAGTTTGGGTATGCAGTGGCGATCGTATTGGCAAGATCTAAAGTACACCCCTTATAAGTGATCGTCCCCGAAGGATAGTCTTCTAGCTTGTCAGACCACTGCAAATTACCTACTTGTAGCGGGTAGGGCAATTGAGGGTAACTCGTAAGCTGTTGAGAGATCGTAGGCATTAGCTAACTTCACCACCTGAAATCTTGACATCGGAAAAATATGCGTAGCCATGCCCAAGAAATCGACTATCCACAGAGTCAAAGGAATAATAGTCGTCCTGAACTTTATAGCTTGATATTTCTAGTTCAATCCCAGCTTGCCCCAACTGCTTTTTTTCTGGTACTAAAGCCTCGGAGTCTACTGGGTAGCGCTTAAGCTCGGTGTCCTTGAGTATTCTGAGTTTCAATTTATTTGATAGAGATCGCTGCATTGATGACCCCAAAATTCTCTTTACAGGCTTGCATATTATGACCACTGCTTTTCTCTTTGTGTCATTCTTGCGATCGCTAAGCATTGTAGGTAATACTGCCAACCGTCTGCCTGCCATTTACAGGGGAAGGCTGTTCAACCTGAGATCCCGCAAACAATGCCATTGGCATGTATAGCGTCACATATTTTTCATCGTCGGATAAAAATTCGTAGACTTCGGGCGATCGCATGTTTAAAGCCCTCAAATAAGTACGCCCCGCAAAGTCAGAAACGAGTGTAAATTCTGGTAGTTCATAAGTAGCGATCGCGGCGACAGGCTCCAACGTTAAATCTTGATGTAAATGTAGCATTGTTGCGCCCGTAGGGAATGGGGCTGTCGGATAGACAAAGATTGCATCGGTATCAACACCATAGGTTCCTACTACGCCGAGAGTTGGCGAGTACGGGAACGAGATGCCGTCTACGGCAATGGGGCTGGGACTAGTGAATGTACCCCATGTCGAAGTGTCGATACGATATACGTTTGCATTGTTTGTGGCGATCGCAGTGGCAGACACTGCCATATCTACTGAGATACTGACTGCTTTACTGCCTTCATATATGTGGACAGTGTTGGAATCAGTATTGAACCAAAATGAATGCGGTACAGCGAGCTTTGGTTCAACTTCATTTGAGCCAGCCACCGATACCGCTTCGACGGTGAACGGGAAGGTATGGCGGTAGTGAACACCCGAATAAATAGGGTTGACTGCGTGATAAACGACAGGTTGCAACCCGATCGCATTGGCATAAAGTACGGTGTAGTTACAACTGGCGATCGGAGCCATGCTGCGTGATGAGCCTTGCCATAACCTCATGACACTAGTACTGGTTTGTGATGGACTAGGTAGTGCGGTAGTAGGCAAGTCGTTGGACACGAGTTTAAACATAATTCAGATCTGAATTTTAATAATTCCAGTCAAGGGATTCGTAAACCAGAGTCATCGACTCGATCAGCTTCTCCGCGCCGACAAAGTATTCCTTCCCAGACGGCGTAGCGCCAATCAGGTAACAGTTTCTCAGTGTCGCGCCAAGCAAGCTAATTGTTCTCACTGCGGGGGTAGATCCTTTTGACAGGGCGGTGCGAGATGCGTTAGCTAGCGATCGCCATGCAATCACATCACTCGCTTTAACCCCTGACAACCCCAATGTTACTGATTGGCGAGCGAGGGCTACCTGTGTTTGCACTCCATTGCGATTAAGGAGGATCTGTGAGTTATCGGCATCGGCAAAAGAGATCGAATCAACCTCATAGCCATCGAAGAAGTTTGCTGCGCCCGCACCCGTTTGATCGTAAGACCAATATTTGCTGATAAATTCAAGCTGGGTTGATGCTCGTATTTCCCGCCCGCTTACGGTTACGGTTTCTGAAGGAGTGACATTAGTAAGAATTGCCGAGGGGATTGTGTAGCCAGCAACAGTTAACGAGATGACTTCAGGATTAAGAGCATCGGCAACATTTTCGACCTTGTGGATATAGTTGACTGCATATTCTGCGGGTGTGCCAATTACCGAGAAGGATATCCGCCGCTTAAAGGTTGGGACTTCGCGACGACCCGAACCTGCTTGGTTAATTACAAATATCTTTGTATCAGCGCCAACATTAATATTCGCGATCGGGTAGCCATCGAAAGTCCCCTGAGAGAATGGGACATCATAATTTCGAGTTTCATATTCAAGCACCAGTGCATCACTAATTTTGCCCAGCCCCGTAGTAATCGAAGCGGTCGGTGTTACTGATGTCAGTACTGCATTACTTAAAGTAATACCGCCAATAGTAATGTCTTCAGTTAGTGGCGCAAGCAGGTCTGTATTCAGTAAGTTTAAAAATTTCTGATAGTCGGCTGGTGAAGTACCTTTCAGGGTAATCGTCACCTTGCGGCGCTTAACTACGGCAGTACGAACTATGCCTGCATCGGCATACTGGACGCTAATCGAATCACCATCACCGAACTGAACCCCGTCTAACTCGACCGTATAACCTTTAAAGTGGTCGAAGGCTACACCATGCGTCCAAGTATTACTTTCGTAGAGCAGTCTTAAAGTCTCAACTATTTGAGCTTCACCTACCTGCAAAATACCCGTTATTTCTGCGGAGACAAGGCGACATCCCGACAAACTGCGTCCACCATAGGAGATACTGTCACGGAGATCAGATCCTGCTTCTGCTGCGGACTGATAGTAAAGAACGTCGGCATCTGAGACCCCAGTAATGGTTATCCCGATGTTTGGGCGATAAGCCTTGAATTTTTGGAGCGTAGACCCGTCCTGCTTGGTGAATTCCCTAGACTCCGCCTCGCCAAACTGAATACCATCTGGCGCGATCGCAAATCCATCAAATTGTAAAAGCGAAATCATTGGCGCATCAAAAAGGCGATCGCTTTATTTAATGTGCGATCGCCTTTTTGATATTTAATTGTTGCGGAATTAGGAAGCCTTGAGACCCTCCAATACGATCTGAGATTCTTCGAGCATCTGACGATCGCCTGTTCGCTGGCAGATATAAAAATAGCTGTCAGCATCATAATCATATAAACGCCGCTTGATCGTATAAGACTTATTGGCGTACAAAATCCTTGTTCCTAGTTGGTATTTGGGAATTCCAATCGCGTAGCTTGCACTTTTTGCTGTCATATTGTGTTCGTGGGGATATCGCCACAAATCTACCACAAAAATAGGTTAAAATAATTTATTCGCCGCAGCGTTGTAGCGCTCGGCGTGTGAATCACCAACCATAACTTAGTGACTACACATATGATACGAGCAATTCGTGCAATCGTCGAGCTTGATGATTTTTCTTTCGATGCGTACCAAATGCCAGACGGTGAAAAGCGCATTGGGTTTTTGGGAGCTTCCAACGTTTTAGGCTATGCTGACAACTGGTTGGGCAGGTTACATAAAGGCGATTCTCGGCAGCTAAAGGCTATACAGGGTATGGGTTATAGCGGCTTACAAACCGAGGTCGAAATCATTCAACGGGGTAGGGAGATTAGCGCCTACGGGACTCGTGCAAATACTATCTCTCTTCGGGATTTTATTAAACTTGTAACTTATGAGGCTATCAAGAAAACAAATACCCGCGCAATTACTATTCTTGCCTCAATGGCTGAGTTTGGTTTTGAGCAAGTCATTGACATGGCTTTTGCTGGCAACCCAATGGATGAAATCCTTTCAAAGATCGTTCACTTTAGTCTATGGACTCAAGAAGAATGGGAGCAAGCTTTGGCGGATAACAGGGAAGACTTAGCTAATTTGCGACTTGGGATGTGGCGATAAGGTAACAAGGACTTGAGTCCTTGTTACCTTACTCCGCTAGTAACACCCGCTACTCGTCTCAAGACATTATTAAGCGTGTCATTAACAGCCTTCTGGACATCATTGCCCACACCCGCCGCAGAACTAATGTTGCTTTGAGTATTGATAGCGATCGGGGCATTAACCGTAATATTTCCACTTGTACCCAGAGCCGCACCCGTAGGATTGCCCTGTTGCTGAGGAACAAGATCTTTACCGCCAAGACTACCGAAAGCCTGCGCCAATGCCTCCGCTCTTTGAAGTTGTCCTTCGTCAAGCAAGGCGATCGGCTTGTCGAGTTTCTTCTGGGCTTCCTCAAATGCCTTGTCGTCGATCTTCAATGTCACGGGGTTCTCGGAGATTTGCTTCGACACACGGTTAAATTCCGCTTCCAGTCCTGCGGTTAAATCTTTAACCTTGAGATCTGGGGCAACCAACACCTTGGAGAAGCCTTCATCGATTTGCTGAGTTAACTTGTCGAACGAAGACGCGATCGCCTGTTCTGGCTTTGCTTCCTCCGTAGGTTTGCCACCGTACTTAGCGTTAAGCTCCTCAAACGAGTTGGCTTGAGCAGGATACTTCTTGTTAAGCTCCTCAAAGCTGCCTGCCATGCCCTTGTCGGGATATTTCTTGGCTAACTCCTCAAAGCTAGTAGCGAACGGTGCGTTATCAGGCTTTGGTTCGGGTGCAGCCGTAAATACTCCGCCCTGCTCAACCTGCCCAAGCAATGCCGAGGTGGGGTTCTTAAACGAAGCACCGCGAACATTAACAGGTTGGCTTGCCGCAGCCACAGCATTACTTACATCCGTGGTAGTCAATGCTGCTGTACCCGTATTTTGAGTTAAGCGAGCAAGCTGCTCTCGTTGTAGGCGCTCTTGCAGCGCAGGATCTCTAGTTGCGCCAATAACATCGCCGATCGCCGTATTAGTTTCGCCTTGCTGTTTATTGGCAAGAGCTTGACGATCATTCTTGTTGACAATCTCGTTAACCTTGGCTTCGTCGGCAATGAAACCCTTTTCTTGCTGCAATCCACCCAATTCAAGAAAGTTCTTCTCCTGTCCAAGCTTGGCTTGAGCAAGTTTAAGCTTCGCCTCTTCGGACTGGGGACGTAGTTTAACCTCCAACTCGGCGGCTTTGATAGCAGCATCCTGTGAGGCAATGTCCACCTTCTTCTTGGCGATCGCGATTTCATTTTCGACCTTCTTGCGTTCAAGCAATAGGTCACGCTTCTGGATTTCCCGCTCCAAGGACTCGGCTTCAAACTTTTGCTGTTGCTTGAGGGAATTAAGCTTAAGAACGGCAAGTTTTTCCGCAAGAATCAGCTTTTTCTCTTCGAGTTCGAGATCGGCAAAGTTGCCCTGACCACCTGCGGCACGGATGGCAGCTTGTTGGCGATCGTAGATCTTGTTGAGAGCAGCAAACTCTGACTCGCGTAATGCCACTGTAGACTGGGCAAGTTTATTTGCCGACTCGGATAGGCGGCTTTGATTCTCAAGCCCCTTTTCTAGTGCGGTGAATAATAGTTTTTGACGTTCAAGCTTGAGGTTTTGCTGCTCAATCGTGACCGCATACTTTTGTGATTCCAAGACTAGGCGATCGCGCACTGCGGAAACTAATCCTTCAATCGCCGCGAGTTCGGCTTCAGCGAGCTGTTTGGATAGTTCAGCAACCTTGATTAGATTAGCGTTCTTAGTTTCCTTGCTAACACCAACGCCCTTCTTCTCAAGATCGGCGATCGCCTTCTGCTTTTGTTGTTCGAGTTGCAGCTCTAAAGTGATACTGCGTTTACGTTCGGCAGTTTCTTGAAGCTTAATTTCAGATTCAAGCTTAATTCCCGACTTGCGGAGTTGAGCTATCTGAGCAAGACGCTGAGTCTCGCCAACCTTTTCGGCGGCAAGGGTCTCCTTAATCTGTGCATCCAATCCCTTAACAAAGCGCTCGGAACGGGCTTTGGCTATTTTTGCCTCAGCGTCCTTCCGTTTGTTGTCGGCATCCTCTTCTAATCGCGCTTTCTGGGCGGCGGTAGCCTTAACTAGATCAAGCTCTTTTTTGTTTGCGTCAGCAATAGAGTTTTTCGCCAAGTTTTGACGTTCGGCATCTGGCTTTGCGATTGAGGAAAGTTGATCCCTCTTTGTCTGCAACGTCCGAAGTTCAGACTCTTTCTTGGCGATCGCGTCCTGTTCCGCCTTGATCTGTGCGGTGTACTCCGAGGAATTAAAAAATGGCGCGTCTTTTACGGTGTTGAATCGCTGTAATGTCTCCGCATTCCCAGCTTTCAGACTAGACAAGGCTTTTTCCCCATCTTCAATCTGCTTCGTAATTCCCTCTAGCTGTCCCTGAGTATCCTCTGACAACTTTAAGGTGCTATCCAAGGTTCCTTTCTGGCTCTGGAGGCTATTAAGTCTTGATTGCAACACAGCAAGCTCGTCCGTTACTTTCTTAACGTCCTCGGCAGCGTTATCTCCCGCAACACCCGTACTTATAGACTCTTGGAGAGCCTTCTTCCTTGCCTCTGCATCTTTGATCTGTTGACTGGTATCGTCGATCTTTCCTTGCAAGACAGGAGCTTGAGCTTCCCTGACCTGCCGTATCTTTGAAGGATCTCCAGTTGCAGCAGCTAACTGCGCTTCCGCCAACTCGCGATCGCGCTTAATCTGTTGTTTCTGCTCATTAGCGTTGGTCTCCAAGATCTGCTGTCTTGCTCTTAGAGCCTTTTGATCGGCTTCAGACTGGGCTTGAATCTTCTTCTCCTCTAATTGTCCAGAGAGGGCGATCGATTCAGACTCAGAGATTCGCCCCGTGGCGAGCAAAGCTTGAATCTGGGAAAGTTGAGCGTCATAAATAGCTATGCGGCGATCCGCCTCCTTTTTGTACGCGGCAGTAATCGCTTCTTGAGCCTTTATCTGTAAATCGCGATCGGCAGAGACATTCGTAGCTACTTTTTGAAACGCTCCCGCAACTTCGTCTGCACGGAGAATCCCTGCATCTTGAAGGGCGTTAGCCGTTTCAAGCAACTCGCCCAACTTCGCCTTAAATAGCGCAGGATCTCCCGCAGACTTGTTTAAAGCGTCAAGGGCTGCATTATATTTTGAAGTTGCCTGCTCGATCGCATTACCAATACGAGGAAGATCAATAGCCTGAATTTGCAGGTTTACCGACTTGTAGGATTCTTGAAGTTTTCTAAGGGCTTCAAGTTCTCGATCTCTTTCTGCGTCTAAACCTTCTACAGCTTGAACCTGATTAATGATTGCCTCGATATTGTTGTTTCTTTCGGCGATCTCCTTCTTCTTATTCTCGATCTGAATATCAAAACGCGCAGCACCATCTTTGTCGCTTAGCGCTTCCGCCTTGGACTTTTCCTGCTCTAATTTAATTAAATCCTCTTGGAGTTTCTTCTGAGCAGACAGTCCTATTCCTAGATCAACCCGCCGAGAAGCTGACTGATTTAAGACGTTTTTATTATCTTGCAATCTTATTTGGACGGCTTTCTCTTCAAGATTTCCTGCGCGATCGCCTAGACCTAACTTGTCGGAAGCGCCAAACGTTACCGTTCTTAGCCCCTCTCTTGCCGCGTCACCTGTAAGAGCAAAACCTTCTGTAACGCGAGTACCAATATTGTCTCTCTCTTTTTTAACCTTCTCCCTCAACGCGTCTTCGGAGTTGGTTGGTTTGCTTTGTAATCCCCTCAACTCTTTGAGTTTTGCGAGCTGTTGATCATACAGCTTTAAAGTGGGGTCATCTTGGAGGATGCTCTTGTCTTGGATTGAGGCAACATATTTTTCGCGTTCTGAGGTTAGGTTTGCTAGCTCAGAAGCGGCATCCTTTCCTTGCGATTTGTTTAGGATCGCAACCCTTGCGTCACTATCTTTGAGCGCATCGTTGAGTTTGTCTACATTGGCTGTAGCTGCTTTTGTTTCCTGATCGACGTAGCCAACCAAGGTTGTTATTGCGGCGAAAGCTGCGCTTAACAATAATGTAGGACCAATTTCTGCGGCGAGGGCGGCGAAGGATTTGCTGATACCTTTGACATTCTCGGAAATAAACGAGGTAGCGCCTACAGCACCCTTTTTGAGGTTTGAATAAAGTCCACCGACACTAACGTTCGCGTTTTGAGTGAAATCAGCAAAGCTAGACTTAGCTCGCGAGCCAAAATCTTTGACACCAGAAAGAGCATCTTGGAAACCTGTCTTTAACCCAGCACCTAAATTTTTGAGGCTTAAATCGGGGAGAGAAATAGACTTGACTTGATTGACAAACTTATCTATAGCGATACGAGAATTAGCCAAAGAAGCGGGAATATTTAGCTCTCTAAAGAACTTATCGAGTCCCAGTCTCGCGTTTGCAAGAGAGGTAGGGACGTTGATCTGGGAAAATGCTTTTTCAACCCCGTTGCGGAGGTTTACCAGCGAGGCAGGAATGTTGATATTTGCAAAGGCGTTCCGAATGCTAGCTTTAGTATTCTCAATTTGCGCGGGGAGATTTGCAAAGATACCAGTTTTTTGACTCGAATCCTGACTGAACCTTCCCTTAATGTCAGATATAAAACTACCAATAGAGTCGCCCAAGGACTTCAAAGAAGTTTTTGTCTTTGTGGCGATCGCTCCAATATCTTCTGCGAACTGTTTTGTGAACGGGACGGGAATTGGATTGGCAATAATCTGACTTCGGAGCGACTTGATTCTGTCGGTAGTCTCCTGATAACTTTTAAGAGCCGCCGCACGAGCTTCGGGGGTTAACGACAGATCTGTAGAGTCTTTTTGGCTCACGATCGCCTGCTGTTTTAGTCCAGAGACCTCTCGTTTAGCGGCGACAACCTGAGTAGGATTTAGAGTCGTTGACTGAACTGGCTTGCCCCCAAGTATTTCTCGAACACTATCGTTTAGCTTCTTGATGCGCCCAAAGGTTTCGCCAATACTGGCTCCAGCACCGCTAATTCCCGTGTTAATTGTCTTAAATACATTGGAGATTGTGCCACCAAACAGCTTGGTAACAGCGATCGCGATTAGCAATCCGCCAACTACTTTTTGAAAAGGATTGGAGTTCTCGCCAAAAGTAAAGAACGGCAATATCGTGTCTGCAACCACCTTAATTACTGGTGCTAATACCGACCCTACCGTATCCGCAAACTTACGAATAGCTGCGGTTACATCCTGAATGATTTTTTGTAGACCTTTGTTCTTCAGGATTAACTGATCGAAGAAGACAAAACCAACAAATGTTCCAGCACCCAACAAGGCTGTTGATACGGCAAAAGACCTTGCCGCAGCTCCTGCCGCTTTTAATGAATTAGAGAAGATGCTGTTTACTTTCTCGGTATTTGTAGCGACATCGGCAAACTTGCCCAAGCTCTTGGCTGCGTCCGCAATCAACGGGCTAAACGAGCCAAATAGTTGGGACTTACCAACAATGCCTGAGAAAGCTGTTAAGGCGATCGGCGCTGCCTTCGTAAATCCTTGCAGTGCGGTTCCTAGCGCAGGAAATGCTTGAGTAAGTCCAATCAGTTTTACCCCAAAGCCACCTAGTGTTGGCAAAGCGGCAGTTATAACTCCCGCGAATGGCGAGAACGCACCGAGAACTTTGCCCAACTCTTTTTGGACTAAGCCAGCAGCACCAGGGATCTTGTTTAGATTCTCCGCCAACAACAGGAATCCAGCAGACCCTCGACCGACAACCGAACTTAAATTAGCAAAAGTGTTGACAACCCCGTTAGTACGCTTGTCAAGCAGGAAGAGAACTTCTCCCAAACCTGGTACAAGATTAAACATCAACGAGAAGCCTTTGTTTAATGCCCCGATCGCGCCCGAAAGAACTTTTGCGCCGACGGAGATGCCGATCCAAATCCCTCCAAGAGGACCTACAACACCTGCAATTTGTTCAAACACATTAATAGCTGGCTGAACAACAGCAAGAGTAAGGCTCATCGCATCGGAAAAAGCCTTTACTGCGCCAGCGAGAGACTTGAATAGGTATTCTGGAACCTGCCCAAAGATCTGGAAGAATGGCCCCGCGAGACTTTTTAGGGTCGCAATCACGTTCTTGAATACGTCAAACAGTATTCCTGCGAGACTCCCTACTTGAGCAGCGATCGCGTCTTTATTCTTTGAGAAATACTGGTAAAACCCGTCAAGTTCCGCTACTAAAGGTGCGAGGAATTTCTCCCCAGCGAGTCTGCCGATCTCATCAACTAGCTCTTGAATATTGCTAACAATCCCACCCACGGACTGAGCAGCTAGCTTGTTTCCAGACTTAAATGCTTCTAATCGACCTAAAAGCTCTTTGACGAAGGTTCCTTGAGACTTCCACTTAGCCACCATCTCATTGTTGAGGTTAAGCGATTTGGCAAGAGCTGAGTTTTGGTCAATAGTTCCCGAAGTTATACTAACAACCTCTTGACGGGCTTGATATAAAGGTATGCCAAGCGTTCCGAGTGCGGCGGCGAACGAGGTTGTAATATTAGCAGCGTCATTCAAGGACGCGCCAATGTTGCTTGCCTGCCCAGCAACGATCTGAAAAACCCCGACAAGATCTTTACTGGTTACGCCGACCAGCTCTAACGAGTCTTTACGAATTTTATCGATCGCCCCTTCAACCGCAGGGCCAACCGCCTTGATCGCTTGAGTTGGATCTGATACGCGATCGCCATTAACTACGATTCTATTGGTTGCCGCTAAGCTCGCCTGAGTAGAGAGTAGTTGCTCTTGGAGCCTGATGTTTTGCCCAATCAACAGATCGAAAGGGCCGTTTTGTACAAATCCTTGGAGTGCCTGCAATCCCAATCCCAAGAAAGCAAGTCTCTGAGATACTTCAAAGATCGCGTTGGTTGCCTTGCCAGCACCTTCGCTAATTAGATTGAATACTTCTAGTGGTTCCGTCGCCCCCGCCACTGGAGCAACCACTGCGGCGGCAATATCTACAGGTTCTTGCAGCTTCGGGGCTATCTCTTGAGTCTTTTGAAACCCCTTAACGATAACATCATCAACACTATCGATGACAGTACCGACTTCGGCAAGGATTGTTGATCTCAGTCCATCAACAAAATTCTTACCTGCGATCGCGCCAGTATCTTTTAAAAGCGAACTAAATGTTCCGCCAAAAAACTCGTCAATCTTGGTTGCAAGTTTTTGCAGTGAGCCATCCCCGCTTCCGATAGAATCAATCGCCGCGCCCAACCCTCCGTCAATAGCATCGACAGCTTTTAGGGCTAAATTCCTGAGAGGCGCAAGGATGCTAGTATCTTCTACGCTAAACAAGCTATTGAGAGCCTGTCCAACGCCTCCCTTTTGAGTCTCTATTAAAGGGCGGAGGATGGCAAAAGCGGATCTTAAATCCTCTGGAATTGCTTTTTCTAGTCCATTAAATAACTGTCCAGACAACGCATTTCCAAAATCTTGCAACTCATTAGAGGCAACAATCGACCCCAAATTTGCCACCCCGATCTTGTTGGCAATCAGTTTTGCTAGTGGTGGTAGTGGCAACTTATCTACAAGCTGAGGGATTCGCCCCGCTAGGCGGTTGATCAGCTCAGATACAGAGCCGCCTAACTGTTCGTCAAGAATTTTAAATTGATCGGTCGCCTCAGATCTGCTGCCGACGATTGCCCTGCCGACCGATCCTCCTAAAGCGCTAGATAAGCGCCCTACAACTCTTTGTCCGTCCTCAACGTTTGGCGCGATTGCGTTAACGGCAAAAGCTTTAGCAGCACCCGATACCGACCCACCAGCCAACTGCTTCGACACTTCCGACAGCAATCCAGTTTTTGCCGCAGTCCGAAATGAGTTGGCGACAATTGAGGTTAAATCCGCCCCGAAAGCTTGGTTAACAATACCTTTTAAAGCGTCGGGGAGTCCTCCCCCAACAACGCCCGAAATGAGTGAGTCGGCGATCGCGTTATCTAGCGTTCCAGTAAAAGCCTCAACTCCCACTCCAAGCTTGCGCTGAATTTCTTGATTTAGCTTTGAAGCCCTAACATTTGCTTCTAACGCTTTACCGAAACTGTTTGCAGAATCGCTAAGTATCTGCGTAATTCTCTTGCCGTTATCCGAAAATATTGCAGACTGAGCTTGCTCTGCCGACTGCTTAGATAAGAATCCTCCTCCGACATCTTTTCCTGCAGAGGTAATCCCCTTGATTACCTTTGAGAGCGGAGCTAGTTTTGAAACTGCACTGTCGGCGACATTCGAGATCTGTTCTAAAAATATTTTGCCCGACTGCGTATCTAGTACATCTCGAACCGACTGAATTGCGTCTCTCAGCCCTCCAAACGTGCCAATCGCGGTTGCCCCTACCGTGCTGATCGTTCCGCCAAGGGCTTGTACAGATCCCTTTGTTACGTCCGCAACAACACCAACACTTTTTAGACCAGCAGCTATCTCCGAAACTTGTTTGCTTGCTTGATCTTTCGCCTGTATTAAGATCTCAACAATATTGGTTTGCGGAGCCATAAGAATAACCGAGAGAGAGTCTTCTCAGTTATTCTTGTGGGGTTTACTTTTGCTTTAGCTTTTCTGGCTCATATCGCGACACCAAGGCGATAAGCAGATCTTGAGACGGCTTTATTTCTGAGTCAGCCCATTCTTTGAAATACTTGTGATATCTAGAACAGCTAGCCTCGGCTTTAGCGGTTTGCTCTAGGGCTAGCTGCTTCGTGGGGTCGCTATCAGGGAGGGTCTTTAACCCCTCCTCTTTTCCTAGCAGACTATACGAAGTCGAGCAATACCTGTAATCTTCGGCGATCGCTGTCGCTGCCGACTTGGACTGAAAAGACCTTACAGCGCCAACTGAAAGCAACGCTAGCACGACTACCGCCCCTAATGTGATTGGATTAAGCTTCATTGATTTTTGTGATTTCTTCACGAAGATTATAGCGCGATCGCCTCGCAATTTATCCCTTACCGTTACTGGGTTTTGAGGTTGGCTTATAGACATCATAGAGAGAGCCAATCTTCCCATTCTTCTTAGAGGCGTATAAAATCATAGGATCTTGACCCTCCATAGGGGCGAAGCCAGCCTTTTCGTAAATACTCTTACGCTTACTGCCAGCCCCATCTTTGTCATAAGCCCCAGCCGTAAGAATAGAGTTGTCGGGCATAGCCTCAATATGCTTGGCAAACGAAGCCTTTGTCATGCGAATAATTTGTTTTGCTCCAGAAGCCCCAAGGTTGGCGGACTCCTCCTTGTTATTGGATTCGTTTATGGCGAAAGAAACCTCGTAGACACTTCCTCCAGAAGCTTCTTTTTTGTACACAGTCGTAAAGGTGTACAAGGCTGGTCCAACAGAAGCTACAGTATAAACCCCACCATTCTTTCTATCCCTGTAAGTGAAGCTGTTCGATTCTTTGTCTACGTCAATAAGATCCCGACCCTTAATAGACTGAGTTTTTCTTGCCAAGGCGAGCTTGGTCATTCCGATAAGACCTTTTGCTTTGTCTTTAAGGGCTGGGCTTAAATCAGATCTATCCAAAGCCCGATCCGCCACTTTCCCCAAGGCTAAACTCTGCTTGTAGGTCATAATCAGTGCAACATCTGAAATCTTGTAATCTTTTGTCGCTTGAATATTGCCAATACCGACGACTCCAGCTACCACTGAACCTACGCTACCTGCGACGATCGCTGCCTTGCGAGCGCCTTTGTTAGAAAGTAGTCCGATAGCCTTGTCTACTGGTGTCTCCTTTTTTTGTAGGGGCGGCTGAGGTATAGAGAATTCCGTTTTTGGTTGTTGTGACTCGCTTGGATTACCCCCTTTTGTTGACTTGCCTCGGTTTGCAGCGATCGCCGCCGCACCACCAACTAAGGCAGCAGCACCTAAACCAGTACCAACATTTCGGGCTAAATTATTCTCGCTTTTTTTCTCGCCGATCTTTTGACAGGCGTTTCCACGCTGGACATAGCCTTCCTTGCATTTGAGCGTTCTACCCTTGTCGTAGCGCAAAGATACCGACATACGCCCCTCAAGATAAGACGAATCATTCTGTAGATCGGCATCAGTCCGCCTTGTAGTTGCACTTTGATAGATGTTGCTAAATAGGTAAAGAACTTCGATATCCTCGTCATCCTCAACCGAGTCTCCCCTCTTCTCATTTATCTGGGATATCTTCTCGTTTGTTTTAGCCTCTACGTTTTCTCTAAAGTCCTTGAGTCCACCCCTCTTTGTTGCGAGGGTGAGAGCAGTGCCAAGAAGAATGGTGTCTCGCTCAGCTCTTCTTAGAACCTTCTGAAAAGGAGATAAGGTAGATTCATTCTTACCACCCGAAATCGACTTGGACACATATTCTCCCGCAATGCGTTGAATTTCAGGATCTTTAGACCACTCGGAAGCTACGGATGAGCCATATTTCAAGGCTGCGCTACGAGCTTTTGGATTGGTCAGCACCTCTTTTGCGATAACCATAGAGGCTTTTTTCTTTGCTTCAACTAAGTTTGTTTCGTTACTAAATTCAGGAGCGACAAAAGTTCCGACAGCGCTGGCTACTTCTGGCTTTTCCGCAAGAATACTCAAAATTGCGGTAGCTTTATCTCTGTAAGCAGGATTGTTTAAATCCTTGATGCGCCTTTTAATCAATACTTGAGATAAATTGTCTCCCTCACTTTTGATTTCACCTTTCTTCTCTTTTGACAAAAGGTTTGCCACTACAGAGACAGTCTTGTTCACCGCCACCGAAGCCGCCTTTTTCGTTGCGCCCAATATAATCTGATTCTTTTTCTGAGAGATCGCAGCCCCAGTTACCGCAACAACGGTACTGGCTCCAGCCGCCAAATACCTCTTCGCCAGAGGAAGTCCTTTCTCCCCTTTTTTGGAGGCAGTAGAACTCGAAAGAAGGGCAACAGGGGCGGGATCTACGGCTCTGTTTTCTTGCGGAGATCTTCTCGATGCGATCGCCGCCACACCGCCGACTAAAGCCGCAGCCCCTAGCCCTGCGCTAATATTTCGAGCTAAATCACCCCCAGCCTTCTTCTCGCCAATCTTCTGGCAAGCAGCCCCGCGCTGTACATAACCTTGCTTACACTTAATCTTCTTCCCCGCATCTTGACGTAGAGCGACAGACACCTGCCCCTCAAGATAAGCTAAGTCACTGGCTAAATCTCTCGTCATTTCTTGCTCCGCTTTTTAATCATCTTGCTAATAGCTTCAGCTCCATTAGCCACTTTAGACTCAACCTTGCCCGTAGCTCGACCCGTGTTAAAGATTGCCTTACCAGTATTAAAATCCTCTTTCAATCCTGTTTTACCTTTATCGGCAAGTTTGGCGATCGCCACAGCAGTCAGTCCCGCGATCACGCCACGACCAACTGCGCCAGCAACACTCTTAATCGCTGTTTTAAGTTTGCCTTTACCACAAGTAGCGCCTTGAGGGATGCAGTAGGTTTTACCATCTTCTCCTTGGCAGGGTTTGCCGCGATCGCACGTTGTGTCTAGTCTAATCTTCATACTTATTTTTCACCGCTTTTTCCACCGCAAGTCTGGCTGCAATACCAATCGCGATCTTAACTATGGGATGAGAACCTTCTGCGTAAGAAGGAGAGGCTTTTTGTAACGCTGCAAATGAAGCTTTCGTGCCTACATATTGCGTTGCCGCGTCAGAAAACATCAATAGCGCAGTTTTTTCTGTCTGACCTAACGAGGAGTCGGACAACGTTCTCTCTGTCGCATCACGAGCAACTTTACCTCCAAAGGCTCCAACCAAACTAGAACCAATCTCATATCCAAGCATCTTGAGTTTGTCTTTTTCTTGCCTCCCAATCGATTTTAAGGTGACAAAATCGCCCACTTGCTGGACAAAGTTCTTTTTCGCTTGCGGAGTTTGAATCATGGCTTGGAGGCTTCTGCCTGCGCTTGAATTGCGGAGTTTTCCAATAGAGCGGGTTAAGCGATCTCCTAGTCCGCCCCTTCCTTTTACTGTGGATAGAATAGCCTCCCCGACCTGCATCCCGTCCCTAGCCTTCTGCCTTAAGTCGTGTTGCTTCCCCTTAGGGGCATTAGCGATTAGGGCTAGCGTAGTCGCCGAGGCTGCTGCTACCCCTATTGTTGCCAAGGTTCTTGAGGAAATAAAAGGTTTTCTCTTTTCTGACCCGCAGGTTGCGTTTTTTGGGATACAGTAAGTCTGACCGTCCTCGCCCTTGCACGGCTTTCCGCGATCGCAGGTAGAATCTATTCTATTTTGAATAGATCTTGTTTTTTTGTAGATGTATCCGCTAGTCCTCCCCGTCTTAGATCTCAAAAAAGAATCTGTTTCTGTACTGATTTTGCGTGCAAACCCCTGATAATCCTGAAAACGATCGGTCACAGTTCTGGGTTGCTTGTCCTGCCATTTTTCTGTTAATTGCCTGTTTAGATTGGCGTGAACGTCAGCCAACTCTTTAGCTAGTGAGCTACTAGGAGAAAATGCCCCCTCTCTTTTAGCCTGTAATACAGAGGTGGTTTCCGCTCCAGTCGCACGAATTTCTTTGATGTTACTAAAAAACGCTCCTACTTTTAAGTCGGCGGGACTAAAGGCTGACGTATCTCCAACCCCAGCAATATCTGGGTGATTGTGAGTCATCAGTACTGTGTTTTTTGCGGCTTTTTGATTATACGCATCGGTTATTCCAAGAGAGACCGAGCCTATCTGCCCTTTTCTGATCAGTGAAGGCTTGCCATCCACGTCAAAAGCAAAAAGAGTCTCGAAATCATTATGCTGGATCTTTCTTTCTGCCGCGTAAACACTAATTGCAAGTTCTTTGGGGAGGTGGCTATATGCAGGAGCATCTCTTGCGGGAATGCCATTCTTGGCTACGTCTTCTCGTTCTTTCGCAAACTCCTTATAGGTTTCAACATCATCAAGCTTCTCTCTTATAACCTTATTGGCAATCATGGCTCCCACCCCCAGCGCTAAAAACTTAGCCGCCGCCTGAGGATCTTTAGAAGCTAATGCGGCTCCTGCCGCTAGTACAGTCAGTTTTGCAAGAGTTCCAGTTCCATCGCCCTTACTAGCTGTGGATAGGGAACCAGTTCTAGATATCGGATGACAGGCGGAGCCTCTTTGGACATAACCTTGCCGACAATTGATTTTTTTGTACTCATCCCGCCTCTCCACATATCGCGATCGCGACAGTAGATACCCCATTTCGTACTCGTTCTTGTTATCTAGTCTCACTGGCTTTGCTTCCTCGCTTTACGGCGTTGAGTTAATGTTGCATTGAGTTTTTTGGCGATCGCGTCAGCAGCATTTACCGACAGGTAATCCACTGCGCTGCCGTTAGTTCCTGAGAAGCTATCGGGGTTTTTGCCCTTGAATGGAGTTCGACTCCAGAGATCGCCGTCCGACCACAGATCGGTCTTTGGAGTTTTTAGCAGATCTGTATCTACTTTTTTCTTATCTACCTTCTCTCCCCCAAAACCCAGCTCAGGAGTTCCCAAAGTAACAAGGTGAATTTGTTTAGCAATATAAGTCCCAGCAACATTTCCTTGCGAACCTGTTTTTTGCATTGACTCCAAGATGTCCAAAGCCCTTTTTGCTGTTTCTCCACCTTGCTTTAGCCCAATAACAGAAATAGCTGGGTATTCAGTTGAGCTTCCCTCGTATGAGCTGTTTCCGATAGCGTAAAGTTCCGCAGCCAACTTTACAGCTTCAGGGTCTCGTCCCGCTTTGAGGGTCTTACTCATCACGGCTTCGTAGCTTCTTGCCATAGTGTCAATAACACCCATAACCCTGCCCCTAGACTGAGGCGGGAGGGTTCGATCAAAAGAAACCACGTCGCTTTGATCGTAGAAGTCTTTCTCTGCTTGAGACTGAAGCTTTGATCCGTTACTTTTAATTGATTTGCCCAGAACATCGCTAGGAGTTTCTCCATCTCCTATTGCGATAATGACGCTGGGATTTATTGGGGTAGGCAAAGTCGTTCGTCCACTTGCTACAATCTCTTGAGCCTCAAGAGCAGACTTCGCTATATTGTTGTTGTATTTAACCCTCGCAGCCACAGCAGCAGTCACCGTTACTTGACCAAGTACGGCTACAGTATTAATCGCTGCTGCTGTGGGATTGTCTTGATATTTATCCTTGATCGCAGAAACCAGATTCCACGTCTTTCCTAGCGTTGGGTTTACCGCAGTGATCGCCGCCGCTATTTCTTTTGCCCCCTTGTCGCTAGACTTGCTTCCCGCAACAGAATTAGAGAAAAATCCAAACGTCTCGCGGATTTTATCTCTGACCGTGCTATCGGTTAAGTAGTCCTCAATCTCATGCCCCTTGACCGAGCTGACAAACTGCGAAAACCTCTTAGGCAGGATTGAGAAAGGATCGTTTTTGGAGGTAATAGTGCGGTTGTTAATGTTCGCCCAGTTCTTGTCGTCTTGAGTTGTGCCACCCGTCAAACCGAAGGATGCACCGCCAAGTCTGGCGATATTGAGGCGCTTCAGAACTTCTCCACCATCAAGCCCCCTAGCAGGCTTGATCCGACTCAAAATTTCGGCAGCTTCATCAACAACGTTGCCCCCAGAACCGTGACTAACTACGTTCAAAGGCTTGTCACGATACTTAGAGCCATAAGCATACAATTTAGAAGCCAGATCCACCGCAGCTTCGTTTCTGCCACCGACAATATTGCTTAGATATTTGCCAAAACTTTCTTTAGCTACATACCCCAGATACAAGGGATTGTAGTTCCCGTTTTTATCCTTTGGGAGAATATCGGTTGGAGGAACATTAAACTCCGAATTGTTGAAGGGGATGACCTGCTGGGTCTTGTTAAACCACTGTTCCCGTTTTGAAGTGTCAAGCGGAGTTTTTAAATATTCAGCGAGCTTATCACCAGAAGAGCCAAGGTTGGAAAATCCTCCTACAGCAAAAGTTAGTTGAGGTTTGGAGGTTGGCTCGACAGGAGTAGTTTGTGCTCTTTGGTACGCCATTAGCGCCGATTCAGGCAAGCCTTCTTTGTAGCGATCGCGAGCGGTCATCATTACCGATGAGGGAATGCCCAGCAGTACGCTTGCCGCTAATATGCCTGCCGCAGGGCGATTGTCTCCAAAAAACTTGCTAATCTTTTCGATATCTTTCCATGCGCCAGCAACGGGTTGGGGTAGCAAACTCTTAAGAGCTTTCTTGCTAGACTCTGCGCGATTCAAGCCTTCACGAACAATCTTCTGGCGATCGGGATTGGCTTTTTGCAGGCGAATTGATTCTCGCAATTGAGCCTGACTCATATACGAGTAGCGATACACGCCTCGTTTGCGAGCTTCTTCCTTTAATTCCCGAATATTCTTGTTATCAAGATCGTCCTCAACTGGGGCAACGCCAACAAATTTCGCTTTTTGAACTTGGTTTACCGCATCATTCAGATCGGAAATCTCTTGTCTATTTAAAGCTTCAGGAACGTCAATACGGCAGGTGTCCGTCTTTGCAATACAAGCGCCTTTGCAGGATAGTCCAACCTTACAGTTCTTGGGCTTAGAAATTTTATCGGTACGTTGACCGATATTGTTTGCATAAGCAAGTAAGTACTGATCTGCGTCAGTATCTACTGCATCAGTGCGACCATCCTGTACCTGCTTATACTCAATGCGATCTCCTAATTCCAGCCGAATCAGCTTTTGATCCTTGTCATCATCACGAAACAGACAAGTGATAAGCCCGTCATTACCGATATTGATATTAAGGATCTGATCGATACTCCCGTAGGCGCGAGAAATAATGCGAGTTAATAGCCTCGCAATCGTTCTTCTTGCGGCGAGAGGATCTGTGGTTTGAATTGGTGGTGGTGCGATCGCGTACATGACTATTTTTTAGCTTGCTTCTGGTTTTCTTCTTCCGCCTTGTTTATGGCGTGGGCTGCGAGAGCTAGAGATCCAGCAGTTGCCGCAACGTTCGCTCCGATCGCGCCAGCAACAGATGCTCCGCGACCATGACCACGCGATCGTAAAGCTCTGTAAGTGCCGCTACCGATCGGCCCAGCCAGCGCCTGTACCGCCCCCTTTCCAAAAGCTTTGGCAGTCTCCCCAGCACAATTCTTTTCTTGAGGAATACAGATCTTTCCGCAAGGCTTAGTACCTGAACCGCACTTTGCGTCTTCACGAAGCTGCTCGACGAATGAGTCGATGCGCTCATCTAAGGATTCGTATCGACGACTTGTTTTATTCCACACTCTATTTGTAGTCATATTCGCTCTTCTAATTCGTTTTGGCATCTCCCTCCGAGTTGTTTTAACCTCAGATGCTTTTACGTCTACCGTATTATTCTTGTCAACAAAAGTCTGCATAAAACTTCTAGCGAAATTGTCTACGGCGTTAAGAGTTGATCGGGTGGTAGATCCCGCCTTTTTTGCCGCCTCGTTTAGGTCGATAGTTTTGTCGGCAAGATTCTTCCTCGCGACGCGATCGCGTTCTAGCCTTTCTTTTGTTTTTCGATACAACTTACCCGCCGCCGCACCTGCGGAACCAGCAGCTCTTGTTAATAGTGGCTTCTGAGGTTCGGCGATCGCACTACCACTACTCTTGCCCGATTCACTCGCAGCAATAGTTAATCCACCAGTAGATACCTTGGAAGCAGGAGGGTTGTATGGCAGTCGAGTTGGAGGTGGGGGTGTAGGAGTTTCAGGTTTATTGACGGGGACTAGTGCTCCACCGATTTCTGGCTTGGGCTTGGGTGATGGAAGGCGATCGGGCGGGGCTAGCCTCCTGCTTTCTATCTCGCCTTGCCGAGCTGCTTCTCGCTCAAGATCTTTCTTAGCCTTATATCGAAAATACTCCTCTTCTGCCGCAGCTTCCTCTGCTCTCCACCGCGCCCTCCGAGTTTCGCTATCCTTTTCGCCAGCCTTGTTTGCGCCCTTCTCGATAATGGGGCGAAGACCTACGGTGATGGCTTTATTCGCAATTACACCTGCGCCGAGTGATGCGGCAGTTCCACCGACCTTGATCGCCGCTTTCTTAGCAAACTCACCAACCTTATTGGGAGGTGACTGAGGAAGTATAGAAGCAGGCTCCGTCACAGGGATAGGCTTCTGTTCTTCTGGCTTCTTCCTTAGCGCGATCGCTGCTGCCCCCAACCCACCCAAGGCAAGTGCAGCGCCAACACCCGCAGCCCCTTTCTTTGCTGCACTGGCATTGCGGAAGTATGAATAAGCCTTACGTCCATTTTGCGCTGGGACTTTAACTTCTACCTGTGCGTCCTGTCTTTCAGTACTCATCTGTTTGGCATCCTCGTTAAAATAATTTCCCAGCTAAAACTTTTGTTCTCAATAGTCCCCATTACCTCATTACACTTGATCGAACCATCGACAATGTAATACTTGCCCTTGCCCGTAAGCTGAGCCTCGGTGTATGCCGCAGATATACCGCTCACCTGATAGTCGTCAATACCAACCTTGATATTAGTGCTTTCAAACAAGGCGACAGTACGAGGGTTAACCCGTAGAATCGTGGGGTGAGGCAATATCTCTAGCCTTGTTTCTCCCGACGTAGTGCGAGTCACTACTGTTAATGGCAGCACATTAGGCGCACCGATCGCATCTCCTGCTAGGCGATCGCGCAGTGGTTGAAGTTTGGCAATAATCTTTGAGGCTAGTGACATATCGCTATTGTTTGATGCTCACAAGCAAACAGGCGATCGCTTGATGAATTAGCGATCGCCTGTTAGATCTCCTTGTACACATGGCACATGAGGCTAGAAGGCAATGAATGGTGGCACGGCAGGGATACTGTCACCCATAAAACCGCCCGTTAGAACCAATTCCTTAAGCATTAGAAATTGCTGCCCATAGGTGGTTCGAGATAGATACACATCGGAGAATCTGCCATTACCGTTTGCGGGGGTGGAGGTTCTCCGATTAGACATAGACTCACCAGTGTCGATCGCCTTAGCATTTGACACAGTGACAGTACCTTCCTCGGTATTGAGCGCCAAATAGTGAGCAGTCAGCAACATTACCGCCATTTCCGCATTGTCACCCCACTCTTCAATCGAGCAAAACCGCGAATAGAAATTCAGCCAGTTCTGGATAAAGATCAGCGACTCCCCAACAAAGTCAGAGAATGCTGCCTCGGAAGTGAAAGTATCTGCGGAAACGACGGGGTATGTTGCCATGTATTTAGACTGTTTCTACGTGAGCTCGTTCAGCACTGCGGAGGCTTTCCAGTTCATCATTCTTGATCTCTTCGAGTCTCGCCTTAATTGCACGGGCAATCTCTGGACGGGCTTGAGATTCACGACCATGCCAAAGCTCCAACTCAGCCTTGTCGTAGGAAGCCTTAATCAGAGCCTTCGCCTTTTCGGGGGTGAAGTGAATCGACATTGCCGTATCGTTGGCAATACCTTCAATATCTGCGCGATCGGGGGTAAGGATTTCTAGAACACCTTCTTTAATGAGGCGTTCAAGGTGCTCGGCGCTAGGACGATGAGATTGGATGGCGCGAGCTGTTTCGAGAGGGATTTGATTGGGGCCAAAGTTAATCCAGATATCAGTCAAGGGCAAGGAACTCATTCCCTTGGGCACGTTAATATCGGCAAGAATATCCTTGGCGCGATCGGTTGGAGGGTATTGGAGATTGATTGGCGCGTTATTGCGAGTTTCATTGTGCTTAAACGACCAAACCACATAAGCATAGGGATCTTCGGTCTTGTATTCTGGCTCTGCGACAGAAGGGTCCAAGACGGCGGTTGTAGATTTTGCCTTGGGAACCTTAATTTCGGTTGTTGGAGTAATATCTTCTGGCATGATTTCTTCTTTAAGCTGGGAGGTAAAGGATATCTGATTTTGGTTTTTGAAGAGCGTTGCTTTTGGCTACATACTCATAAAGCTTGGTAATGGGCACTGCTTCGGCATGGGATTGACTATCCCAACCAACGTGCATCACCACGATCGCCTCAGATGGGTTGTAGCTACTTAGCGCTGTATGAGCTTCGCCCTGAACACCATCTGCCTGCTCTCGTAGTGCTTCTGGGTACATAAACCTTGCAATTACACCGAACTGATCGCTAATGCAGGACATAACAATGCCCTTCTCGCCAATATGGTTTCTATTGGCGTGGAGCAGGGTTTCAGCGTGGTTCTTGATTACAACATCGAATTCATCGGCGATCGTGCCGACAATTACGCGATCGCAATAGGCAAAGTTCCGCAGAAGCGGTGCGTTGAGGAGGAGATGATCAGGGTTTTGTTTCATAATTCAATAGATATAAAAATATCGAGCGCAGGTATTCCCACGCTCGATATTGGCGATCGCCTTACAATCCGTGCAACCAGAGTACGGAGTAGGGACGCTTGATAATCAAGCCGCCGTACTTCATACGGGCGGTGCGCTGCATCCCACGAGGAAGCTCAATCCACTTCTTGAAGGAGAAAGGCTCGGTAATGCGGAACTTGATTTTGTTCGGATCGCGCTTGTAGTAACAAGCAACGTTAGAACCGCCATCACCAACACCTTCGAGAGGGAGTAAGGGGAAGTAATCCTTAATGTAAGTTGCCTTACTCAAGTAGTAATCAAGAACAGAATCACTGTTGAAGTCACTGAGACGACGGAAGCTGATTTCATCGTGAGTTGCCTGAGCAAACAAGATCGTGTCAGGGGTCTCAATATTGCGGGTCAAACGACGCATGGCGTTGCCAGTGTTGTTCAATACCGCAAGAAGCTGAGCTACCGTAGCATTGCTGTCAAAAGCGTATGCAGAGTAGGACTTCAAAGTATCAGGATGGTTGAAGAAACCGCGCAATTGACCGTCACCCAAGAACACCATCTTGTCGAGGTATTGTTGACCTGCTTCAAGCACGATCTGGACTTTTTCCGCCTCAATGCCAGTACCAAACTTTTGAGAAAGTTCGATTTCTTTGTCATTAAGGGTATAAGCACCAATATGCTCAGAAACTCTTTGGCGGAATTCTCTCGACACGATCTCGACGTTAGGAACGTGAGTGGTGTAGTCGCGAGCAGCTTCCCACCGACCGATACCAGTTACCTTGCGATAGCCAGTTTCTTCGAGTTCAGGTTTGTTCCAATCTTCGCGAGGAAGGAGAGTGCCGTTAGCCCAGTAAAGCTGTTCGTACTCTTCTTTTTCGAGAGACTGTTCTAGTTCGACGAGCTGCTCTTTGAAGTAGCCCACCGACCAATCATCATTCTTAATTTCAGTAGCTGTGGTCATTGGACTCCTCCTAGAAGTTCGCGTAAACTTTGACAACCCTGTTGTTGTTGATGTCGATAACAACATCGGAGCGGAAACTGGCGCGGGTCGAAGCGTCGATCGCGCTGTTCGCATTGGTCTTTTGGGCATAACCCTTAGAGCCAGCAGCAACAGAGATATAAACGGTGTCGGACTCGGCGATACTGGTTTCCAAAGTAGGAACCCAAATACCAGAGAGATCACCCAATCGTCGTTGAACATCAACCGCCAACTGGTTAGCTTCGTATCCAGCAGTCGCCGCTTCGCCAACCACGTCTTTTTGAACGGAGGTGTTTAGGCGGGTGATGCCGCAGATAGCGGAGATTGCGTCACCACTGTTAGGAAGGCGAATGCTGCCACCATTGAGAGTTCCAGTCACACGAGGAGTTGTGCCTGCGACCTTGGTGACAAACAATCCAAAGCCAATGCGAGATGGGGCTGCGGCTGCGGTAGTTGGAGTGGTAGGCACGGTTAAAGGTGCTGCACCGCCACCACTGACGCTCACAAACATCGGGGTATTATCCTTGCGATGAGTGAAGACCAAAGTTGAGGTGTTATTTACCACCGAGGCAATCTGGCTGGCGCGAAGGTTAGCGCGGAACGCTGCGTACAAGCCTGCGGCAAGGTCGGCGCGAACAGTTGAAGCGGTGGTAAAAGAGAAGGTGATTGGGTTATCGGAGGTATCAGCATCATAGATAGTGATGCTGTACACAGTGGCTGTAACGGGAGTTGCAGGAGTTGTAACCGTCCAAACTTCCTTAACGTAGCCACTGTCATTGTGATAGGCTTCAACAGAGCCAACACCCATGCCCTCAACCATTCCAGCGAGAGCCTGTGTGTAATACTGGCGATAATTCTTTTGCATTGTTTAGTTGCTCCTATTTTCTAGTGGAACGAGCTAAGGGTTTGGAGTAGTTCTTGCCGTAGCGCTCGTTATTGCGTTCTGCGGCATCCTTCTTCTCCTCGGAATCTTTACGCTCAGTGCGACCAACCTTTACGGCGGTCTCTAGGCGATCTGCGTAGCTAGGCGCAGGAACAAGAGTTGCGTACTCAGCCGCGCTATCGAAACGGGCTTCGATGTAGCTATCGTTGCGATCGCTTAAATCAACTTCAGGATGAATAGCCTTCAGTGCAGCGCGACGAATCTCGGTGGAGTCCATCGTGGTTTCGATACCTGCATCCTCGATGTTGATACCCTTAGAGGTAAGAAGGTCGTGAGCCTTGCCAATTGCATCGAGGCGATCGGCAGTCTGGCGATTGATTTCTTCAGCGAGGAATTCACGGACTTCATCGGAGTCAAGAACGACTGCCAACTCAGAAGAGTCCATCTTCTTGCCCTTCTTCATCTTTTTCTTGATGAAGTCAGGCATCTTGCTTTCACCCTCGGATTCCTCATCGTCAGGCTCGCCTTCGCCGTCTTCCTTGTCACCACAAGAAGCATCCTGACGGATAGTTTCGAGTTGAGTTAGGGTTTCGGTTAGCTCATCTTCAAGAGCGTCAGCACGACCCTTGGTGCGATTAACTTCGGAAGTAAGGTCGGCGATCGCGTCAGCCTTCTCTTTGAGTTCAGCCTCAAGAGAATCCACGCGAGACTTATATTTAGATAGTTCTTCGAGTTTTTGCGACAGGGGGTAGAGCGCGATGTCCTCCACCTGAAACTCGCCAGCGCCATCCACGCGCAATGTTTTTGTTTTCAAATCGGACATAGCGGAGCTACCCTCATTTTTAATTGTTGGAATAACGACAACGCTGTTCGGAGCAGAGGCTTTAACTTGGATCGAGTCAAAGCGAACTAGCTCAACAACCTCATCCCCATCGGCATCGGCACTATCGAGGTGCATCCTCACAGTGCTCCCCCCGCGTGGGTTGTCAGTTGCGGCGCAATGGTCTGGTCGAATCTTGGTTTGAACACGGTCAAAATCGCCCCGATAGGTGATCTGGTCGATCGCGTCGAACCATTCGCCATTCGGGGCTTCTACGATTTCGCATTCATATCCAAGAGAAAGACCGTTCTTTTTGCCTGCCTTTACGGACTGGGCAAAATCGGGGTTAGAGATTCGGGCAATATTCTGTACAACCCCCTCGTTATCGTTGTACTCACCCGCCCTTGTTAATTCACCAACAGCGCTATCTCGTTTTCCCCGCAATAGCGAAGATGGATGCTCGACAGTCATCGGCAATCCTTTTAGGGACTCAAGGAAATCGCGATCGCGGTTTGCCGAAGCAGGTCGCAATTCACGAACTCGCTTTCCGTCACCTCGAAAGTATGTCAATATGCCGTCTCGACAAACCGTGCTGTACGCATACAGCCCGTCCGCACGTTCTTCAGTGCGGGTCGCGAAACTTACGTCATCAAAACGAAATGCCATTGGCTAATTCAACTTAGGTCAATGGCATTACTTTCTTGTTTTGTCAAGATGAATATTCGGTTTTATGGAAATTAGCGATCGCTTTTCTTTAAATACGCTCAATACCGCCACAAATCCACCACAAAGCCACGTTTCAATGCGAAAATCCGAGTAGAGTTACCAGTTGAATATGGCAGTAAAAAGTAAAGTCAAGCTCGGCGCGTATATCGGGCGAAGGCTGGAGCAGGAACGTACCGATGCCGATTACGGTCAGCAAGAAGTCATTAATGAGATCCACAGAATAACGTCATCCCCAGAAGTTATTGCTGCGCTAGAGATATCTGTCGCCGCAAACCTAACCAAGTTTCGAGAGTTTCGAGGCAAACGCCAGAAAGATTTAGCCGCAGATCTAAACAACTTGCGCGATACCTTGCATGGCGTAGGTATAGATACTGAAGTGTCTGGCGATGTGTCTTGGATGTCTAAGGTTGAGAATAGCGATCGCATCATGCAGGCGGTCGAACTACGACTCTTTAGCCTTGCTTTGGGTGTTCCGATGGAGGCATTTTTCCCTAATGAGTTAAACGTACTAGCAGAAAGTAATGACCCGTTCGCCCCTTACCGATATCTGGGACGCAGTATCGAGGGTATTCAAAAGTATCGACATGTCAGCGATCGCAACAAAATTGCGATCGTTTATTGTTCAGAAGGGTTGTCTTTACCTGATGGTGTGGGGAAATATCTATGAGTGTTTATTCAAGCCCCGAATTCACTGGTACAATCATTCGAGAAAGCCATGAGAGTGGCGTTTTGCTAGTCACGGTCGTAGAGTTACCAGGGCTAGTCTTAGTGCTCAACTCCCATAGCGAAGAAGAAATCGTATTGCCCCAAGCTATTAGATCGTATCTAAGTCTTGAGGAGCAATTGAAGATTAAGCGATCGCGACCCAAAGTCACAGCAGTAAAAATATCCATCTAATTCCGATCTGAATCACCACGAAGAAATCATGTCCTATGAAGCCCTGCCGTCGGGAAGCTTAGTCAAAGCTCCCATCGATCTGATCGAAACTCATCCACAGAACCCCGCCCCTACATCACAGAGGTATAGCGAAATATTGGGGTATCCCGTCAGGGTTGAGGATGCTCAGGTCGAGTCCCTGATTGAACTACTAAGGGCGGAGGGCTACAACCCCAATAAGCCTATGCTGCTCAGACCAGTTGGCGATCGCCTCCAAGCCGTTGAGGGCAACCACCGTTTTGTGGCAATGTGGATGCTCACCAAGGTACTCAGAGAGTTTGAACAGGACTATATTCCCGCGATCGTGGATGAAGATCTATCCGAAGAGGACGCTCTGATTAAGTTGAGTACTCTTAATACTCAGCGCAGGATGGAGGGTTGGCGGTTAGCTCGATTGGCTTACTACACTTGCGTTGAGAAAGGCATGTCTCAGCCTGAGTATGCGGCAAAGGTGGGATACGTCCTTGAGGGTGGAAAGCCAAATGGTCCACGGATTTCTAAGTTGATTCAAGCCTGTCGATTTGTTGACTATATTGCTGCCAACTCACCGATTGAAGAACTGCAAGACGTTGAGGCTTTAACCGAACCTAAGAACGGTTTGTTTAGGTCAGTTGATCGCGTCGTTGAGTTTATGTACCTCGACCAAGAGGACTGGTTATGGATTGCAGAGTTCTACCTCCGTCATCACATGCAGATCTCGGCAAAACAACGAGTCAACCTAGCCAAGGCGATCAAAGATACAAAGGATTTGCTCAACAGATCTACCTCGTATCCCGATCGCTGGAGTCAATGGTTGCGCTGGGAGTATATACGCGGAGAGGTCGCTAGTCAGTGTGCGGCAAACGAGGAGTCCCAATTAGCCAAGAGTTTATTACCCCAACTAATTTCTGAGGCGAATAAAACCTACGAGTCGGACGACTTGCCATTCATTCACAACTATCACGAAGTTACTGGTAACAGGGTTGAAGAGAAAACTGCCAATCTCAAGGAGGAATTTCGTGCTGAGTTAATCAAGCAGATCGAAGGGCGTAGTGCCAAGTTTTACAGGCTTGTTGATGTTGCTGAAGCTGCGCGGACTGTGATCGATCGCTATGCGTTTATCGATCAGAAGTACGAAAACTTCAAAAAGATCGAAAACACGGTACATATCGAGCAAGAGATTGTTGCGATCGCACCTCCGACGACCTCAAAGTCAAAATCTACGCCAACAACATCTACGCGATCGCCTGTTGCAGAAACAAAGCCCAAGCTTGATACCGAAAAGCGAGTGTGGATTGAGGAACAATATCAGCCAAAAGGCATGGTTTCTTCTCTAGAAGATTATGCTTTCCACGGCGGCAAACAGTACGGGCTGATATTCTCCCGTCTTGGCAATAGCGGCATGGAGGACTTCTTTCAAAATACCGACTATATCTATAGAACGCTTACCGAAGATGGAGTATTCGCACTGATATTGCCGCATAAATATTCCTTCGCGGTAATTGAGGAGCTTGAGTATAAGGTAGCTAACTCTAGTCGCTTACACCTTCGAGGGTTGGATGGCGGCATATATTCCGATGATGAAAAGCCGAGATTGGCGATCGCCGCATCAAACCGTACATTGATTCATCAAGAGTACGAAGAATTATTATTGTTCACCACTCAAGACGATACTCCTCTGCCATTGCGATCGCCTCTCCCTCGGATGGCGCTGGAGCCAGTTCACGATATTCTGACCGCTTTTGGCGACCTGAGCGAGCCGTTCTTAGATCCGTTCGCCTTCAGTGGTGAGGTCGTAGTCGCAGCAAAAAGTCTTGGGTATCGGTGCGACTATCTCGTACAGACTCCAAACCAGTTGGACTTGGTTACGCGCTGGTGCGATCGGACTGAGTTTCCTGAGAGTCTACTTAGATTTGCGGAAGAGTTTACTCATTTTGATGAGGCACTGTTTAGTGATCGAGCAACTACTCGTGCAAGATCCTGATCGGTTAAGCGTGGGTAGCCACGACGCTTGTTCAAGGCAATAAAAAAGGAGTCCAATTGAGACTCCTTTTTTATTGCTGTAGTTTAATCAAAGAATTTTCTAACCGCCGCTTCTACATCCTTGTTTGGCATCGGGTAGCACCAAATCGGCATCATCCGACCATTGCAAATCCTTTCTTCTTGTTTGCCAAGAGCCTCGCAAGTAGCTTTGACAAATTTTCCTAATGTGGTGCGGTTTTTAGCTGTTACGGGCAAACTCAAAGATTCAGCAATTTCTACGGCTCCCATCCACTTTGTCTCCGAGGCTGGAGCGATCGCCTTGATAACAGCCATTGCGTCGTTGATCGCAACATCTACAAGCATTTGACATAAGCGAGGGTCGGAATCAGCAAGCATATCCTTGATCTCAAAGACTGACTTCGCTGTTTCGAGTGCTATTACACGAGAGGGCAATGCGGGAACAGGAGTGGGGGTAGTAGGCACTGATTGTAACAATGCCTTCGCCTTAGAGAAGGCTTCAACCAGATCGAGCTTGCTCTGAACAACGGCTACCGTGTTTCGGCTCAGGGTCATTAAAGCGGTCGCTTGGTCTTCGTTGAGTAGCGCAAATTTAGGAGGGTTCCCTGTCGCCTTTTCGGGGACTCCGATTTTAAATCGGATACCCGCGAACCTTGCTTCAATCATGTCTTGGTACTTCTTGATGTTCCGCATAAAGCTCTCGTGATCAATCCCAAGTCGCTCGGCAATCAGTCGAGAGTCAACAAGCAATTCGCCATCTTCATTGATGATTGGTACAATACTTTCGGACATATAATCTACCTTTTCTAGGTTATGTGTTACGCGATCGCACCTTCAAAAACTTGCGATCGCTATCCTTAATATTATACCTTGATCTTGTGGCGATTTTGTGGGAGTATTAATAAACGTCACAGGAATTTTTTATGTCTGAATACTATTTATACGGCGATCGCGAAGGTAATGCTCTTGATCGGTTAAAAGCTTCTCGCCCTCAGCTAATCAATAAGCTTTACTACTGGGCTGGCAAACGGCTTGACTATCGGGTTAAGCATTCGCTTATGGCGGAGCAGGATGTTTCCAAGCAGGTTGATCGATATCTAGAGGCGATTGCATTTGCTTCGTCGGAAAAGGATCTGCTAAACACGCTCAACAGTTGGAACCTCCTGTCACCTCAAGAGAAGGCGATTATGGCAAAGCTGTTCCCCTTCAAACCAAATCATCGGTTTGATCCTACAAATTTACAGTTTGAAGGATGGTTTACTGGGTGTAATTGGTACGAATTGAGAAAGGGCGAGTACATCACCGCAGAAGAGGAAGTTCTTGACGGCATTGCCTATCAAGGACAGGAAGTAGCGATCATCACAAAGAATGCTTACGAGGCAGAAGTTTTGAACGCCAAGAATATGATGATTGTTGACGTGGATCTTGAGGGTGATCAGGCGATCGTGCAGAATGCTCAGTTCGCTCTTGACGTACTTCGATCTTTTATTAGCAACACAAAAAATTGGGATCTAGGCTTTAGGGTTTACAAAACTGCGGCAGGTTTGAGATATATCTGCACGACCCATGAATTTGAAGCGACAGATCCTCTTAGCGACAAGATTATGCGTAATTTACTCGCTGATGATCGCTACCGAGCTTTGTGTAAATTCCAAGATACCTATCGCGCTCGATTAACTCCAAAACCTTGGCGAGCTTCTGACATTGCGTGGCGTAATCGCGGAGTGTGGGATGTTTCAGGCGAATGGGTGGAATATTTCAGGGTGTGTGACTCGCTTAGCCTCTACGGAAATACTAATATCCTTCCCCAGTTCGCCAAGGCGATCGAATACCATGATCGAATCACAAATGTCTTTGCCGATCCAAAACTAATCCTCGCGTAGATACTCTTCCAGAATAATCCCGATCTCTACCTCATCCTCTTTGGATACACCCAAGAACTTACGCACGGGTAAACCCTCTAGTCCTAATTGATGCTTCCGCATATAGTCCACATTAGTACCCACAACCACGCGATCTTTAGTTGCCGCATAGTTAATCGAAGCTCGACCTCGACCTGACGCTTGGAGGATTTTATCGATATACCCCTTAGCCTTCTTTAGTCGCCTTGTATAGGGCGTATTAGCCTTCCAAGGGTTTCCGTCGGGGTCAACCTCTTTCTCGAATCTCTGGTCTGTACTCAATAGAAGTTGCTGTCCGATCTCATTCATTACTGGAGTGAGGTCGGATGTTTTTTTGATCAACTTTCGGAGTTGCTCTTGGATGGCTTTGTCATTATAAGTGAGCGAGATGATTGGATCAGCCATTGACTTTCGCCTTGATTTGCTTCTTGACTTGAGTTCTCAGGTCTGGGGATAGTCGCTTCAGTCCCTGATTCAATATTTGCTGAGTTGTCTTCGCGTCTGTACCGCGACGAAAGTTGACACCCATGATCGTGTCGGGATCTGGTGGGTTTTCCAAGATTTCAATACCATTTCGCTCGCAGTAAGCGCGAGACACAGCGATCGCAGTACACTTGCAATTCCAATCACATGGAAATCCTATTCGCCTCCAGAAAGGAGAGGCTGCGGGAATCCCTTTATTGTGTAAAGCCTTATGTGCTGGACGAGGCACTACCGAGTCGCGATGTCTCCATACCCATATATCGAGTTTCGCCATCACTTCAGGACTCCGCATCACCTTCTCCCTACCCTGCCAATAAGACTTGTTGATATTCGTATCAAAAATCAACTTAATCTTCTGACCATTCGGCTGATATCCTGCGCGACCGATACGACGGTTAAAGCTACGAGTAAATTGCTCGAAGGACGTGCCATCTTCAAGGGCTTTACCGATTAACCACTTAGTTGCTTCAAGTAAATCTGCTCGCATTAATCCAGATACCATAAAAGCGTGGTCGTGGATACGGGCATCTAAACCTTTGTAGTCGGATATAGGTAGAGCTAACCGATCGCGTAAGGCTGCGATCGCATCAACAGGTTTTAACTTCAAATACTCAGGGGTTGCCACTAGCTCACCCTCCGAAACTTGTCGCGGGTTTCCCAGTAGGCTGCGAGGTAGACTTCCGATGTGGCGATCGCGTCGTTATTGAGTTGACTGTCAATGAAGTCGCGTCCCTCCTTCTGCTTTTTCTGGATTTGCTCTTGTTGATAGGCGATCGCTTTTTGTAGTTTTGAGATCTGCTTCTCAGGGGTTAGTGTTCCAAATCCAGTTATATCTATCCCCATATTGGTTAGTGCTGTTTGAGATGCAGCTAGCGGCTTCTTCCCTGACTGAATTCGAGCAAGGGTCGCCTCTAAGGTCTTAGTGGTTGCCTCCATCTTGCTGATGTTGTTTTGAAGCGTTTTCAAGTCTATAGGCGGAGTAGCAGTCTTTGATTCAGTACTTGCAGCAGTATCCACTGATTTATTTTTACGCGATCGTTTTTGGGTTGCGGTAGTACTGGTTGCAGTACTTACTGATTTACTGCTAGGCGATCGCGTAGAACTTTTTGAAAGGGGTGGCGCGGCGGAAGACTTAGCTCCGTAGTTTTCGGGATATCGGGCTTTGTTTTCTTGCACCAGTGATTCGTAGTAATCGGCGAATCCGTCTGCCGCTTCTTTTGCCTGTTCAAGGGAAAAGAAGCGGGTTTTATCTCTGTTCCTACCGCTAAACATATCGGCTAAATCTTCAGGTTCGTGCTCTTCGGTATAAACCATCCACCCATCATCTTCTTTTTGGATGGAAATAAAGAGTGATGCGTCTTTGTCTGAAGCCTTTTTTCTTGCGTTGGAGCTGTATCTGTCAGCAGAGTCTGGATCTTTAACCCACTCTCCAGCAATAACCTTGTCCAGCTTTTTATTGTATGTTTCTCGTGCTTTCTGTCTTCTCTCTGCGGCTTTCTGTTTTTTGGCAAACTCTGCCAGTGTTTTTTCGGCGCTAGATACTAAACTGTTGGACTGACTTGAAGTCAAGTTGTCGGGTTTGCTGCTAGGCGATCGCTCTTGAGGGGTTTCGGGTTCTGCTTTAGGTGGTTTCGGAGCAACATACTTTTTACCAATCATCGCCTCATGCAGCAGCATTAATTCCTTGGCTTCAGAAGTATCAACACCTAGTGTCTCGATATCCCTAGCAATGACGGAGGCAAGCTTAGACTTTTGTTCTGGGGTAGCCTTGTCCGCAAACACCTCCTGATCCGACTGAGGAAACTTCTTGGTGTTTCTCAGCTCGTAAGCCGCATTTATGTTTGCTATCCCATCAACAGCCTTGGAAATCCTAACAGCTTCTTCCTGTGCTATTTCTTTCTTGCTTTTAGGTTTGACTGGAACATTCGCCTCCTGAGCGATCGCCGCTACTGGCTGGATAACTTCTTCAGTTTTTGGTTTTACCGCCCTGCTGCGACTCTTCTTAGGCTCGCCCTCTACGGGGTTTTTGGTTGATCTTTCTGTGTTAGGAGTCTCGTCTACCTGAGTTTTTGGAGGCTTAGCCGCTTTCTCTGTCGATCGAGACTTCGCCCGTGGGTTCTTGATGTTCTCGGCGATCGCCTCTTGAATCTTGTCTTGATTACGAGTAAACCGCATCTCGCCTACACGAATAACTCCTTTCCCATCCCTAAGATCGATAGAGTATTGATTTGCACTCTCGGCAAGAGGAGTTCCTTTTTTCTTGTCAATGGCTCCACGAAACTGGATAGAGTCCTCAAGTCCATGTTCTTTAAGCTTGTCGTATAGTCGCTGCAAATCGACAGACTGTTTTTCGCGAGCAACCTTGTTTACAATACCGTTTCCTGCGCGAGCCTTTACGTCGTCGATACGGACATATCCCTCATCATCAGCTAACTCAAGGTTCTGCTTCTTCCTCTCGATCTCTTCTGGGAGGAGTTGCTTACGTTTCAGTTCCGCAGCTAGAGCTAGTTCATACCCCCTCTTTTGGGCGGGGTAATTAACCGAAACTAGCTCCTTCAGGGCTTGAATCTTGGGTTGCTCAGCTTCGTATGCGGACTGGGCTTCTGGAGTTCTAACCTCTTGAGTCTTCTGCGGTTTTGTTACAGGAGTAGACTCAACCTGTTCAACTATGGGTTCAACCTCTTTAATATCTGTGTTTGCGGGTGGAGTTGACTTGTTTGCGATCGCCGCACCAACACCCAATCCAACAGTCGCAGCCGCACCAACACCTACCGCAACATTTCTTGAAGTATTAGAGGGCGGAAGAGTTGGTCTCTGCCTAACGGGTTCCTGATAAGGTTCACTAGAACGCCCTGCGTTCACCACTGCGCCAGTCAAGGCTAGTCCGCCAACAGCTAATCCCGCACCGATCGCCGCTTTACTAAGAAAGCCCATCTCAGATTTTGGTGGTTCCTGCGATCGCGCCAATGCTCGCTCTAATTTTGATGGTGGTAGTACATTTACGCCCTGTCCTTGTGGAGCTTTCCGATAATAAAAACCACCCCTAACACGTCTATCCTGAACGCAAACATAACCTGCCCGTGGAGCGCAAGCATCGTAGCGCAACTTAACTTCTAGAGCCGCATCAATATACTCTTGAGGCATTACATCAAGAGTAATTTCGTCTAGATACAGACCAGCAAGGTAGTTCTTATCGAGATCTGGCATAATGTCTTTTCACTTCTAGATAGGCGGCTTGGTACTCAAGGGGTTTGGTTGAGTCAACTCGTTTAGATTTTGCGAGTGGTTTCTTATAGTTCGGAGCCTTGTCTTGACCACCACAAGCGCATTGAGCTTTAGTCAACCCTTTCTTCTTGCAGTCCGAACATCCGCATTTATCGTTCATACCCATAGAATCCACCTTGTATTTATTACTGCCGTTAGCAGGAAGGCTCTTTGACCACAAATCTTTCCTTGCCCAATGATTGGGACTAAACACGTCGTTTGCTGTGGACTGCCCTGATTTGTTTTTAATCCCCGCCGATCGCGCTAAGTAGCTCTTCTTCGCCTCGGCGCTGTAGTTGTTCTGATATCCAGTTGCGCCATAGTGGACAACCTTGATGCGATCGCCTTTTTTCACGAGTACAGCCCGTTTCTTGCCTGGTCGCCATGACTTGATGGGTTTGTTAAAAGCGGGAAAGGTATGCCCAGCATAGTTAATACCGCCACCTTCCTTCTTGAGGCAGCGCTTGCCTGCCGAGATATATCCTTTGCCGCATTGAGCCATGATTTAGATCTGAATACGTTGTCCGATAATAAGCGATCGCCAATTCAGCTTCATTTAAAATCTCCGAAGGCGCGATCGCTAAGATTTTGGCATTTAGTTGTGCGATCGCTATGGCAAAATTTACAACAGGAGATCAGGCTTCAACTGCTGCTCTGTCGCGAGTTGACACTCTTCTCCAAACTATAAATACCGACGCAGACTATGCGCTTTGGCGGGAATGGATTTATGACAGGGCGATCGCCAAACTAGCACTAGGCTTAACTGGCGGAGGTGGAAGCTCCACTTCAATTCTTGCGGGTTTCAAGGCGATCGCTAATGGCACTGGCTACAGTATTGGCGATTTGATATTTTTGCGGCAAACAGGAACTAACCAAACCGAATATTACAACGGTACTACAGGTTTAGTTATTACACCTGCCCCACCTAGCAGCGATCTTGGCTCTATTATCTCTTCTAGTAATGTTGCTGTTACATCACTTCCTCCATTGCCGTCTGGCGCAAATACCATTGGCGCTATATCAAATGCTAGTTTTGGTATTAGTGGTAGCTTGCCAGCATTTGCTAGCACACCCACAGTAAATATTGGTACTACTGGCGCGATCGCCACTGATAGCACCTTACAGCAAGTAAGGGACGCGATCAAAGCACAGATCGATATCGCCTCAACAATTTGGACAGATAACACAGATACTTTTTATGTACGACGAGATCTGGTAAACGAAGGAACGGGAGTAATCACTGTATCTTTTACTTTGCCAGACGGTACGGCGGCTACACCTAGCGCTGGACTTAGACCTCTAGCAACCGTAGATAAAGATGTTCTTAGTGATTATTACGATGTATTGATTGCGGGTACTGGCTATGCGATCGGGGATTTATTAGCAAGGGTTGCGATCATTGATGCAAACGGTGCTTCTCCAACATCAACATTTATCTGGCTGAATTTGACGGCAGGGACAATCCTCGGAACAGCACCTAGTTCTGCAAATATTGAAAGAGCGAACGAAACTATCGGTGCTAGGCAAAGCGGTACATGGAATATCACCAATATTAGTGGTACGGTATCACTACCTACGGGAGCCAGTACATCGGCTAATCAGGCTACAGCGATCTCAAGCCTTGGCAGCATTGACGGAAAACTCCCTGCGAGTTTAGGGGTAAAAACTGCTGCTAATTCACTTGCTGTAACGCTTTCAACGGATGGAATCGCGAGTGGAATTGACACAAAAATTGGCGAAGTCCAAACAACTCCAACTGCTAATACTGTTTTGGCGAGATTAAAAAATATTGCTGATGCGTTGGTGTTTGGGGCAAAATCACCAGCTAATAGTATTTCAGTTACCCAAGCTTTCGCCGCAACATCTACCCTAGCGAATGTGGCTAGTAGTGCGACATCAGTTAGCTTGTTAGCTGCCAACAATAACCGCAAAACAGCAATCATTCTAAATGATTCGACTTCAGATTTATACGTTACTCTCAACGCAAGCGCCGCCAGTACGACGAATTATTCATTATTTTTAGCCGCTAAAGTTGGTAACACGCCATCATTTTTAGCTATAAATGGTGATGATTATTCGGGCGAAATTCGTGGAATTTGGAGTAGTGCTAATGGTTTCGCAAGAATTACGGAGGTCGTGTAATGATTATTGTTAATAATTCCACTAGTGCTGCTGGCATTGGGAAAAACTATTTTAAGAATCCCAATTTTCAAGTAATCCAAGGCACTGCATCAGGGACGCTCGCCAATTCCACAGCATTACCCACAGCATCACTAGGATACCTAGGTGAGACTGAATGGGGTATTGCGGCGGCGGGTGGCACTCCTGCTTATGCTTTTAGCTCAGCGAATGAATCTGTTACCTTTACGGGTGCAGCATCAACTACCGCTATTTATTTGCTTCAAAGACTTGAAAGCAGAGATATTACTACTCTAGCCAACAAACTGGCGACAATTACTTTTAGTGCTGAGATATCTAATTCGCTGCTTACTTCGGTAATTTGGGAAGTATTTCGCCCTACTACCACTGCTGACACTCATGGCACAATTGGCACACCTACGCAGACATTGATTGCTAGTGGAACGTTCACCGTAAACTCAACGCTGACAAAGTATAGCGCCACATTTACCCTTCCTGCATTAGCTGCTAATGGACTGGAGGTAAGACTAAGAGTAGGGGCGCAAACTTCTGGAACTTGGGTGGTGTCAAGGTTGCAATTAGAAGAAGGTAGTGTTGCTACTAACTTCATTTGTGATGATTATTTGACTGAATTGAATCAATGTCAAAGATACTTTAGAAGATTATCAGATTATCTATATGTTTATTTTGGTACTACTGGTGTATTAAATAGTGAACGAATGCATTTAAATATGTTTGGTACTACTAGAATTAGAAATTTAATAGCACAAAATTCAATAGGTGGAACTGGAGTTACTATATCAGCAGGACTTAATGAAGATTCAACTAGAGCTAATTATATAAATAATGCTGGAGCTGGTTACTATGGTGGCAATCCATTATATACAGTGTCAGCACACATCCCTTAAAAATACAAATAAAAACAATGGAATTTACATATAAACTAATACAAAATCAACCAAACTCCATCATAAGACTTGAAGATGGAGCAATTATCCCAGAAGGGCATAATGGTGATTGGCAACTTTACGAGGCATGGTTAGCTGAAGGAAATACGCCTGAAGCCGCTGATGCGCTGCCTATTGTAGTGCGGGAAATCGATGCTCGTAAACTGCGATTAGCTTTGCTTCAATTAGGGCATCTATCTACCGTCACTAGCGCTATTTCTAGCCTTGGTGAGGCTGCAATCATTGATTGGGAATATGCCACAATCATTCGCGAAGATTACCCTTTGGTACTGGCTTTGGCAAGCAATTTAAATTTGGATATTAAAGCAATATTTGATTTAGCGAATTCATTGGTGTAATTGTGGCAGGAGATCTAATCCCAATCTTAAAGAGCTATTTTGATTTTGCGGTGATCGCGCAAATATCGGACAATAGAGGTACGGTTGGGATACCTTCTCAATCAAATCCCCCCGACAGCAGCATCAGCCAGATCAGCACTGCTGCTGTCGGTAGTGCTGTCGTTGTTACTGCTCTTTTTAAATTGTTTGAAAAATTTGGAACAAATGTAATTGATGGGCAAAAAAGCAGGCTTAGCCTTGATTTAAAGGCTAAAGAGCTAGAGCTAGAATTTGAAAAGGCTGAAAAGTTGGCAGCCAGAAAAGAGGAAGAGCGCAAAACTGAACTAATCGAACAAATACTGAATAACGCACTGTCACACGTTTACAGCACAGCCAAAGAAAACAAAGAAATTTACCATGAATTGCTTGAAAAATTCCAAAAAAGTAACGAAATTAACGAGAAAGCTTGGAGCAAAATAGAAGAACAAAGCCAAGAAATCCATTTGTTAAACCAAACTTTAAAAGATGTTTTAGCGACGCTAAGTTTGAAAGATCGTCAAAAAACCTAAAACAAAAGCCCAACTCAAGCTATGGCAAGAATTGGGCGTAGGTTACGGACAGGGGTGGCTATGGGGTCAGGCCATTCCTACTTGATCTTGACCAGATAACGTAGCGATCGCCAACCACTCCGCTAGTCCATCGGCAAATCCTTTGTCACTGTATTCGTCAAGGCTGTAGATAGAGTCGATGCGATCACGCACCTCTTCTAGCGTCAAACCTTCTTTTTGCCATTGTTTTAGCTTTCGCCCAATCACTTGATTGAACTTCTCGATTTGTGGCGCTAGATTTTCTCTCGCCAACTCAGAAATGCGATCGCGCAAATCATTCTCTTCGATTTCGGAGATCTCATCGTCAAACCGTTGCAGATATTCGGGATTTTCTTGAGCAATGCGAACGCGGAGTAGCTGTATCGCATCATCGAACAGGATGTCGATTTCGTTAGGTGCGATCGCGTCAGTCCTATAGCCAAGCTTTTCTAATACTTCGAGTTTCATACCTCTACCGCCTTAACACCATAATCGAAACTGAGAAGCTTGATCAAAAAGCTTGGCAACTCATCTTCAAGTCTAGTAAATCCAGTCTCTGACTGCCCTTCAAGATACGTGTAAACGTAGTAGGGAGCTTCTTCTTGGAGTAAGAAATAAAATTGATATCCTTGATGATCGTAAAAAACAATAGCTTCGTCAGGAAGTTCCTTTAAAAACCCATCCTCTTTGAGCAAAGATTTAAAAGCTGCTTTTACTTCGGAGCAAGAGTGAACAAGCAGGGCTATCAACTTGTTGTTCTCGCCTAGTAGTAGTTCTGTACTCATAGACTGATGGAGTCGCTCAAACTCTTCGGTAGGAGCGTCGGAAAAATTTATTCTTAGGAGATCCTGAACCTTATCGAAAACTATATACATTTTAATCCTAAATCCTTGGTGGCTTTGATAGCGTCCTTTTCTGAGTCGGCGGCGTACAGGCAAAACTTGTCGGCGATCGCCTGTACCTTCCATAGCCCTGCCCATCCCTGCTCGATCTCAACTGGTTCCTGTGTATTCACAATGTTGGTGGCACGAATCAAGGTGTTGCTGAGCAGGTGGGAGTTTTGAATATCTTCGAGTGTTAATTTTGCCATTTATTTGAGTCGTCCCTCAACCCACATCTTAGCAAAGGGAGAGTCCAAATCCTTAAACAACCGAGAAGCAATTTCTACAGCCGAAACGGAATCCTGTTTAACACCTTCTTCGGGAGGTGTATCTGCTTGACCCTGATCTGCACCTTGATCGCCAAAGTAGTCGCCACCTTGATCGCCGCCATATCCCTGTAGAGCTGCAAGCTCTTGTTGCTGCTTGGCTAATTCTTCATCCTGCTTCAGTTTTTCCCACGCTTCCTTATCGAGAGAGACCTCATAGGAGTACTCTGTTCCACCGTAGAGGCTAGCGCGAACTTCATCCTTAGTAATTGCTCCCGACTGGGTTTGCAGAGCGATAAGCATATTAGTGTGAGCAGTTTGGTTGGCTACTTCATCTTTGCGACTCTCTACATAGAGGGGTTTAAACTTATAAGACCATCCTTCAGGGATCTTACCCTTCGTAGGGCCATCTTGAGCGAGCCAAATATACTTGTAAAGCATATCCAACTTGCGGTGGCGATAATTCTGCTCTTGATAGGCAGCAACGGTCTTTGACCAAACCTGATCTTCGGTTTCTCCAGTACCACCTGCCGCTAACCCTTTTGGTCCACGCCCAAAGATCATTGTGTAAGGAATCCCCACCGCAGCAACCAAATCTTCTTGAAAGCTCGCTTTCATGTCGGACAAGCCTTGGTAGTTCCGCACTAGATAAGTAAGGTCATCTTCCGAGTCTACCGACACCGCCCCCAGCTTCCGCATCTGCATCTTCATGGCGCGAAACTGTTCTGAAAGAATGGTTAAAGCTTTTGGCACTCCATTGGTAGTGGCAGCTCCACCAGCAGCTTTTTCTTGGGCAAGATTTTGTTTGATCAGGTTTTGCAGGTTCTTCATCTTGTGGAGAAGAATCGTGTGATCTTGAATCATCTCCGCCATTGCGTCGGAGACTTTTGTGTAGCGAGCAATTTCTTTGAGTGCTGAGACGATTAGCGGATCGCCCCATCCACCCGTCGATCGCAACAATCTTGGAGGTAATCGAGAACCATCAAATCGAATAATCCGCGATTTGTGAATTAAGTTGAACGAGGTGTAGTTTGAGCCTAACTTATCTATCTTGGATTTCGATTCTTGGGAGTAAAAGACCTGATAAAAGTCGGGGTCATCAGAGGGTGCATCAAGGTTTGGGAAATACGGGCGGATATCCTGCGGGTCAAGCTCGTAGATACCCTTGATGGTTTTAATTTTTGCCGTGTTAACTGGCTCGTTTGGGGGTAGCCCATCATCGATATTGACGAGAATAGCTGCGCCGCCATAAATATTCGCTAGCCAGTCAGCCTTATTAAATTTGTATTTCGCTTCTATCCTTTCTTCGTACTGTTCAAAGGCTGTGGCAATCTTGCGATCAGTGTCCTTAACTAAGCTAATCTCAGTCCATTTTCTTGTTGCCTCGTCAGGAAACACCGAGACAATTTTCTTTCCTAGCCAGTCCCTAGATAGTTCTTCGAGGGCTTTGTAGCTTAGTCTGCGCCGATCGCCTGTGCTATTCATCCCCAGATCATTCTGAGCGAGCAGGTTGTTGTTGTACTCAGCCTCATAGAGCGCATCGATAATGGCTCCGTCTTGTCTCACATAGACTTCGGGATAATCTGTTTCTTTGGACATATTCAGTGGCGATCGCGTATGTCCATCTGACAGGCGATCGCCACTGAATCAGGAGTATTTGCTAAAAAAGCAAAACAGGACTGCGTTGGCAATCCTGTTTTAGGTGATTCAGATCGGAATCTATTCTGGGATGTCTATATCCCCAAGCGCTCTTATCTTCTCTCTAAACTCTATAAATGTCCTTACCACGCCTATGTAGTCACTAAATCGAGTCTTAAGCTCAGAGACTTCTTTCTGGCTTAGCTGTAGAGACTCAATATAGTTTTGTTCTCGATCCTTGAGGTTCGCGTTCTCTTCCTTAAGATCCGCAATCTGTCTGCGTAGATCGGCGATCGCTATTAGGATCTGATCAATCTCCTCCTTTGTTATTGCGCTTGGAGGATCTTCAAACTCCCCATTCTGTAGGGCGATCGCGCCAATCTTCCGAATAGCTTCGCGGTACTGAAGTCTTTCTTTCTGGAGGTCGTAGGCACTTTTCTCGATCTTTGTATACTCTGCGTCAGTCACGTATGGAGGGGACTCCACTTCGACACACAGAAAGTTCGTGCCAATTCTTGCTAATCTATACCCAATCTCGGACTTAGCTCGACGGATATGATTTATCTGGGATTCCAGCTTTGTATAGAACTCGTCGGTCTCAACGTCGGACGGAGAAAAACCTTCGTCTAGCAAGAGCCTGCCAAGATAATCAATCTTTTTAGCGAATAGCTTCTTGGTTTCTACTGCTCGTTCGTAGTCTTCTAGCTGCTCAACATAGGTCTGTGCAAGCGTCTGAATACTCTCGTACTGCGATCGCGGAACGAACCACTTGGAAAGGATGTCGTTAATTAGATTCAAATCAATCCTCCAGCTCATCTGCGTCTGGGGGTGCGGGAGTGCTAACCACAGTAAGCCAATTAGCTTTTTGCTCAACTAAAGCCGCTTGATAGTCCTGCTCCTCAAGAGTGGAGAGATCGGGGCGCAACTCGGCTAGTTTTTCGTCAGGAATGGCAATCAATTTTTCGGCAGTTTTGACTGCGGCGATTTCTTCGGGAGTTACTTGCTGCCCAGTGAGATCTTCTAGGGTTGGCGCTTCAGGAGTTTTTTCGCCGAAGCCTTTTTTCTTGCGAGATTTCTTTTCTGGTTGAGGCTCCTCCACTGCGGCTTCCGTATTTTGAGGTAACACCGCATTGATAAATTCAATCAGTTCAGTTGCACCCAAACTTGCTGGCAAGGTGGGGATTAGCTTTCTGAGATTATTCTCCAATGCTACGCGGGGATTCTTGGCGGGGTCTGGCTCGATTTCAGGGTCTAGGTTTAGAGAGAACAAGAAAGCCGAGTCGCGATCGCTAGATTGTGTTTCCACCATTAGATCCTGAAAGGCTTTTACGGGATCTTTGGTTGTTAGCGCCGACTCATAGGCTTTGGCGGACGAAATTTTTAAAAGCGACCAAATAATCTTGGTGGCAGGATCGATCGCGGCATCGCCAGAAACGAAGGGGTACTCAACGCCGCGCACGGTGATAGTGTTACTCAACGAATTCTCCATAAATATTTAGGTTTGACTGATATCGAAAAATCACGCCGAAGGGGATATCGACTATCCATGCAGGTGACTGCTCATACTGCGTCCTTATGGGCTGTCTTGGTACAGGGGTAATATCCCGTCCGTCCCATTCGACTCCTAAGAAGTTTTTGCTGGGGATTTTAAATCTGTTGTACTTCGCGATCGCGTGAGAGATGAACGCCAGTTCGACAGGAACTTTTTGTTTGTATTCAGTCTCGTTGGCATATCCTTTGATCGCCAAAACCTCAATCCTTTGCATTCGATAAGCCCTGTTTGGGCTGTCGGGACGCTCAGAATCTTTGCCGTGGTCGCCAATTGAAGCTATGCCGACGGTCTCGCCTTCGATCACGTTGTAGTAATCCCCACTAGTGTCTAAGTGCAGCTCACTGATAATGTGTGCGACAAAGTGATTTATCGACTCGGTTATAAGCCCTTTGTAATAGTCTTCAAAGTTCATCGTGGCGATCGCAAAATATTGCCTTGATATTACCACAGAAATGCGTTATGGTTGTTATGCGATCGCCAAGTCTCAATTGGCAGGAAGAATGTCACTGGCGACAAACATAAGGATACGCGGCGAGATACTGGCGATCATCTTAAAAGAAATCGTAAAAACCACATGAAAGAACTTGAAAACAATAAAGATCTTGAATCTTTTCTAAAAGAGCTGCGAGAGCAGGCGGTTGCGGGTGACTTTGGTGTGGATGCTCTGCTTAACGAAGTAAGGAAAGCCGCAAAAAAGTGTGAAGAATTTAGGAATACAGAGTCTAGTCAGCCCAAGGATATTGAGTTTATTCAAGCTCTAATGCGATTTGCCGCTAACCAGCCCAGTCTTGCATTTCTAACCCCTTATTTTGGCAAACAAAAATCAGAAGAAGAAGTTCAGGCTATTTTTAAATCGTTGCTGCTTAGGGAGTTAGGAGAACTCAAACTCTCTGCTAATCACCACAAAGCCAGTATTCAGTTCTATCAATATGAACTAAAAAGGAACGAGAGATATCGAGCAGACATAGAAGAAGCGATCTCCAGAAATTATCCAAACCTAAAATAATGAACTTGTATATTTCAATTCTGTCGTACCTATCCCTTGGAGTTGCCTATACTCTTCTGAGGTACAAATACCTTGAAGACAACTGTATTAGGGCTTTGCGAGACAATTTTTCTTATCTGGATTCACGAACTCAAAATCTTCTGCTAAAACAGGTTCTTTTCTCCGTCGTCTTGACTTATCCTCTGTTTATTCTTGGAGGCATTTGGGACTGGATATGCGATCGCTTTAATCCGCCCGAAGACTAAAACCCATCGGGGAAACAAACTCCCCGATCGCGCAGAATTCCCGCAATATCATCCTTAACCCCTTCCCAGTATTCCCGATCAATCTTGCCGACTGCGACAGTCCGAGAAGTGGTCGGGAATTTTTGATCTTTCTCGGCATCTTTAGGATCTCGCTGGAGGTTAGCAGCTTCCTCAAGAATATCCATGACCATGCCCATGCCAAAACTCTTAAGCACCGTATCGCCAGAGCCTTTGAAATTTAGATGTACTGCGGCAATGATGCGAGCGTCCAAATTGCCTGTCGAGAGCGGTGCGGAAGGCTTGTCTTTGGACTGTTTGGGTTGACGACTTTGCTTGGCGGGATAGGTCAAACCCATCAACAATTGCAGTTGTGATAGACCAGGCATTTCCTGCTCGTAGCCAACGGGTTTAACTGGCTCGGTACAGAAGAAAAAGTTGTGGCGGGACTTAGTGGTGAGATTGTCGATATTTAGGAGGCAGTCTGGCTGGGTGCGGCGAAATATCAGCGCGATCGCCTCTAAATGTTTGCGCGATCGATATACCAAGAACTGATGCACCGTAATTTCATCCTTTAATACTGCGTCGGGCGGATATACTGGTACACCCCTGATGAGTTCGAGCATGTCGTCGATAACAGGGATTAACTCGGAACGGGTATGAAAAGATGGTTCGCGAATAAATTCCCACGACTCGTCTTCATAGTTAATTTTCTGAGGATAAATTAAGGGCACTTACGGCTAAATTGTTGTTATCGAAAGCTAATCTCAAGGTGATGTTCTGCGCGTCGGCATCAAAAGCCTCAATTACGGGCAAAACATCCTTGATGACAACATGGTACGGCACTTCGCTTTTTATTGCCACAAGATTTAATTCGATGGGGGGTAAGGGCTGATTAGTGTTAACAACAACATCGTCCACCAAAACAACTGCCATTTGAGAGACGATCCGTTTGCCATAAAAGCTCCTGTTAACTTGAAAAGTACCATCGGGTGCGATCGCCACATCATTCCCATCGGTGTATTTGTCAGCAATCCGTAACGAAATATTGTCGCAAAGAACTTTGGGCTGGTCGGTTGTATCGAGCTTATAGTTAGCCGTCAATCGCTGAGTTGGTTCTAGCCTGCCCGTACCATCTTGATTGACGTTGGCTTGAAACAAGTAGCGTTGGCGGTAGTTTTTGTGGACTTTGTAATCTGAGCCAGAGGCGATCGCCACAATCTCCGCGCTATTAACAGTCTCAAATGACAATGCGACCACAGGCATTTTTACTGGCGTACTTTCCTGTGATCGCATCTTACCGAAAAACATTTTGTCCGAGCAGGCATCTCGAAAGATCTCCTGCTCGGAGATGGCGATCGCGCCCAAGGACGGATACGCCGAAACTACTCGGCTTGGCTCCAATACAAGCCAAGCGCGGTAGAACACCATATCGTCGAGACTAGACTCCACGGGCAGCACGTAAAGCCTTGATAGACTTGGCGTGTTTAGCAGGTGCTAGGGTAACAACACCACTAGCACTTGCGGCGGTGGGTTGAGCACCGTCGAAGGACTGGAAGTCCACGCTGACTTGGAAGTAAGCATCGGCATCACCAGAAACACCAGCATTGATATTGGTGGTAAAGATCTTGCCGTAGTTGGGTACACCGCTCGCAGCCGTCGCAACGGTCGTACTGGAAATTGTAAAAGATGTGCCAGTCTCGGTAACAGCGATCGTGTGGGCTTGACCAGGAACTACCGAGGTTACGGTAATCGTGTAAGGACTAGCGACAGAAGCGGTGCTGGCGTAGAGATAAGGATTGAGGTTGATTAGAGCCAAGACAATTTCGATTACATCAGCAAGGCTGTCGCCAGACTGAACCGTGTAAGTCAACTCGCGAGTCTTGGGAGATCCAGAACCGTCGGTTGCCGAGACAATAACAGTGTCGCCTGCGGTAGGAGATGTTGCGGCAATAGTAAAGGTGGAAACTTGAGCGATCGCGCTAGGGTTGAAAGATAGGTAGTGGTCAACTGTGTTGCGCTTGTTGGAGCCTACAAAGTTGACACTAGTTTGAGCGGTCAGAGGCAGTGTTGTAGGGGTCGAAGTGGTCGCGGTTTGACCGTAAGTAATCGAAGATACTGCTTGAGCCGAAGCTTCGGGGCTGTAGGAAGGCATTGAAAGTAATCCTCATGAGGGAATCCCCCGATACTTTCAGTTAAATAAGAAGGCTGTTTTTTTTTAGAGGAATTAGCGAATGTTATTCCCTATTTACCCTCGTTCTTGAGGTAGAATTACTTCAATCGATAACAAGCAGGGGTCTTCACTTGGTGATTACGCAACAACTACGGGGGCTAGAAAGCTTCCTGTCGGAACTATGCCCGTCACACGGATCTGGAATTGAATTAACTTCGATAGGCGATCGCGTCGTTAAAATTGCGTGTCAATACGAGGGTCACGCAAGAATTATTAGTGATCTGCTAAAGCTGCAAAAAAACATAGCCAAGCTCGAAGGGCTTGGCTATGAAAAAGCAATAATTGTCTTTGCCAGCGCGACAAAGAAAGAAGTTATCTTGACCGTAGAGACCTGTGACTATCTTCCCTGATTGGCTCAAAGCCTAGTGGCGTTGCTAGCAGCTCCGCCACTGAATAGGGATCTCCATTCTCTTTCTTAAGGACTTCGAGCTTTGCTAGTTGCTTAACAATGCTCCTGATTTGTCCTAGATAAGAGCTTTCAGAGATTTTGTTTATGATCAGTTCTAGCTCCATCCTCACAAAGTTTTGTCCATCTTCGTTCATCTGATCGACTAGCGATCGCAGAACCCCGTCTTGAGTTATTCCTCTTAACGTCATTTGCTCTCTAACGTACTTACTCAGCAAGTCAGAGATGGTTGTCTCGGATTCCATGCGGTTTTCTTTTGTAGGTATTGTCTTCGACTCTATAGCCTCGACCTTCTTCCGCGAGTCGGCGGAAGGCGCTTTACTGGCAACTATTAGCGGGATCTCCTTCCTTATCCACGCATTTTTGGGTAGTTTGCCATCATCATTCGTGTCTAAATAATCAAAAACGTTGTAATCCGAATCCACACTTCCCGTCATACAGAAGAGGAGGAATAATTTAGTCCAAGCTTCGTTCACTTTCGAGTCAGAATATCTTTGTTCTATTTCAAATCCGCGAGCCATCTCAGTAAGCTCCCCCCGCAGCCTTTCCTGAGCGGAAAATCTGTCCTTAGCTGTCAAGTTTGTGCCGTCTAGTTTGAGCAGATAGATAATAAACTGCTGCATGTAATTACCAAACTCCGCTTGGCTCATTACCATTACATCTTTACGATAGCGCGAGAACCATCTTGAAAATGCCTTAGATCGAATTTTTGTTCTAGGGTCGTCCTTCCCCTTCTTGAGACTGCCTTGCTTTTCTTTGTCTTTCACCATAGTTGCCGAAGGCATAATTTTCCTCTTGTTTTGCCACAAAATTAAAACATTTTTACGTTATATATGGTATCCTTATGAGGTGTCCATATATTGGATCAAATCCTAGTATAAGGATACACCAAAAAACGGAAAAACGAGTATGTCTAACTCTAGTTCTGCCACAAAATTGGCGATCGCAAGATTAAAAGGATCTGACCTGCCTATTTTTGTTCCAGTTTCAGTCTCTGAGAAAGTCGCAACCCTAGTCAGGGAGTGTATTTTACAGTCCGACAGTTTAAAGATATTAAAAGTTACTACTACAGTTTACAACGAGCTTACTAAGCATTTAAAGCAGTACGAAAAGCCAAAATATACCATTCCTCAGTATCTTTTGATGCTCCTATATACGGTTTCTACTACTTCAGAATTGATCGAAAAACACAACAAGGGTTTAATTTCAGATGACGAGTTTATTAACTGTATCAAAAACAACAAAAACGCAAACGGGACTAAAACCTCCCGCAAAATGGGTCGGAAGAAAGCAAGCGTTGATGCCAGCGATCGCGCAGTACTTCCCCGCGAGGTTCACAAAAGAACCAGTTCCAAGGTTTCTTGATTTCAAAAAGGGTGTCGGCAATTTCCACGACCCTTTCGTTGGTACTGGTAGTGCATTTTTGTATTTTGCGGATGGATTTCGAGGCGATCGCAAGATTTTTATTAGTGACAGTAATCCTGAACTCATTAATATTTGGCTGTGCATTCAAGCCGATCCTCTAAGGCTTTTAAGATCCTTGCTTGAATACAAGCGCCCTGTATTTAACAGCGCCGAATCGTACTATCACGAAAGGCAGATCTTCAATCAGCAGTTTAAAGGTTCTTACGACTACGAGCTAGCAGCAAGAATGATCTACTTAATTCAGGCTGGTTTCAATAGCCTATGGAGGGTTAACAGCGACGGTGAAATGAACACGCCTTTTGGCTCTCAGAAGCAAATTGCCCTTCTTACCGAGAATGATTTGACCGCGCTTTCGGTTCTCCTTCAAAAAGCGACAATCAAACATCAGCCTTTTGAAGAGTCGCTAAAAGATGTACAACCCAATGATGTCGTCTATCTCGACCCGCCATACATTGAAGTCAAAAAGAATTCCTTCAATAAATACACCACAAAAGGTTTTAGCAGAGAGCAGCAGATACTCCTCCGCCAAGAAGCCGATCGCCTGCACGATCTAGGCGCTTATGTATACGCCAGTAATAGCGATACCCCCTTGAGTCGCGAAATTTGGTCGGGCTGGAAAATCGCAGAACTGACGAGATCGGGCTGCATGAACTCAGATGCAACCAAGCGTCAACGGGTTGGAGAGTTGTTATTTTATAAATAAAAAAAGCCAGTCGCGGGACTGGCTACAGGTAAAACAACAAAAGACAACTAAGCGGAAATCAACATATACCGAGCATTTGTGGAGAACAGCTCAGGCACTTATGGATATTAGCACAGAATTAAAACAAATCACTGTGAGATCGATGCGAGGAGGCAGCTTTTCGTTCGGTCCTCACGATATTCGAGTCGATCGCGGGTCGATCTTAGGCAATCCCTACGAGATGGCGAAAGATGAATCCAATCGCGATCGCGTATGCCTTGCCTACAAGCACTGGCTATTTGCAAATATTCGGTACTGGCTGGACATGAAAGAAAAAGGCATTGCAAAGGCTCTCTGGTGGCATATCGATCCAAAGAGCATAGCGATCGCCTCGGATTTAAGAATTGCTCCGTCGTGGAAGCAGTTCACTGTTGCTCAGGTGGAGAGTGAATTTACTCGCCTCTGCTATGAAGCAACCCAGCACGATATCAACCTCATTTGCTGGTGCTTTCCAAAAGCTTGCCATGCGGATGTACTGCGAGCAGCCTTGATCTGGTACTACGAGGAGCATTACTTAAAGGAGTGCTCACGGATTGAAACGACTATTAAAGAATTTTTTAGGTAAACACTATGAGAAAACAAGTCCACTATGCCGTTCGCGCCGTTAAAGCCTTGATGGATGGCGATGTTGTAACAATCGATGGGATGGATTATATCTATCAAGACGGGCAGATACTGATAAGGGCTACTCGCATTGAAGACGGCGTTGAGTCTGAAGTATGGCTGGGAGGAATGTGCTCCGAAATGAGTCTCGACTACTTTTTGAATTACTGCGCCAACAAAACTTTTGAAGATCAAGTTCTCGATTTTCCCGTAAAAATTCCATCACGGTACTAATATGAATACACAAATTAAGCTCAGGCATTCCGTTGTTTTACCTACACCCCTAAAAGTTGGCGATCGCGTAGAAATCGCAGGTCCATCTCGCCACGTTGGAATTATTACGGAGATTAAAGATAGTCCATATTCGGGGCTATCCTACAGCGTCAAGTTTGGCAGCAATATCCGTCTTGACCGTATCGCCCCAGAAGCCTTGACAAAGTTATGATTAAGAAGCGTCCAGCGATCGGGCGGCTAGTAAGGTTGCCAAGTAAAATCGTCACTGTTGTGGGGTATAAGGATGGGGTTTTTCTAGTCCGCGTCGGCACGGGAAAGACTCAGAAAATCACGGAATCGTTTCTTATGGCGCACGGCGTTCTTGTCGAGAAGGAGTGGCGCGAGGAGAAGAAGTCTGCACCCAAACAGGAATACGTGAACCGAGAGTTTAAACGCTTCTTTGAGGAGCGAGCCGAAAGGGACTACCAAGAAAAAGTTCTTAAGGGCTTTAAGATTGAGGATGAAGTTATCGAAGGATTTGAGGCGATCGCGGAGGAATAAATGGATATCGAAGAACTTGTTGCCGCAGCATCCGTAAGTCGGCATATATATCTTGAGCGCGTCGGCAAAGGTAGGCTACCAAAAGGATTTCCCTGTGGTGAGCTAATGTGCGTTAATTCGGACGGCAACCGAACTTATTTATTTGATTCGGCGAAAGTCTTAAAGTGGTGTCGAAAGCAAAATAATCAGGCGATCGCGGAGGAATAATGCGAAAAATAGACAAGGACTACAGTTTTACAGAACGAGAGATTCAGGCGTTAATGTTGATATGCACTATTGGACGAGAAGACTGGCTCACTAAAGAGGTGAAGGAGATATTGTCGCAATACATAAGCAGAAAGATGTATCACAGGACTGCTTCTCAAGTCTTTGCTCACAGAAAAAGAGTTCTGGGTTCTTTCCCTAGCAATGCGGGTAAATACTTACTTGAAAGGCGAACTAGCTTTATTGAGCGATCGCGGAGGAGTGAGTAAAAATATAAAAAGACGATCCGACGTGAGATCGGATCGTCTTTTTATATTTTGGTAGGCTGTGAAACAACTAATACAAAAGGGTTTTAGGGTATTGGAAGGAATTTTGGTAAGGTGTGAATCTCGCTGCTTTTTAATTACGCGAATACACGTAATTCATATTTACCAATACCTCTAGCTAGCGATCGCCATTAATTTAGTCAACCCAGCCTTCCGCAACATCTCTTGCTGGAGCTTGGTTTGAAAATATGGCTTATCCTCAGCACTTGCTACTCGATACAGTTCCAGCCAGTATTTCTCCCGCTTCTCGCAGTGTATATGCTGAATCTTGGCGATCGCACGGTCAACCACTGCCTTGACATCGCCAGCGATCGCCTCTTGCATTGCGTAAGGTATGTCCGAAAAGTCATCGTTCAGGAATTTATCCCACAGCGCACAGTGATCGTCATGGGCAAATTCGATCTCTTGAAGCAGGATATACCCCCGCAAATCGGGATGATGGACAAAGGCTTTTAGTATCTGCATTTCGGCTAGTTGCAGAGCAGTATAACTGGGTTTTGCGGCAACCTGTGGTGATTCAGATCGGAATACCGATCGCGCAAGTCGATGTAAATCCTCCTCAATGCGTACGGCAAGGCGAGCATTTCCCTGAGCTAACTTCTGAGCACACTTATGGGTATAGTGGCTACGTCGGGCATCCATCGGCAATGGGGCGAGTATTTGCGCGATCGCTTGATTAGCTCGCTGGAAGTCGGCAGAATTGTTAAGGTCTTTGCCCTTAATCTCAAGGTCAATTAACCAGTCAAGGTATAGCGGCGCTTCGCGGAGCAGCGATAAGTACGCTTCAGAACCATAAGTGGTTAGGTACTCGTCGGCATCTTTTTTGCCCTCAATGGTTAGTATCCGTAGATTTACCGTACCATCCAGAACTAGCTCTAGGACTTGACTTACGGCTTTTTTAGTTGCCGTAACACCTGCTTTGTCCGAGTCGAAGTTGCAAACTATACGCTTCGACTCAGTATGGCGTAAAACCTGTTTAATTTGAGCGGCGCTAAGCGCTGTGCCCATTGAGCCGACTGCATGGGTAATTCCATTTTGGTGCAGGGAAATCACGTCGAGGTGTCCTTCGACAATTACCGCCTCGTCGTTCTTGGCGATCGCCTCACAAGCTTTGTCTAGTCCAAACAGTAGTTCACCCTTTTTGAACAACTCGGTTTCGGGCGAGTTGATATACTTTGCGCCGTCGTCCTCACCGCTTAGCGATCGCGCAGAAAATCCAACCACGCGACCACGGATATCGGCGATCGGGATAATCAGGCGATCGCGAAATCGGTCATAGTAGCCTTCGTTTTCTTTGCGAGGTATCGCCAACCCCAATTCTTCAAGAGTTTGAACGGGGATATTTAACTCGGCAAGGTTACTCCACCCCGCAGGCGCGTAACCGAGCTTGAACTTATTGCAGGTATCTCTGGTGATTTTGCGTTTTTCTAAGTAGGCAAGGGCTTTGGTGTTGAGCTGTTGCTGGTAGTAACGAGTGACTTTAGCTATTTGATCGAAGAGGTATTCCCTGTGCGATCGCTCCTTAACGATTTGCTCGGCATGTTCTGGCTCTTCGGTTCTTACTTCAACCCCGTAACGACCAGCCAAATCTAGTACGGCATCTGGGAACGATTTATGACCAATCTCCATCATAAACTTGATCGCACCACCCGACGCACCGCAGTTATGGCAGTAATACATGCCTTTGCTGGGGTCTACCGAGAGGGCGCTGGGATTCGTGCCGTTGTGAAATGGGCAAGCGCCACGAAATGAGTGACCCGACCGCTTAAGTACGACGTTTTCGCTAACGACATCAACGATGTCGGCTTTGTCGTTTACTGCGGCGATCGTATCAGCATGGATTCGGAATGATTTAGGTTTGGCGGATTGCATCTTGATCTTCCCTATCTACGCGAGCTTCTCCCTCTAAAACTTTTTGCAGGTCTAAAACTCTGAAGCCGACTGGGTTGCACTGAGTTAACTTGGCTGCGTCATGGATGGCATGACCATACTCTTCGTAAATCTTTCCCTCTTCTACCCCCGCTTCGGCGCAGGCAGGGCCAGAATAAGGCTCGGAGGTGTAACGACTCGATTTATTGATGATGTACTTAGGCATATTCACCTCTTGAGAATCTTTTGTACGATCGCTTGTTGTCGTTAAACAAATAGGAAGGACTGAACTTCATCAGCCTTGGTTGCGACCAACGGCAAGTGCTGACGCAGTATCTTGTACCCTTGCATCTCCCAAGTCAAAGCAATCCTCTCCGCTAGCTCTAAAGCGTCATAACAAGGATTTAATCGATGAAAAACACCGCTCAGTAATTCGTACCCACACTCAGGGGGGAGTTGCTCAAGATCTTGGATTAGCTGAGTAATTTTAGTACTTACCGTGATACCACCTTGATTAACAAAAATAGTCGCGTCAAATGTTTTGCTTAGACCTTTCAAATTGATTGTCATTTTGTTCTTCCTATATCTTTTGCGCGATCGCTTGCTTATGGATGCGATCGCTATGTGTTTGCACTGCCGCCAATTCCCGCTCAAGCTGATCGAATGTCACTCCATCCCTCTTGTCGCCGTCAACCACTGGGGTTAGTACGGGGTTGATAACTGGGGAGTAGACACACCAGCAGATAGCGATCATGTCGAACTCGGAAGACAATCCTTCAGCCTTAAAGACCTCTACCGAATCAACAACCCAATCGGACTTACGAGAATGTGTAGTCCCATCGTCACGCTGATGGGACTTGAGAGACTCGGTTACTGTTACTGGGTGGATAGGTCGATCGCCTTTCTTTGGCACGGGTTTTGATGAGTAGCTAAGAACCGTGTAGAGGATGTCGGTAAATAGATTGCAGTGAGTTAGCTTGCGATCGCTAGCACCCTCAGTTTGTCCCACTTTTGCCTTATAGATAATATATTTACTCACTGTCATTGTCTCCGTATGTTCTGGGGAATTTTGCTTCGCCTTTGTAGAAGCAGTTGTGTGTCAGGATTGGATCTCTTGTCAGCTCGTAATGAGAGTAATCCCAATCGTATTTCTTAGCCATTTTTATACATCTTTCTTCGCTTGACGCGCTGTGAGTTGTATAAAACTCCTGTTCTTCGTCGTCGTCATTCTGTGGCAAAATCTCGTTAGCCATTAGACCTCTCAGATAGGTTTGTTTGGTTAGAGGTGATTGCTTGTTGAGAGCAGGCGATCGCCTCGATAGAAATATTATTGCAGAAGTATTGCCAAAACGTCAACTATTGTTTTACACTTAGAGCATATTAATTCGGTGTAGCGATATGACTAGTTCTACTTTTGTTGTTGAAGTACCTGTAGAGGTCGGAGACCTACCCCAAAAAATATGGGAGGCTCGGAGACTTTGCCGACGCAATCATGTTGATTTGTGTAGGGATGCTGGCATAACCCGACAATATTGGACACAAATTGAGAAGGGGCAACGCAAATCAATCCCTTTACACACACTAAGAAAAATAGAAAAAGCTTTAGGCGTTGATTTTGGTATTCAGGCTTAGAAATTATGAAAAAGTTAGACCCCGATGAAATTATCAACATCAGCTTTGGCTGGTGCTACTTACTTAAAAATGGCGATCGCGTCTGGGAGCAGGACGACGAAGCTATCTGGGCGCATGATGGTGAGGGTGAAATTCGGTGGGATCGTGTCAAGGATATTGAGGCGATCGCTGCTCAAGACCCCACCGCCAGATACTTGCTAGTTGTAGACGGAGCCATGTATTCGCGAATATACGAGCGCTTTGCAACTGGCTGGGTGCAGATTAGGCAGATGCTCGGATTTGCGGATGACTACAGCGCTGAGCTTTTTCAAGAAGAGTTGGAGCGGATTGTTCGTGAAAAGACATTGTGTTTTGTTGAATAGGCTGCGATCGCATAAAAATCGAGGAGAAAACCATGAGTTACGACGGGAACATTTACGAGGATGCTATGGAATCAATTTCACAGTTATCCTCAACGGAAAATCTTTTGTCTTGGGCTAAGAAACTGCGAGAGGCGGCTGAAGTCGAAACGTATCGCAGTCAGTTTTTGATAAATACAGCGTGGAATCTTGAGGAGTGCGCGTGGATGCCTGAGCTATTACAGCAGCTTGAGGATATGGGGATCAAAAGAAACACAATGTTTGGCGGCGCTCCGACTGGGAGGGGGCAGACAGGATACTGGACCCATTTAGCCCCCAAGGACTGCGATTTCGATCCTTGTATCTCACCCGTGTTTGGTAAGACTGAGTATGAGTCACTGAAAGAGGCGATCGCGCTGGAGGTACAAATCCGAGAGTATATGACTGGTTGGAGCAAAATACCCTTTGCTTGTTCTATACCTGCGGAAGTAGGCGATCGCTAATTTTTAATCCGCAACGTAATTTTGTTGTGCTATTGTTGTAATCACCAAAGAAGCAAATGAGAGACCCACCTGCTAAAAATAAGCAAAAAATAAAAGAGCCAACCGCCAAGTCGCTCTTTCATTCTTTGAAAATGATTGTTTGTTTCACTTCAGTTTCGGTTGTTCCTTCCACCTCGTCGTTTACACGCCTTGGCTGTTTGTGTTCAACACGACACTAATTTCCTGAATACTCTAACACATGGCGATCGCTTTGTGAAGGGGAATTTACGGAATTGGTGAAAAAACTGGAAGACAAGTGGTTTCTTGGGAATCTCAAGAACGCTTTGGTTGTTTTTTACACTTTAGTTTCGTAGGAAATTTAGTTATGCTCTCAAGCGAAGAATACATACGCGACAGACAAGACTTCGGTTGCTGGGAAGCCCGTATATTTTACTCCCCAGAATTAGATGCCGTTGTTGCGGCAGGTTTTATGGATGGGTTGATCTTCAACAAGGAAGAACTCTTCCAGCTAGGCTCATTACTCCTTGATGCCTCAATTAACGTTTCGGGTAAAGACATCTGCCACCTCAATAATCGGACATCGGCGAGAGGTCGTTCTGACAAGGATTTTTGGCTACAGCGCAAGAATAGATCTGGACTCGTGTATCTAATCAAGGCGATCGGGACTAACTACTACAAAATTGGTAGAACAAAAGATATTGAGACTAGATTAGAGACCCTGCAAAAGTCATCTCCATTCGACCTCTCGCTGATTCTTGCCATAGAAACATCAGACTCTTTGGCTCTAGAGAGGTACTTCCACGATAAGTACAATGATTGTCGAGTTAGGGGTGAGTGGTTTGAGCTAGATGAGTATGCGATCGCTGAATTTATGAGCTACGAGGAGGTCGCGTGATGAAAGGATACGAACAGACCTGCCCCAAAGTCGAAGCGATCGGGCAAATCAACTTTCACGGCGACGGTGTTTTTACGCCAAACAACTGGTATCACAACATCTGTCACAAGAACGGTAAACCCTATCTCGAAGCAATAATTCTTCTTGCGGATATTGTTTCTTGGTATTTGCCCATCTACGAAAGAGATGAAGTCACTGGCAAGACGATTGGGGTCAGGAAAAAATTCAAGGCAGACAAACTCCAGCGAAACTACGACTCTTTTGCGGACCATTATGGCATGACCAAAGATCAAGCTAGAAATGCTCTGAAACACCTAGAAAGAGACGGACTCATAGACCTAGAGCTAAGAACAGTCGAAACTTCAGTACAAAAGCTTGGAAATGTTTTGTTTATCGGTGTTTACCCAGAAAAAATCAAGGATTACACTTTCACCCTCTCGCCAAAAGAACAGACCCCTGTGCTCACAGAAACCGATAGGGGTATCGACAGAAAAGCAGAGGGGTCTGCACAGAAACAGACAGCACTCCCCACAGAAGCCCAGACAAATACAGATCAATCTACAGATCTTTCTACTGATCAATCTACTAAAAATATAAGAGCGGATGAATTTTTTGCGATCGCTCCTTCGTCGCAAATCCAAGAAAATTCTTTTCCCGCACAAACAGAAAATCCGAGAATTGAAGAAACCCCAACACCCCCTACCCCCTCTTCCCCTTCCGCGCCCGAAAATATCGGCAAGGCGATCGCGCCCTCGGTAGCCACCTCAAAACAGGCAGAAGCGTATATGCAGTTTGAGCAGCGCTTTAGCCAACCAAAACCTCAAAACCGCCACGTACCCAAACTGCTTGTGGAGGCTGGCTATGCAGAATGGCACAACGGCAAACACCCGAACGACTGGCGCAAATCCTTGATAGATGTTTGCATCCAAAGGAAGAAAAAGCGTGGCGATGAAGCGACTGTAGGTGCAGCCACCGACTTTATTTTTAACGTAATGAAAGACTGTATTTCCCTCGGATTCTGGGGTAAGTTCCAAGAGCTTGTTGATCAAGCCCTAAAGCTCGAAGCCGTCGAAGCGATCGCCGCACAACAAAAACAAATTGAAGATCAGCGATTCGAGCAACAGCCAGTTGAATCTAACGCCCCCACAATGACTCTTGAACTTCGCAAGCAATATGCTGCCGAATTGAGACGTAAAGCCAACAACATGAGACTAATTGCTTAAAACTATGAAAGACCCACAACAGATCCAAAGACTCAACGCTCAGATCGAACCTAGCAACGTTGAAGCCGAACAAACGATCATTGCGGGGGTTTTTGAAGGTGGAAGCCTTCTTAGCCTAGTCGCCGACGCAATCACACCTGAGATGTTTTTTTCGAGCCTTCTAGGGGCATTTTTTAGGGCATCGTTGTTTTTGAGAAATAGCGATCGCGACATAAACACCCTAACCTTAGCCGCCGCGCTACAGGAGATGGGTTTTAAAGACTTTTACGGCTTTGACAGTATCTCGGCGCTAGTCCACAACACCTATGCCGACATTATGGGCAGCACGTATATTCAAAGTCCAGCCCACTACGAATCTGCCGCCGCCCTAATCCGTGAAGCCTCCGTAAGGCGAGACCTGATTAAAGCTGGCAGAGCAGCGATCGCCGCAGCCTACGATCAAGAAATATCTGTGCTTGATGCCTGTACTAAAGCTCAAGATTTGATTGGGGATGCTATGACATCATCTCAGGTTCGTAGTACCGTGTTTGAGGTTGGTACAACCTACACAAACATGTGTGCGGAACTTCTCGATCCTCAAATTGGAGAGTTCAATCCCGTAATCCCCAGTGGTTATGCGGCGTGGGATGAAATGCTTGAAGGTGGTTTTCGGGGTGCTGAACTCGCGGTTATTGGTGGAGACTCGGCGATCGGTAAGTCGATGCTCTTGTTTGGTGCGGCATGGAATATGGCGAAATTCCTTTCGGATCAAGGTAGGGTGGGTTATATCGGCTCGATGGAAATGTCCACTCGTAGCGTTGTGCATCGCTGGATTGCTTCCGAAGCGCAAGTGGCTTTATCTCGGATGCGTCGCCGAGAATTAAGCGAAGCCGATTGCGAAAGGATTATGAAGGCATCTAGCGCTGGCGAAATGTTGAATAACCTTGTAATTGACGAGGACAACAAGGCTACTATCCCCCAAATGCTTAACCGAGCCAAAGAATTTGCACGTAAACATGCTAGAAAATATGGCGGTAGCGGCGAGCTTGGCTTTATGGTTATCGACAACATCAAGATCGCCGAAAAAGGTGGTGACGATTTCAACTTGGTTAACCGATACCTCAAAGATCTCAAGGGGATTGCAAAGGATTACAACATCCCGATAATCTCTTTGTCTCAGCTAACTAGAGAATCCCTGTTAAAAAGTTCTGACAAACGCCCTACTGTTGAGGGGTTGTATGGCGGCAAAGCGATTGAAGAAAATGCTGACGACATTTTTGGCTTGTATCGAGGTGTTAAGTACGACGATTTCTCTATCCCCACAAACCGAGCTGAGATTATTCGTCTGAAAGGTCGAAACTCAGACCAGTCAAAGGAAAATAGAACGATTTTGCTTGGCTTCAATGGCGCTCTTTCTACTTTTTACGACCTTGGCGAACCAAAACTAGCCCAAAAATCGGAGCAAAAACAAGCGATCGCCACACCAGTCACCGAAGACATTAACTACTTCGGCGATCTCGAAGATGGATGTCAAGTTGTTCTGGATATTTCCTACTCAACACCTGAAGAAAAATCGGAGATCAGCGATCGTATCAACGCAAAGCAGCTACCAAAGCCCAATGAAGTCTGTGGAGTAACCCGCCTAAGCGTTTGCGAAACTCCTGAAGTAGGTAAATTTGGGGTTGCCCACCTAATACTGCCCGACAACTCCGAAATGAAGGTTGCAGTAGACGAATTGCGCCGAGTCAGTTAGTAAAAAGCCCACGAGACCCATTCTTGTGGGCAAAAACACACAAAATTACAACAAAACTATGCAAGAAGAAATCTCACAACAGGAAATCGCTGCGATCGCAGCCGCAAAACTGAAAAGAATGCAGCGATCGCAACAACAAGAGCCGATAACGAAGGTCGAGCCAAAAACTCCAAGTCCCGCACCAGCAAAACAGTCAAAATCAGCAACAAACAGCTACTGGAACAAACCTCAAAGCAGCATCGACATCGTGAAAAACCCCAAGCACGTTGCCGATATTTACACCATGACCCCGTGGATACCCCAGCCACAGGTAGATGATATCTGCGCGATCGCCGAAAGACCCTACGGCGACTGGATAGACCTCGAAGCGCAGCATATCGAAGGCAAGTGGGATAGGCAAAGATTCATTGAGTCAGCCTATAACTGGCCTTTCCGCGCCAAGATGCGATGTGTTGAAATTTCTGAGGACGGACTGATGGCAACAGTATCCGTCTCAGGAGTCCGCAAACGATTACCACTAGTGTGTTTATGGGAGATGAATGAAATAGTTGACACTATGACTAATAGTGAGTATGATGAATCTTGGTTTCAGGTAAGACAATTATGACAAAGACTTTAATCTGTAGAGAGATTAAGTGCCTGTATTTCGACGTTTCAGACCCAATGAGTTCTGGTTGTAAATTCTACGAAAGCGCTCGTCAATGTCACCTACTGTCTGGGATGCTTTCTACTGAAAAGACAGCACTGGCGACTGACTACGAAATAATTGCTGAAGATTTGTATACGGCTGAAGACCTGATCAGGGTTGAAAACGATTTTTACATTAAATGTTCTGAAAAGTATTTACGCGATTGTGAGCTTCAGGGGCTTACACCTGAACCCGTAAGAGAAAATGTTCGAGCATGGTTTCGTAGATGACTCCAGCAACTAAAGCAAGATTCACAAATAGGCGATCGCCTTCTCTGCCTCGTTTTTTAACATTTTGTGGCAGTTAAAAGAAAATGTTTGACAGTATGCCTAGTAGTGTGTATGATGGTATTTAGTTTCAGGTAAAACAATATGACGAATAGCTTGGCTGTGACCTACCAATCGCTCCCACAGAAAGAACAGCTTGAGATACTAGCAGGAGTATCACACCTTATGATAAAGGTAATGGCAGGTAAAATCCCAACAACAGAAGAGATGGACTTGGCTTCAAAAGCCCAGACCCATCCAAGCCTATTTTTAAAATGCTTCTCTGCCGAACTTATGGGAGAGGAGTGGAGACCAAAGCTATTGCCTCAAGGCGGAGAAGGGTATATTATTCGCTGGAAATCCGATGAATACGAAGAGGTAGAGACCGACTCCTATCCCTTTAAAAAGAGGGTTTACAAAGAAGAGGGCAATGGACTTGAAATCCAAAGCTACGAGCAGGCGATCGCCAATTGTGAATTTCTAAATAAGCAATACCCAGAGAGGACTTACTGGCACTTCTGGGTAAACCAAGACATCCTCAACAACGCAGAAAGCGAGGGTCTTCAACTCATAGACACTGTTGCTCAGCATCTCTTTGAGGCTCTATCACAGGCTCATGGTTAGTTTATGACCCCAGAAACTAGAGCGCGATTCAAAGAATGGGCGATCGCCTACTGGAAGAAAAATCCAAAGTTACTGAAGCCACCCGATGACTTTCTCACGCAAGGACAGCAGTTGGCGATCGCTATCTACCATGCCATTCCCGCCGATGGGAAGTTTATTAAAGCTGATGCGATCGCTACTAAGCTCAAACGCAAAACCAGACAAATAGAAGAGATTCTGGGGCTAATCAAAGAGCCGTGGCATCTCAAGTCAAGTAAAAACAACAAGGAAGGAGGATATACGAGAAATGAGTGACACAGTTGGTTTGATTTTTGGTAAGGAAGATAGCAGGACAGAGCAGGAAATCTCTGAGCTTGCGGAGGTCGTAAAAGCGGCTGGAATTAAGAGAAACCCTGCCATGTTTGCAAGATTTATTTACACACTCGACAAGACAAAAACCTGTCACCCGTCGATTGACCGTGAAGCCTTTCTGCTAACACTTCAAGAAGTATGGGAAGAGAAGGGACTCCAAGGACTTTCTCTCGCTGAAGAAATATATCAAAGAGGTTTTACAAGATGATTGAAAGGCAAGTTAAACTGCTGGTTCTAGACAAAGACGGTACACTCGTTCGCCCCAAATCTGGCAATACCTTCGTCCAGCACCCCGAAGATCAGGAGCTAATCGAAGGAGTGGCTGAAGCTATTCAGAGGTATGTTGCTGATGGATGGCAGTTGGCGATCGCGTCAAATCAGGGTGGATGCGAAGTGCGATGGTGTCACCCCGCCGAATTACCTGTAGGTAGTTACTGCAATGTAGATAACATTGCCATCAAGGTTGAATACCTTCAAGACACTGGTGAGTTTATACTCGTAAATGGGCATCACCCACTACCAAAAACTAGGTTTGCGAAGTTCCAATACAAGACTCTCGGCATAGCGATCGCAGAGATGCAGTATGCGATGAAGCTGATCGGCATTCAGTATCATGGTCTATTCTGTCCAGACATGCAAGGGAATGAATGCTACATGACTTCGGACTTTGCTGCTCCGCCATTACACAAGGTTGATAGATACAAACACTTAATAGGCTCGTTCCGTAAGCCCAGTGGTGGAATGTTGCTAGCATTAAAGCAGCACTTTGAAACACATCTTGATGATGTTGATCGGCTGCTCATGATCGGCGATCGTCCCGAAGATTTGGGATCGGCTCAAGCCGCAGGATTCGATTTTGTGTGGGCAGAAGACTGGCGAAATAACGAACTAGACAAAGTTCTGCCCTACAGGAGCGAAGAATGGATCGCTCTGAACTCCTAACTCGCATCCAAGTCCAGCGAATGTGGCTAGAGGACATCCGTGGCAAGTCTCTAGCTCCTCAGTTGGAGATTTGGAAGAACAAATACCTTGCCGCAAATAATCTCACGCATCTGGATGCTCAGGGGCTGGAGCAACTGCTTAAGGCTCTTGAGTCTATGACTAAGGCTACGGTGAGTAACGCCGAGGAATTGGATAGTCAGATGCGCGAGAGGATTAAGAGTGGCGACTACTCGATTCGATTTGTTGAAAAGATTGTTGAAGATGATGAATATTTTTAGGAGGAGGTAAACCCCAACCATGCGAAACGCCTACTTAACACTTTTTGTGATCAACACCCGTTCAGGACTCGCAGTTAATTATTCAATCAATACCGCAGCCGACCAGAAGGAGGCTAGAGCCGATGCTCTACTACTCATCGATGAGAGATATCGAGGTCAAAATATTCAGGTTCTAGAAACATCTATTATTCCAAACGAAGTTATCGATCAGGTTTATGAGTCTCGACACGAGTAAACTCGATCGCCACTTTTTCAGATCTGAATTACCACAAAAGCACAATGATTTTAGAGGCCTATTATGAAACGTGGGTATCTCGCCCCATTCAAAAGAGAGCTAAAGGTCGAGCCACCTATAGTAAGCCGCAGTGGGAGCATACCTCAGACACAGAAGAAGAGGCGATCGCTCACAACAAGATGCTTTCGGCTTACTACCCCGACTGGAAGATTGAAATCAGGGCTGTCGAACAAAAACGAGAATACTGGGATGTCAAGACTGCGGCAGTTCGAGATTAAAGAAGATTGTTGAAGATGATGAATATTTTTAAGAGGTTAATATGGCAAGTGTCAAGCATTATTTAAGTTGCCCAGCTAAGCCCTACGAAGAAGGGATACCCTTATACTCCGATCGCCTGAGAGAATGGTTTCACGATATCGGTGATGTCTGGGAATACTACGAAGATCAGATCGGAGAAGATGAGGATATTGATCTTGAATGGGCGGAAGCCAAGCAATCGCCTCAAGGTATTTGTGAAATGGCTCGTCTTTTCTTAGGTAGACCAGTTTATTTGCCGTGGGCTGAGATTCCTGAATTTGATCTACCTGATGGTGTTGACGATATCTCGGAAATACTGCCGCCAAGCCACGAGATCAACATAAAACTTGCCGAGTTAAACAAGCTTATCGAAGAAACAAAGCTGGTTGTTTGCTACGAGGAGTCTAGCTACCGCCCAGATCCAGAAACCTTGGACTTTAAGTGCGCGATCGTCGCTTTTTTTAGATCTGAATTACCACAAAAGCACAATGAAAGCTCGACAGTTCGAGATTAAATTTAGAAACCATCCAGAGTGCGATCGCCTAGTCGAAGCCACCAGTCATGCCAAAGCCAAGATGAAGCTCGCCTACGAGTTGGTTGAGGCGGGAGTATTTAATACTTTTGGAGAGGCTTTACTGGCGATCGCCACCTGCCGAGTCTTACAGCCAATGAAGCGAGGGAAACCCGAAGGGTGGTATCGGGTGAACCCTAAACGAAAAACAACAAGGAACAAAAAGCAGTGATTGACAAAACAAGATTAGAAATAGCGAACAAGGTCTTAGCAGTACTCAGTGAGTCTTATCGTAAGACTGAGTTTGTAGTTAGCGATCGCAACCGACTTTACCTGAACTGGTTCGATTATTACGGCAAGGCATATAGTCGTCCTTGGGCAACAAGATGTGGCTCGGCGTATCCAAGCTGGAGCGACAAACTGTCTTGCGGCGGCACGATGATGACGGCGATCGCGCAGTTGGCTTTATGGGTTCGCGGATTGCCTTGCTACCCCATTCAGACTTGGGAGTATTGGTGCGGAGAGACGGTTGGAATGAGAGGTGGGGAGAAAATTCTTCCACTCTTAAGGGACAGTGGCTGTTATCCCGATGGACTTAGTTGTGCTTTTTGTGGGGCTAGGGATGTCGAGAGGGATTGGTATTGGTTCTCGCCTCACCCTAAGCACTCTGGGTTTGGATGCCAGCGCCCAGAATGCCAGCCAATTATAGATCTTAGGAATAGTTTGGACGTAAAACAACAAAATCGCGTCAAAAGAATTTTATCCTCGCAACGTATCCCTGCTTCCGTAAAATAGTTTGATCGGTAACGTAAATTTGTGGCAATATTAACAGAAGCGTTTCAAGAACAATGAACAAACTAATTGCCTATCTGGTAAACAAAATCGAATCTGCTTACCACACTGCAAGATTCCTGCTATCTATACTTAAATTGGAGTTTCCCCATGCTAGACCCCATAGAGCTACAGGTCAGTATTTTCGAGATGGAGTTCACGCAGGCGATCGCGCACCAATCCCTCCCAGAAGCAAGAAAGGCAGTAGCCGATTATTTGCAGCTACTGGAGCACAAGAAGGACTCGACAATCAGGCTGAGACCCCAAGTGACATCCTTGGTTTCTGGGCTGGAGACCCTCTCGATAGATTTACTAATTCAATCAACCGAAAGTCGGGAGGAACTCAAGGCGATCGCGGTAAGGATTTGCAGGATGTTGCTGAAACTAAACACGCTGCTCAAGGAAGCGGTGAGCGGGATCTGCTAACCCAGCAGGACATTATCCTAGACAAGATGCGTCGGAAGCAATCGGAATTTGAAGACTACTACGTTTTTAGCACTCACGACATAGTGACCCTATGTGAGGACAGTCATCTGGACTGGGACTTGGCTTTTGACCAGCTAATAGCTTTAAACAAGAGGAATCTAGTTGCTATAAATCCGACATATTGCGATCGCACAGGCAAATTTATCGGATTGTTGTGGGGTTTAAAATGAGTAAAACCGTAGCCACGATGTATTCTGGCTTTGGCGGAGTTGATCAGGGTTTCGTTTTGGCAGGGTATACGCCAGTCTTTGCGATCGATAACAATCCTGATGCAGTAGCGGTTTATATCGAGAATTTTGGCAACCACTGTCTAGAGAAGGACGTTTGTGAGTTTGATTATTCAAGAGTTAAAGCAGATCACCTCCATGCTTCTCCAAGCTGCAAAGAGTTTAGTAGCGCCAATCACCGTAGTAGCGAAACCGATCTCGATATTCGATGCGCCCAAGCTACGGTTAAGGCGATCGCACAGATAAACCCTCAAACATTTTCCCTCGAAAATGTAAAGCAGTACGCTAAGTCTAAGTCTTTTGATTTGATTAGGCGATCGCTACGAGAAATGGGCTACGCCTGCAACGTAACCGTAGTCAACGCGAAGGATTTCGGTGTATCCCAATCACGAGAAAGGCTAATTCTTCGAGCATGGGTTAAATCCCGCAAACGCCCTAGACCTTTGGCGTTGTACAAACAGTGTTTAACAATGGGGTGGCATGACGCGATCGCCGATTTAATCCCCACTCTCAAACCACAACCATTGAATAATTGGCAGCTAGCCTCTCTTGAGGAGCAGGGTATAGACCCCACCAACCTAACTGCACTGGTTAGCAAAGATGGGTCTCGCAAGAAAAAAGGCTTTAAAAATACTTTTGCCTTGGTAATCCCCTCGTCCAAGCCTTGCCCAACCCTCAAGGCAATGGGGCATAATCAGCACTGTCAGCAGTATTCGATTGTGGTTAACGGTGTTGGTTATCGGATTTCTACCGAGGCGATCGCGAGACTAATGAGCTTTCCCGACTCATTCAAATTCTCAGGAGTGAATTATAAAGACTGTATGGGTTTAGGTAATGCAGTACCGCCATTATTGGTAAGAGCGATCGCGGAAAGTTTTGCTTAAAAATCCATAAAACTACCACAAAATCGAGTTATCATGAAGGAATCTGATTTAGACAATGCGATCACGCAGGCAGAACAGTTTTTAATTCTCGCAAAAGAGCTAAAAGCTGGCTTTCAAGCTCAGAAGAAGGTGATCGCCGAGGCAGAAGCCGAGGTGATTCGCGAAAATCTATCTGAGACATACGCGGAAAATAAAATCTTTTTCGCCCGTTACAACAACAAGATGGAGGGAACGAGACTAATGGGTGCAGTAAAGCATTCCTGTGTTACCCTCTCCCTCTTTTTAGCAAAGCTGAGGAAATAATGACCCAGTATATACAGACCGAATTCTGCCTTGATTTAAGGCAAGGTGATACCGAATCACTGCCTACATGGATGAAAAGCGTAGGCGATCGCCCACCGATTCTCCCTTTAAAACCACTCTCAATTCAATTGCCACTATTCGATACAACACCCTATGCCTCAACCCAAGCTCCTGCTAAAACCAAAACCGCCAGAGGCGATCGCTATAAGCAAGTTGCTATTTCGACCCCGCAACACCTCTAGCCCCAACCAGTCCCGCAGATTGATGTCTGATGGTCTGGTTGCTCACTATCCCGTACACGCCGAAGCAAGCTTGGTAATTACTGAATATACCTCCGAGATACTTCAGGAGCACCAGTCTTGCTTGGGTAAGGGTATTGATCACTTCGCGATCGCTATCTACTGGGGTAACAAAATCCGTATTGAGGCTAAACCCCTTGAGTGATTGCGCTGGCTACAGGATTCTAATTGGCGTACTGCTTTTTGGAAAGAGTTAGGCGATCGGGCGGAGAGCTATAACCCCACCACCCATCTCAATATCGGGTACATCTCTGGAGATGGGTTGGGATGCACAAAATTACAGGCGATTTTGGAGGTGTGATTGATACTTGTAGACAGGCAAATAAGAAGGTTGTGCGAACAAGGAATGGTAACACCTTTCGACCCATCCCTTCTCAACTCTCACTCTATCGATGTCCGAATAGGCGATCGCGCCAAGATTGAAGACGGAGAAGATCTTAAGGATATTCACTTGGATTGGTACGACAAGGAGAACCCCTACAAGGTTAGACCCAACCAGTTCTTCCTATCCTGTACCCTAGAACTTGTTGACATCCCCCCTAATATCGCGGCAGAGTTTCGACTCAAATCTACCAGAGCGAGAGAAGGTTGGGTTCATGCTCTGGCGGTATGGATAGATGGTGGGTTTAACGGCTCTATTACTCTTGAGTTGGGCAATGCTCGTCAACACAAAAGCCTACCCATATACACGGGTATGAAAATTGGTCAGTTGATATTTCACGAAACTGAGACCCCTGACGTTAGCTACGCAGAAGTCGGGAGGTATAACGGCTATACCACGGTGCAGGAGGCTAAGCCAGATGCCTAGACGTAAAAACTACTCTGTTCCAGAACCACCACCGATCGCAACCGATGAACCCGCAATCATCGACCTAGCAATCGAGGATATTGAAACCTATGGTGGTGAATTTAAGATACTTATTCCCCACCTGCGCGATCGCCTAGCTATGGGCATAGCTAAACATGGTACTCCCCTCCAGAAATCCAACGGGCGAAACCATAGGGTCGATGGATTTCAAGAGCTTGAAGACTTTATTGCTTACATGAAGCAAGGTCTTGAGCGAGGGGATGAGGAGATGAGGTGGTTTTATTATCAAGGGCTTATCCTTGCCACCGATTTCGCCAAGCTCCTAGAGGGCAAGCAATTTAACTACAACGTCAAGAAGAAAACCGTACTAAGACCAAACGAATAGGAGCCAGTGATGACCACAAAGAAGACAATCCCGCAAGAGCCAAAGATTGATTTTGCCTTAATTGCAGAGGCGATCGCCTTTAAAACCCACGATGCTATACGAAGCGCCTTGAGATCTACCGATTCTCTATATGTGGAGAAGGCTTCCGAGGTAGCGATCGGGGACTTGGTGGCAAATATTTCCGATCTAACCGTGGGTGCTAGCTGTCTAGATAGCGTCGGCACGGTACTGGAGATTCGGGATGGCGAAATCGAAGTTCGCCGCATAGATGGAGTTACTTGGTGTGTGCTCCCTGCGATCGGTACTTATGTTGCGGCAAAAGGGGTTAGTAATGGTTGATTTTTTTGGCGTAGCGATCGGTAAATACTATCGCAATATTAAAACTGGAGACATATACCAAGTAGTTCTTCTTTCATTTTCATCTGAGTTGGGTACGGAACTTCTAGTTAGCTATAAGAAACAAGGAGACGCGCTTCCTTGGACTCGTCCCTTAGCTCTTTTTATTATTAAATTTGAGGAGGTCGGAAGTAATGTTCCAGCCTAAAGTAACGATTATTGCCGACAGCGTAAATCCGTGGGGGACGAGGCTGACCTCCTTTGCTCTTACCTATCCACGGTTTATACATGCAGAAATGTTGCGGCACAGAGTCTTTTCTCGCTGTGTATCAAGTTCACGGGCTATTCCGATCGCCAAGATGATCAAAGCTGTCGAAGAAGCCGATCTGTATCCAGTCTTTTGGGGTGCAGCGCAAAAAGGCATGGCGGCTGACCACGAAATTAAAGAGGAAGATAAATGGTACGCGATCGCTATATGGGACGAACACAGAAAAGCGACCATAGAAGCGGTCAAAAAGCTCTCCGACTTGGAACTGCACAAGCAAATTCCGAATAGACTGCTAGAACCATTTGCGCCAGTAACCGAACTGGTCACGGCAACTGAATATCAAAATTTCTTTGAGCTGCGAGATCACCCTGCGGCTCAGCCAGAAATTCAGGCGATCGCCAAGCTAATGCGTAAAGCATATACGGAAGGCAAACCCAAAGAGTGCGAGCTAGGTCAATGGCACATCCCGTTCATAGACCCAGAGAAAGACAAGGATTTAGATCCTGAAATTGTACTTAAGGTTGCGGTCGGTCGGTGCGCCAGAGTGAGCTATCTAACTCATGACGGCATTCGAGATCCACAGGAGGATGTCAGATTGTGCGATCGCCTATGGAATAGCAAGCCAAAGCACCTGTCTCCGTTTGAACACGTAGCAAGGGTCGCTCCTTGGAAAACCAAGAACGATAACTTTGATGAATGGGCTAGCCTACGCCATGAGCTAAAGGTTGGCGCATTAATTTATGAGAATGGAAAAATCAAGGAGGGTCGTCGTGCTAAATAACGAACAGATTGAAGCGATCGCCGAATCTCTTTATTGTAAAACCAGTGACGGTTTTTGGGAAGACTCACCTCCCGAAAAGAAACAATCAGTCAAGGAGGGAATAGCTTTTATCGCAAACAGAGCGATCGCTATCCAATCAGAGCAAGACCGCCGCAGCTTCATCGCCGTCGGGAAGTATATCGGCGTTACATTCACCTCTGAGACCGACGTGGTTTCCGCAGTCTACGACAAGCTCGACGAAATCATGACGGTGTTTAGAGAGCATAGTCAAGAGATTGCGATCGCGCAGCAAATTAAAACCTTGAACAATCTACTGGAGAAATATGTCAAGCAACAGGAAGCCTCGCCTATTTGTACAGGGGCAGTGGGTGAAGAAACGGGAAGATCCTTTTGTGCTGGAGAAGAGTGCGTCGGAGGCTCTGAGGATTCAAACCTCTAGGAGAGGTGAATCCAACTACGGCGTTGTTATTTCGTCAACAGAAAACAACAAAATTAACACAAAACTACGGATTTTATTTTACCCTCAAGGTAAGATAGAGGAGGTTGCAAAGAGTCGGCTAGACTTTGCGATCGCCCCTACTGATATCAATAGCGCTAGCCATAAATTTTTGGATACTTACAATGAACGAATTAGAACTGCTTAACCAAAAGGTCGCAGAAAAAGCTGGCTGGATTGACATTCACGAATGGAGTCCTAACCCTAAATACCCGCGTCCGCGAAAATCTTACAAAGGAACAAACCCTGCCCATCCTGAACTAGGGGCTTTTATCCCAAACTATGTCGAGGACTTGACCGCGATCGCAAAGGTATTCACCTCCCTAGGTATTGAATGGACTCTCTCCAGCATTGGACACGCAAACACCGTAGACCCAGAAGAGATAATAACTTCTGGACTGTGTGACAGTCCCGCGATCGCACTTTGCCAACTCCTAATAAACATTGATCCCGAACCGATAAAACCCAAAGTCGAATGCGAAAAGTGTAAGACTGCTCCTAGAGACTTTCAGGCAGAAGCAGCGAAAAACAATTCTGGAGTTATCGAGGTGAGTTTTGGATGATGACTGTCGAGTATTCCATGCCCTGTCCACATTGCGGCGAACCTGCAACCCATAAGATTGGATTCACAAAGAAGACTGGTTATCGAAGATTCAGGTGTCCTACATGTGGCAAAAACTTTAGTAACTCTCCCCATCCCAAGGGTAGCCGCCCTCACGGAGAGGAGCCTAAGCCTAAGTCTGTAATTGCAATGCGATCGCGTCAAAAGAAAAAACAAGAAGCTCTGCTCGCAAAAGAAAATCATGAAATTAGCTAGACTACAAAAAATATTCGAGGAATTACAGACGGCTCAAAAGGAGGAGTGCGGGTTTGGGGATACCACTCCTTACTCACTCCTGATTGAGCGGATGCTTCAAGACGAAGATTCTGATTTCTGCCTAATGATTGTCGAGAGAGCGATCAACATCGGAAGAAAGAAAGAAGGGATCTTTGATCGCCAAAACCCTGAACCTGTTGTGCCAGTGATTGCTCCTGTTAAGAGAGGGCGGAAGCCCAAGGCTCAAGCAATATATGGAGCGACGGATGGCTAAGCGATCGCAACCTCAACCACTTCTATCCGACGAAGAATTAAGGGACTATGCGATCGCCAAGTATATCGGGAACTTGCTTAAAGCGGAGAACGAGTCAATTGTTTTTCGCTTGCAAGGCTCGGTAGTACCCAAAGCACGACCAAGAGTGACTAAAACTGGTCAGGCATATATACCCCCGAACTATCGAGCATGGAAAGAAGAGGCGATCGCGTGTTTGAGAGGGATTAAGTTTCTCTACCCGCAGCACACTTTCCCGCTCGAACAAGCTAACGCCATGTTCACCCTTGACGGCAAGCATAGCCGAGGCAGTGACGGAGACAATATTTCTGGGGCATTAAATGATGCTCTAGTACAGGCAGGGATAATGAAGGAAGACAATCTACTCCATATTCCTGAGCAGGCGGTTATTTTGAATTATGACAAGACGCGATCGCCATCCACATTAATTGTTTTGTACTAGAACTATGTCTATAAAAGTAAAAATCCTCCCAAAAGATGTTCTATGGCCACCCGAATTAGAGGGCTATGGTTTTGATGTTACTTCTGCCGACGTAGGTATCTGTGGAAAGAATGCCTATTGCCGTCTTCGGCGCTCTAAAATGAAGGCTGTTGAAGCGCTGTTTAGGGCGATCAAAGGCCAACAGAATTGTTCCGCGATATCAAGCGTGAATTTTGGCAGCTACTTTAGCGCTTCCTATAACGCGGACGGATCTATAACCTCAAGACCAAGAACAATGATGATCGATGGTGAGGAATACCTTGAATCATACATAGAAATCAATTACAGCTATCCGATCGCGATCATTGATCCCGTCGATTAACTGACGTATATTTGTGGTAGTATTATTTTATTAGGCGATCGCCACAAGAATCGCATTAAACTTTTATCAGGTGAATAAATATGAGTTATCCCCAAGACAGGGAGACTGCTAATGACTATCAAGAGTATGTCGTGAAGTATTCTAAGGGTTATGCTATCTATGGAACCGCAAATGCGTTGCCAGTCTATTCGCTCGGACTTGCTGGAGAAACTGGAGAAGTCTCAGAACTGTTGAAGCGGCATTTTAGAGGTGACGATGTTAGCCCTGAAGCCTTTAAGGAAAAACTAACGCTCGAACTGGGTGATGTAATTGCCTATGCAGCGCTAATTGCCCATTCTTTTGATATCCGCTTGGATGACGTGCTTCAGGCTAATCTGCACAAGGCGGCTAAACGAAACGCCGCAAATACTCAACTAGGATCGGGAAGCGATCGCTAACTATGGCTACACAACTAGTCCACTATGAATATCTCTGTCACGGTAAGGCGTGGAAGATGCTCGCAGTAATTGGTGAACAGTTACTAAGCTACGATCAGCTATCAAGAAAGTACTTGGAGTTTGAGGGCGATTTCACTGGCGTTGTTACTACACCTGAAAAATGGGATATAGACACAACCTTGGAGGAGTTCACAAGGGCTGGAGCTATTTGTCAACGAAACACATTACTTGGAGTCAAATATTCACTCCCTCCTGAAGTCCTCGCCCTGAGCACTGACCCTCATTCTTACGAAGCTTGGGCGACCGTATTTAGCCGAGCCTCCTTTGACGACTGGAAGACGTTACCCAAAAACTAACTAACTATGAACAAACTTATATTGTCGCCCCTGACGCTGTTGGAGGGGAGAGCATCTAACACTAAAGACTCTACCCGATTTGATGGCGTGGGGTCATTCCATGAAGCCTATGGCGATCGCGCAGTTCGCCAGATTCACATCCTTGCATTTGGCAAGACGGCTGAGCGATTGAAGGATATCGTGATCGGTAGCAAGCTGGAAACCTCTGGTGAATACCGTAGCGAGACAAGAGATCTTGGTAATGGCAGAAAAGAATATCTGAATATATTCTTGATCAACAAAATCACTAGGGTTGGCAAACCATCTGAGGTTAGCGAAGCCATTGAAGTCGAACAAGAGGCGATCGCGCCAGTAGTTGAGGCTAAGAAAGTGGCGCAGAAGACAAAGGTTGCTCCTGTTTATACACCACCCGCAGTAACAGACAGTACTGCCGACATAGATCTAGGGGACATCCCCTTTTAATTCAGGAGAATATAATGATAAACGAAGCTATTTTTGTTGGCAGAGTAGGCAGAAATCCCGATATCAAATATTTTGAATCGGGCAAGTGTAACGCGACGTTATCGATCGCTGTTAATCGTAAAGGCAAAGACCTCCCTCCCGACTGGGTGAACCTTGTTGCATGGGAGAAGACCGCCGAAGTCTTTGCTCAGTACGTTCGTAAGGGCGACCTTATCGAGGTTGAAGCTAATCTAAAATTTGAGACATGGGAAGATCGCCAGACAGGGGAGCCTAGATCTAAAGCCGTGTTCCAAGTCGAGAGGTTAGGCTTGCTAGGTAAATCAAGAGGCAGTAGCCAGAATGATGCCGACTACGGAGACTATGACGACGACTTCTAGTCCATGCGATCGCTGCCGACACAACAGCGATCGCTACTGCAAGATTCTTGATGTGGCGATCGCTGAATATCCTCCCTGCCAGTATTGGTATCACAAAGCCCCTCATAGCAGGGGTATAGAATTACAACTAACAACAATTGAGGAGTTAATTAATGCACACAAAGCTAAAGCTCTCGCATGATGAGATGGTGGTATTGGCGGCGATCGCTGATCAGGAATTAATGTTCTCCGAAATAAAAGAAGAAATAGGCGAATCCTGTCAAGAGGTCTTTGGTGGCAGCAACCTAAATGGGATGGTTCTTCTTCAGGGATTGATTGACAAGGGACATGTACTAAGAACATCTCCATTCAGATCGTCTCTCTTCCGTCCCTACCCACACTATTACTATAAGATCGCACCAGAAACCCTCTCGCTAAACCATCCGCCATATTCTTATGAAAGCTGGAGAAACTTAAGTGAGTAAAAAGTCTGTCTACTGGCTAGATGAAGAATACTATCTTTATGAACTGGAGGAGTGTGACTCTGACGAATATTTCGCCACTCTAGAAATAGACGAAGACTTTCTTCAAAAGTATCGTGACATCAAAAAGGAGTGTCTTGAGATGCAAAACCAAATTTCAAGAATGATCTGCAAGCAACATCCGCAGGAATGCCCTATCGTGAATTACAAGCCCGAAGATGAATAAAATTATTTGGAAAGGCGATCGCTTTGAATGCAGTAGCCCCGAACTAGAAGGCGCAAAATGGCAAGTCCTAGCTTCTAACCATTTAAAGCTAAGGGATTTCATGGTTTGCTACGATTTGCGTCTCGACGAGTTTATATGCCACGCTGATCGCAGTATCACAATTCTTAAACTCAAGGAGGATCTGTCTTTTGCGGAGTTTCCGATCGCCGATGAAGGCGCAGGTTTTAATATTTGCTTTCACTTGGGAGCTTATGCGATCGCGTCAATGAATCTCGGTCAAAAGCTTGAGATCTGCGCGTACTCATTTAAGCCCTTACTGCATCCAGTACTGTTTCAAGGTTTGGGTAAATGGTTTCGCGATCGCAGATCTTCTACTATTGATAGGAAATGTCCTTATTTTAGTGGCAGTTACGAGCTTAAGTGCGCGGTCAATCCTTCGTTGCCTTGTAATGAATGTGCCGAGGCTTCTGCAAGCTTCAGAGAGAATCTATTCGTATGGACTGCCGCCGATTTAGGCGATCGCATCCCTAGTGGCTTTGATTGGTTTAAAGCCATTGAGGATACCGTTAATCAAGGTCGAGGTTTCGACGAGATGAGACAAGCTTTTTGGGCAGCACAAGAATCAATGCGATCGCAGATGGTAGAGATTCCTCGTATGGTCATAGGCGTAGATGAGGGTTCTGGGCAGGATACTACTGCGATCGCAATGGGACTCACTACTGAAGATGGAACTATTCTTACTGACGGTCTTGAGATCCGAGCAAATATTTCCGAGGCTGAGGCAAAAATAGAGGTAGCGATTACCAAACTTCAAGTCGCGGCTCATAAACTTCTCGATCAAAGATTGTTGGATGTATGTCAGCACGGACTAAGCGATCACATTACACCTCTACCGCCCAGACTTGAGGAGGAACGTCAACGGTATACGGAGGAGAGGAAACGGGCGAGGATCTGGTCTCACTTTGAAGGAGTAGTGGTATATCCTCAGCCCCACAGAATGCCAACGCCTCAAGAACTTTATGGCTTGTCAACGAATACCGAGGAAGACCTCTCTAGTCGGCTAGGACTATCCCCAGAAGAGATGGCGGAGCATAAGGCTAACGGGACATTGTTTGCTGAATTGCATAGGCGATGGCTACTAAAAAGAAACAATAGGCTTGATATTCACGATGAAAATATTCAAGGATAAAGAAACCTTTGGTGAACCTACGTGGATTTGTTTCCACGACTGTTACATGTACACAGATGCGACATTCTGGGGCTTGATCGCTCAGATGCTGCGTGAGTGGAATGACGGCAAAAATCTTATAGGGTAGATATGGGTACTTGGACTGCATTTGTATTTAACGCGGTAATCAAAGATGATTCTGCCGCTAGTAGTTGGTTCTTGATTGAGCTTGATAATAAATTAGAGCAATTTCGCGATCGCCGAAGCTGTTACTTTCCTGCGGTAAAGCATTACGCCGTATTTAAGCAAGAGCCTACCGAGTGCTACGAAGTTGAGAATACTGTGTCGATTTGCTGTTCGACTAAAAACTATCACAACAAAATTGAAGGCTTCTTGGATTGGATTAATCCCCATCTTGCGGAATGGCAAAAGCCGACTCAGTGTCTTGGCTATAAGCAGGTTATGGAGAACGAAAATCCGCCAGAGTTTATTTTTCGGAGGGTCTATGACTAGAGAAGATGCTGAAGAATGCTTAGCTAAAAATCTAAAGGTTGTAACGCGCTATGGGCTAGGCGAAATTATTTCGATCGCCAAGAAAAGCGACCCAGTACAATGGGCAGAGATAAAACAACTTGACCGCGATCGCCAGTTTGAAGTACCCAGATGTCTATACCTATCGAGCATCAGCAGATATACTGCTGTTTTGGTTGAGCAAAGTGAAGTAGAAAGTATTTTTTAATATCCCGATCGCCACACGATATCCATCAGAGTTTCCCTACCAGCGAAAGCAATAACACAAGCGTCACTACAATTAGGCGATCGCCCCAATCTACGAATAGTTTTAGAAGCCTTATCCTCAATGCGTAACTTCGCGTTGGGGGTTTCTTCGTAGTAGACGTTACTAAAGTCCGTCATCAGATATTCTTCCTCCTCTAGTGGTGCGATCGCCGATATATCGTCATTGCCATCGGCAGCAGCAAAGAATTCACGCAGTTTCCAATACCATTGAGCCTTCCAGTTCATATATAGCTGATCGAAGTCTTGGTTGGCATCTTCTTCTACCGCATCACCAAAGTTAGCTGCCCATACTTGCGCTCCCCATCCGCGATCGAGCAAGTAAGCTAATGTACCCGAACCAACACCCGTGGCATCTATACCCACTTTACAGTTAGGATAGACGCGCAGATATTCTTCCTCAATGATTTGGGCAATACGAATAACGTCTTTGCGATCGCCTACACAGGGGATAACCCTCGCGATCTTAAGCACATTACCTTGAAACCCACAAATAGCATGGTCATCACTCATGGAGCCGACATCTACACCAAAACTCCAAGGTGTATTGACATTGATAATTGTTTCCCACAGATCGGGATTGAGATCGTATCTTGCCCGTGCCGCAACAAAGTAGCTCTTGGGAAGTATAGACGCGCCACCCGATTCCGAGAACAAGCCCTCAATACGAGTCAGCCAGAAAGGTGAGTTTTCACCCTTCTTGATACGCATCCTTTCAATCCATGCGATCGAGATAGCACCCTTGATTACATCTCTGGGTAAGTCAGCATCCCATTCGGATTGAGGTTTGATTGGCTCGTCGCGAGAGTTGGGGTCATTAGGCGATCGCTTAATCTTTGCCTCGACCTCTGGTTTAAGTCGGTGCATCCCATCAAGATGCAGGTCGTAAGCCCATTCAACATTTGGGTGCTGCCATGCACTGCATCTGATATGGCTGAGGTTGCAAGCAGTATAGAAAGGGGAGTCACATCTGGTTGGGTTGCCAATACGAAGAATCTTATTTTGTTCCCCTGTAAGACAGCTTTCTAGGGAGGTATCTACGGCAGGACTGATACCACAGGCTTCATCTTCAATAATAAGCATTCGTTCTGAGTGGATACCCTGCGCTGCCGAATCATTATGGTCACTACTGGAAAAGCCGTATGCCTCAACCCCTTCTTCGAGGAATACCCGCAGCTCATTTCTCTTGCCGCCGAGCTTCTTCTTGTGTTTGTCGTATAGACGACGGACAACGCCCCAAAGCAACTTAGTAACCTGTCGGTGAGTTGGTGCGGTAGAGATAACAAGCGATCGCACAGCAAATACCGCCCAGAGGACTAACCACCCACTCAAGTATGTCTTGCCTAAACCGTGGCAGGCGGCAACATTGGTAACACGCTTGTTCTTGACCGATTCAAGAATGGTGATCTGTTGTCCCGTGATAACAATATCGGGTTCAAGGTATCGAATAAATCCTTCGGGGTCGTCGGCAAATCGGGTTAAGTCTTCACCGATCGCCACATCCCCCTCATTACCTGATACCAGCTTAATCTGCGTATTACAGCTCGTCTTCAGTCTCGCAAAGCCCACCGCTTAGTACCTCCCTGATAGTTGTTTGCGCTTGATCGGCGATCGCCATAATCGTCTCGGCTTTGGACTGCGGTAGTATTCCCTCGTTAGCCATTTGCGTCGCTAGTACATCGATTGTTGTCCGAGGTATCGCTGGCATAATCATCTCGATAATCTTGGGAGGGCAGCGCAGGATAACCTCGTTAGTAGTCTCTACCTCGTCAATGCAATCTAAGACTAATTCATCGGGCTTTTTCTTGTTTGGGACATACCGAGTCCTTTTAGTTCGAGAGGTGGTAGTCCTTGGAGACTTGTGGCAGGTTAAATAGTCTTCTACGCAAGCCTTAGCTAAGTTAATAAAGTAATCGGGCTGCGATCGCCTGTAGGCTAGTAGCGCGTCGTCAATTTCTTCGCTCAGAGTTGGACACTCCTGTCTCAATCTGAGATACGTGTCTTTCGATAGAATACGAGGATCGTTTTTATAAATGGATTCGACCTCACCAGTTATCCTGATGCGGTCTTTTATCTCCTTTATTAATGCGGGAGTTACCTGCTTGATTACGCCTTTCTTAGCCATTCATCGACGAAAGCATGTCCTAACGCAGATTCTAGCCGATTTTGTGGTAATAGCGATCGCATTCTGCTAATTCTGACTCAATATACTTAAGATCGGACTCAAGATGAGGGGACAGAGGATTTAGATGGGCGTATCTCATCTCGGCGGAATATCTTCTATAGAGGATCTTAAGCTCTTCCTTTGTTGGCTCAGGTAGCGATCGCCTAGCTCTGTCCTTGATCATTACATCGGAATACTGTTCAAAAGCCAATTTATTCATTACTGATTCTGCTGATCGCATAACACCACATTGTCAAAAGAAAATGGGACTAACTCCCCGTTGTCGAAGCGAATCCACACCCTCTCACAAGCGATCGCCACTGTCTCTACGGTTGCCTCAAGCCCATACTTGCCATTGCCAGGGTATAGGCATACTACGCGATCGCCTTCTTCGGGAGTATATCTTCCGAGGCGTTTTAGAACTGTCTTTAGCTTGTGTATCATATTTTGCTTATTACTAACGGCAAGCCTGTTAGGAGATCGCATATTAACGACAAACTTCAAGCTATAGACTTTCAAAAGTTACAGCTTGATTAGCAAACATCCTGATCTGCTGAATCAACATCATTTTGTTTTCAGGGTTCGATTCTGCTTTGAGTTGATCATGCAGATTTAAAATCCACTCAGTAACCTTGACTGTGGATTCTTTTGCGGGGCTATCAAACAACCCTATGATTTGTGCGATCGCCTCCTTAGAGATTTCGTCCCACCCCATAGAGTCAATACTGCTAGCCAAAACAAAACTCAGCCTATTAACCGCTTCGTGTTTAGCTTTTCTATCCTCGGTTGTGGGCGGATGATATTTAAACCAATCACTCAACGGGATACCTAGATATAGTGCTTCCATAATTCTCCTCAAATGCTTTATAAAGGTAGGTTAAAACCCATCAGTTAAACCTTCAAGCACTGCCTTCAACAATATACGCGGCGCGTGTATCTCTGGCTTAGCTCTATTGATTTAACTGATGGGTTTTGCAGAGAGTGGATTTTGCCTTTTTAGGAGCGCCAAGTAATTAGTTTTGGAAGAACAATTACTAACAAACTTTTATGCGATCGCACAACATGGCTTTTTCCTGATTCCTACATAGGCTTTTACCCTGTAATGCCATGAATTTATAGGTTCAGCGATCGCATGGTAGACAGATTACTCTGTCCGCACTTTCTCTGGACAAGAAAGTAGTGGGATAATCAACCGCCAGCACCATATCTGGCATTCGTCACCACGAGGGCTTAAGGTGTGTGTTGCCACAGTTGATTGTTTGCTAGCGTACTGGAAAGGCGATCACTATTGCCTCATGACCACCTAAAACTCGCTCATATATTAAGGTTAGGCTTCGAGCAAGGCTTAATCTCAGGTCTAGCACCCCCTGTTCGACACCTTACTGCCGCAGGGACGGTGCGATCGCCTACCAACTAGGGAAATTTATTCAATAACCACACGGAGAGACCCCGACGTTCATTGATAGTGCGATCGCAACATAATTCTAACACAGTCTTGTGGTGGTTCAGATCGGAATTAGTTGGCTGCTCGACCACCACATCTAGTACCATCTGCGGCAGTCTGCCATGAGTATTGACAGTTTCCAGAGTATCCAGAAGTGTTTGAGGGTGGATTGTCTAGCAAATAAACAGGCTTTTGCTGACAAGTTAAAGAAGCACTATCAAAGGTTGAATCCGTCGGGCAGGGGGCAGTACAAAGAGTCCCATCCCCACGTCTGTCGATAGTTCCTTTTGGGCAAGCACTACCAACCAGAAACCCTTGACTTGGAGAAGTTTTTTGTGATGAGGTTGGGATGCTTCTTGATTCGCTAGTCGTATTGATAGAAGTCCCATTGTTGCCCGTACATAGATGGTCCAGATTTACCAGAACCCCTCGGCTGTTGACCATATAACACAAGGGCAAGTTGCTGGGTAGCCCCTCAAAAGGATCTTTAGCGATCGCTAGTTGAGGCAAGGCAAAAATAGTAACAAGAGACAACAAGACACCGATCTTTTTCAAGATTTCTTCCTCTTTTTAGAATATATAAATGATTATTTCACTAAAGCCCGATCATTGGGTAGGCATCTAGCCTCCGTAATAGTCAGCACATAAATACTCAAGCGATCGCCCTATTTTAACCGAGTAATTCTCACCCTCGATACTAGCTTCCTGCATCACCTTTTCTAAAGCCGCTCTCACGATCTCCACAGCGTCCGTAGGAACACTAAAGATCATTCGAGTGAATTCATCACTGGCTTCGGGAGGAGCTTTCTCCTTGGCGGCTTCGAGCATCTTGGCGAGACTTTCCTTTGTGTGAGGTGTGGGGAGATAAGCGCGATCGCCTAATTTCTTTTCAACCCTTTTGAGGGAAACACTTAGCTTAACTGGATCTTCTTCGCCGTGAGCCTTGGATGCGGAGGTGTATAACTCGTATTCTTCATCCTGTAAGCCCGTAATGACATTGCAATAGTAGTATTCCAGCCCCTCTAAGTATCTATGTTCGCCATTTACAATCTCGTACTCACCCTCAATATGCGGATGGGGGCGAACAACAAGCGGCTCAATTTGGGTAAACATCTTTAAGCTCTCCCCCAAAGCCTTTTGGTGGTGAGGCTGCAAAACGTTTGAGTTCCAAGAGTTCGGATGTATCTTTGAGGTCTCAATCTTTACATTCCACTCTTTCTGGATTCGTTGCGCGATCGGTAGCGAATAATCAATCTTCTTCGTCATCTTCATCCTCTTCAAATTTCTTGGGCATAATTACCGATGTCAGGAATGATTCCTGCTCTACTCCGTCGCAAGGGCTAACCATTACTAGCGGTCGAGTTCCCTCGTATACCTCCAGCTTAATGTGTTTTGATTTTGTGGTATCCAAAATATGCTGCAAGTATTTTATGTTGAACCGAGCAGCAAATCCTGACACGCCAACATCGCATGGCAGTGATTCTTCCACCCTGCCAACACCCGCAACTTCAGCAACAAGTATCAACTCATCACCCTTGATAGTGATGTCAACCAAGTAGCTAGTAATCTCACCCTCACACAACGAAGCAACGGTCTTCAAGCTGGTAATCAGCTCTTTGCGATCGCACTTTACCGACCCAGACATCTCTTTGAGCCGTACGTTAACGAGACTCGATCGTACTGGTGGAAATGGTTGAGCAATTAGTGGTGAGATGATGGTTAGCGCGTGGCTATAAAACCAAATATGGTTACTGGCTAAACGCACTTCAGTCTCTGCTTGGGTGATGTGCAGAACCTCTTTGAGCGATCGCGCAGGTATTGTCGCATTAATCAGCTTTTCACTCAATTCGGGGTGGACAAATCTGATACAAGATCCTCGACAGCCATCGGTTGCTGTGAAGGATAGGAATCTCGTCGGGTCATCTTCACCATCAATGATTTCGTCGTACTCCGCTAGGTTCACACCCGTAAGTGCAGGCTTAGTTTCGTCGTTAGATACGAGCTTTAAGGTAGCCACAATGCCGTCCCGCAGTATATCTGTGGCGATCGCAAAGGTGTCAGCATCAGTAATCTTGGGGGTGCTTGGGTATGAGTCGGCGCTGATAGTTGGTAGTGAGATTTTACTCTTACCACACTTAATAGTGGCAATACCTTCGGATACCTTGATTAAAACCTCTTCACCGTTGAGGGACTTTACCGCGTCGGAGAATCGCTTGGCATTGAGCGCGATCGCGCCCTCTTCTTTGATACTATCGGAATCCTCTCTGCGGATTAGCCAAAGCTTTAGGTCGGTAGCTGTGATGGTGAAGAGATCGTTCTTCGCTTCGAGTCGAAAGTTTGTTAAGATTTCCTGCGGTGGAGACTTAGAAACAGCTTCCTTTACTGCGTCCACCATCGATTTCAACGTTTTGAGAGGGAGTGTTAGTTGCATTTAGTATTATTACCACAAGATTGCGTTACAAAAAGTTATCAATAACATTCTTCGCTCTGGCGATCGCCGCTCCAGAAGTTGTTTCTCCGCAGTCATGGGTATTGTCGCTGAGAACCCCCTTAAAGGCGCGATCACATACAAACCAGAAGTAGTGCGGAGGGTATTGAGGTGAAGCCTGCTCCGTAATAACAATGCCTTTCTTTTTGTATTTTTCGACGGCAACAACGTGGACGGATTTAAACAGGTCTGGCGGTTTCATTTTCTGCTCCTAAACTCTTTGGATGATTGTTATCGCTATTCAAAAACCGAGTGGCAAACGAGACATACATAAGCAGCGATCGCGTAGACATACTTATACTCCGATGGGAGGAATGTCGGTTGCAATAGGGCATATCCAAAGACTCCTGTGAAAACAAAGGCGATCGCTGCCACCATCTTTTTACCGATCAGTTTTGCCCATAGGTTGGCAAGACCTAAAACCAGCAACCAGAAAAGTAGTGACGGACGGAGCAACAGCCAGTTAACGAAGAATCTAACCGCATGGATGTCATGCCTGCGATGGAATAATCTAGAAACAGGGTGGACTATGCCGTGGTGAACGAAGTTACTTAAGGGTATGCAGTCTCGAAGTAGTAACTCGCGAGAAAGATTAGCGTAGGTCATGTGATGGGTCTGATTAGATTTTAGGAACGGGAATACAGCACACCTGTCGAACATAATGCTACGAAATTTTCGAGACTTCTGCTGCCAATCTTTTGAATGAATGTAGGCTTGATAATCTACTCTTACTTTTGTCATTGTTTTTTGAATCTCTTATAAACAGTTTCTGTATACTCAGCAATACTGGGGTAGGAGTTTCCACCATAGGTTTGGGGACGAGTGTTGTTAAATAGAGCTGGATCTCCCGAATACCAAATCGAAGCAGCCTTCCGAATTTGTTCTTCTTCGGATTTCGATGTTGGGGCGACCTGTTTTAGAGCTTCCTCTAACTTGCAGTCAATGATCTTGACCTGCTTAGTCTTGTCTTTAAGGAATTCCTGTTCGGTTAATGGAGAGCCGAGGCATTGAGTACTCCACGACTTGATGTTTTCAGGCATTATCTGCCCATAACCCAATGCGCCGCTATCTGCATTGATAGCTTTATGGTCGTGGTTTGATTCTTGACCAGCGATCGCATTACGAAGTCTCTCAACGACAGGTTTGGCTGGAGCCTTGGTCGGCTCTGTCCCCTGCAATAACCACGAGACAATACCTCTTGGAGGATTAATCAACTCGCCCTTGAACTTAACTCCGACGTGCAGGTGTGGACCGCTAGATGCTCCCGAATTTCCAGATTTGGCAATCATCGATCCGACGGGATGCCTACCTGAATAGCACTCGTTTAAGTGGAATAACTGGATTTCATATTCGGGTAGCAGAGGGCTGGTTACATAAGCTGCCACCCCTTCTGGCGGATTGAATGGGCTGAACGGGCAGGCAACATCTACAAAACCGTCATGAAATGCACTTTTAGAGCCTAATTTCCCGATCGCGTAAACAGGAGTTCCAACTGGAGTTGCGATGTCAACGCCTTTGTGGTCTTCGCTACATGATGGGCATGGTTTTTCTCTCTTACCAAAGCCAGAAGTGACTTCATAGCCAAGTATTTTGTCCCCAACTTTAAGTGGCTCGTTAAAGTCCTCATCGGGCTTGAAGTTAACTTCAAGAGATGTCTTTGCGACTGTTGGTAGTCCCAGAAACCTGTAAGCCCACTTAACCGAATCGTTTGCTGGCTTGTAGAGGATCGCGATCGCAATTAACGCGATCGCGAATAATTTACCGTTTCTCCAGCGAGTCTCCTTTGCTTCGAGCTTCTCGTGGTAAACGATCTGAAACTCTTTGCTGGTTTCCTCCAGTTTCGGTTTTGGTGGTAGAAGGGGTCTCTTCTGGTGGCTTAAAACCATATCTAATAGGCTCGTCTAGACCTTGATCGAGTTGCACGTAAAGTTGTTTGGTTGAGTTGGTAAGGAATTTAAGATAAGTAACCGATCCTTTCTTGCCTTCACAAAAATAGTTGGGGAATTCTTTGAGAACCTGTCTTGTTGTTTTACCTTCAAGCTTGAGGGCTTGACTCATTGGTACAGGTATTGTCTGAGATGAAGTGGTAAGGCAATCTTCGGTGTTGCCATCGAGTACTTTTGCTAGCTGTGTCTCCGCGATCGGGCGGAGATCTACGAAGGCGAGATAGCCTTCTTCTGGAAGATTTAAAGAAATAGCGATAAGCGCACCTAGCAGCAATGCGTTTATCGCTATGTCACGTTTTTTCATTGGTTTAGCGACGCTCAGCCCTTGCTTGACGAGGAGAAAATGCCACATCGTCATTTTTTTTAGTGTTCTCGGCAACGATGTCGTTAACCTTTTTTTCTGCGATCACACCAGTAAACTCTTTAACCGCAGAAACTCCGTTAAAAGCCCATGCGTTAGGCATTCCACCAGCTTCCGAGGTAGTGAGATAACGAGGCGTGGGATTGAAAAAACTAAGAAGAGCCATAATGCCCATAGGAATAACCACGATCGCTGTGCATCCGTATAGAAGCGCCCATCGTTTGTTGCTCAAAACAGAGTCTATAAATGCTCTAGCGGAAACGATGATTGCCTGATGCTGATCTTTGTCGATCAAGTAAACTCTTTTACCTGATTCAAGTCCATCAACAAGACCATCACCGTTGATATCGCCACTAAAAGCCGTCTTACCTGCTTTCCCGTAAACAACAATATCGCATTCTGCTCGTTTCATTGTCATTGGTTTTCCTCCTCCACCGCCCTGTGGCGGCATATTTCCTGCGTTCATGTTTTAAGCCGTTCTTGGAAACAGCACTAGGTTGTCTTTACCGATCGCGAGGATTCTATCAAGAGCTTCCTCCACCGATTCTTCAGTGACTTCCGACTTCTCGGAATCAAACCTGAAGCCGTCCAGATGCTTGAGATCTGGCATTAATGCAATCTTGGGTATACCCATTGTGGTTAGCAATACTGGGCGATCGCCTTGCTTCTTAGCCATTGCGATCGCATCTCCAAGCATCCCCGCAAGAGATAATCTTTGCTGCTTATTAGGGAATAGTTTTGCATCGGCAAGAGCTGCTTCAATGGGCCTATAGCCAACATCATTCTTTTCACCCATGCGACCTAGCGCAAGAACTGAGAAGCAGCCTCGCACTGGGTCGCTGAAGCCAATTTGAGTACAAAGGTGAGTTTGCGCGACAAGAATAAGGCGAACACACATCTCTCTTCCCATAGCAACTATCTGATTGAGCATTCCAAAAAATTCTGCCTCTCTTTTTGAGGAAGCAATCATGTCTTGTAGTACCCACCACTCGTCAAGGATTAGATATTGAGGGGCAAAGACTGGGCGCTTCCCGCCTTCTCGTAATATCTTTTGTACTGCGCGAATCCTATTCTTCATGATCTTAAAGGCGCGGCTAATCTGCTCGGAAGCAGCATCAAGCTGCTCGTCTTGCGTGTCTTGATCTAAGTAGGTGACGATGCCATCTTCGCTTTGAAGCCCTAGCCAGTCCGTTGTCTTTGGATCGACAATACCGAATTTAGAAGCGGGGTTGATCTTCTTTATTCGCTGGATAAGCGCCTTTAGCAAGGTAGACTTACCCGCGCCAGACTTGGTGGCAATCAGTACATGAAGATCTGTGTGAGCCACCTCGCCGATAATATCTCCAGTAAACACTCCTTTCGAGTACTCGGTAACAGCTATAGGCTCTTCGTCCGTATAAGGCTCGTCATCAAACTGAGGAGGTCTAACTGCTGCTACTGGTTGAGGGCGAGGCGCGGATGTGCGCTGAACATTGGTATTGCGAATAATTACTGGGGCAGCAACTTGCTGTTGAGCGTGAGGCAGAGCTACTGGAGTCTCCTCGCCTTTGGGTTGTTCATCTTCAAGGTTGCTTGCCAAGCCGACACCTGACGCGATCGCCATGCCAAGAAAAGCCAAAGTAGCAATAGGATTATTGTAGGAACTGGGCTGAAGTACAGCCTGTTGCCCATGATCGTTAACACTTGAGTCTACCCTCCTGTATTCGTCTGCGGACTTAAATAGGACATCTCTCGGTAATACCGACCATCCAGCAGCTCCTAGCCATGCTGCACAGCTAATGCCTAATAGTAGGTTTACTGTTGACTTCTTCATAGCTTCTTGTTCAGTTTTCCAGCTTGGGCATTGGGGCTGGACTCGATTAGGTCTAGCCTTATTCTTTGAAGCTCGTCAAGATTGCTTCTTACTACTTCTGGAGCGGTTTCAACCAGTTCAACTCTTCCCTCGCGAGCCGCCTCAATAGCTAAAAGATTTGCGTTTGCGAGAATCATCTCCTTGGCATCTCTAGCGCGAGAAGCAGCTTGCTGGCGAGCTAGCCAAGCGTCTCGTTTTCTGTTTAGATCGCAGTCAATCCCTTTCTCGGATCGAAGGCAGTCTTTATCGTTTTTATCCTTGACCGCTTTGTTTGCGGCTTGGAGATAATCATTCGCTAGAATTTTTATTGCAGCGTCCGTGTCTTTGTCTAAGGCTGCTTTAGCACCAGCTTTCGCCTCGCTAAAACTAATCTTTTTGCCTTCTAAAGATTTTTGGAGCAACTCCTCGGATCTTTGGTCAAAGGATTTAGGAACGAAAGGATCTATTCTTTCTGCGGGTTTGGGTTGGCTGTTGACCACTGCCGCGATCGCAATAACAGTAGAGACAACGCCTAGCCCGATATATATTAAGTTTTTTGGAGTAGCCCAAGCGAGGTTCGACTGAGCGGGTGCTGTAGCTGCGGGTGTCGTGGGAGCAAGTCGGCTGGGCTGTCTTTCTGTGATTCGAGGGGTAGCGATTGGAGTATCCGCTACTTCCTCAAACTCATCTTGCATTGCGGCAGTGTCAAGCATATCTACCTCCCCGCCGAAGGAAGAAATTGACTGATTGGGCGGTTCGTAGGAAGAAAAGGATTGTCTTCCGAGTTGTTCACGCCAGTAAAAAAATCACCGAGAACTTCTCCGCTATAGGCGATCGCGTCAGGGAGTTTTTGAATTACGTTGAGCGCAATCTGTTCTCCAACCGCAAAGGCGATCGTTCCTGCGATTTCATTGCCGACTTGAGTTCCGACTGTGCCAACCTGAGTGCGAACCTGCATTTGTACCTGTTCTGGGGTTAGAAGGGCGGACTGGGGAGCAGTAGCCCTAACATCTTCTACAGGAGTTACATCTAGCAAGGCTTGCTCTTCTTCGGTTAAATGAGCGTTATCTTTGGACATCTTCGTATGTACTCTCTAAAAAATCTGAACATTTTTGGTAATTAGACAGGGCAGCTTTTTTTGTAAAACCTCTTGCTTTGAGGCTGGTCTCTTTTCCGATTGCGGCTATCTGTCTTGCAGTTTTAAGACCGCAAGGAGATTTGATTCTTACTCCTCTCTTCTTTAAAAGGCGGTATCCCCAATCCTTAAAAGTCCCAAAAGGTATGCCAATCTGCTCTGCCCACTCGTGAAGGTGGCGTTCTACTTGGCTTGTTTGCGTCATAGGTCTTCAAAGTTTTCTGGAACAAGGTCGAACGAATCAAAGTTTGCGAGCTGAGATTCTACCTGTTCTAGTTCCAAGCTAAGATTCTGGGCATCTTCTCCTTGACTCTGTAACTCAGAGATAGACCTCTTAAGTTGATACTTTCTATTAAATAATGATCTAATCAACTCGTCTTGGGCGTTTTGCATAAGCTTTATGGATAAATATTCGTCTGATTAGACTGTCCGATCACCTGTCCAATGGACATCTGATTAGACTGTCCGATCAGAATAAAATTAGTGTACTTAAGTTATTCGCACTTGTCAACAAAATAGTAGAAACTCGTTTTGAATGCGCTAATATTGGGCAATTCAACCTATTAAGACCTTATGAGCGTCACTCAGACTGCGCGTTTCCCCGATGATTTACATGCTGCATTGAAAGAACACTGCGATCGCACAGGAAATAGCGCCAACGCAGAAATAATCCTCGCAGTGCGAAAACATCTGGGTATGCCAACAGTCGAAGATCGTCTCGATAGTCTTGAAGAGGGATTGAGAAAATGTATTGATAGGTTGAATAGGCTAGAGGCTAGCGCGATCGCCACTCAGCAATCTTCCGACACCGATATTCGGTCCAGTGCGGATGATTAGTCGGCGTGTACCAATTTTCATATTTGTAAGTACCCTTTGACCTGTTGCAAGGCGTACAAGCTGGTACGGTATTTGCAAAGTCGTCGCTACCCGAATCATGGCGCGGAATGATATGGTCTAGTCCGTTTGCCTCGTTACCGCAGTAGGCACATTTATAGTCAAACTCTTGGAACGTATAATCTCTAATCTTTTGCAAAACATCTTTTTTCCTAATGCAGTCAGATAGGGATATATAGAGCATATTCAATACCCATGTTTTGACAATGCTGCCACAAAATTGAAACAAGTGCGGCGATCGCTACAGATTTGGCGAACCAAATATCGCTATACTGACACAAGAAGATTTTTAAAAACTAAATGCTTAAGTACAAACAAGCTGAAGTGGCGATCGCTCCCAACGGTTCGTGCGAAATTCTTTGGGGAAATAACCACCCCACAATGGCTGGAATGAAGCAAGATGTACATCTGCCTGAAGAGATCAAGGGCCACCTTGTTGCAGTAAATCAGTACGTCAGTCAGTACATTGATATCGTGACGGAGCCAGCAGATGTCTTGGACTTATAGAGTCTGCCGTGATTTTGAACCTAATGGGGAAGAGTTCCTCAGTATTCGCGAATGCTGGGTTAGAGAGGGCGCTTCCCCTCCCTATAAAGACGAGGACTATACTTCTTGGTCTGCCGAGCCTATTTCTGTGGTCGGAGATAATCTTGAAGAGCTGGCATGGAAGCTAGAGAAGATGGCGATCGCTCTGAAGAAAAACATTCTTGATATACCACGCGATCGCCCTGAGTAAATGCACAAGAAATCCCGAAATCGTGTGCATGTTTATTCAATATACACAAGCAACCCGCCAAGCCTCTCTACGATGCTGAAACTGGCGGGTTGCTTGTGTTGTGATTATACCTGAGTGGCGAAGTATTTAGAGGCGATCGCGATAAGCCTTAATTGTTCGCTGGGATAAATCCCTGAAGGTCCAACTGCCTCATATAGTCTCTTTAGCACCTCAGCTTTGCCGTACTCGGAAATCAGTAAAGCCCATCCAAGTACATGTAGCTGGAACAAAAGCTCTTTCTGGAGCCGTTCCTTATGAGCTGTACTCTTACCCTTAAACGTCGGATGTCGAACCTCTCGTACTCGCAGCTTGTTTTTCGGGAAGGAAATGTAGAGACTTGAGGTTAGGTATTCATCTATCAGAACGAGAAGTTCTTGGCGATCTTTTTGTAAGAGTTCTGCTTGCATAGACATACTCAAAAACCTTTGTATTTCTGCCAAGAAGTCCAAAGGTTTTTTACTTCAATACCCTTTTTCTTGGCATATTTCACACAGTTAGCCGTACCACCTCTCGACCCGTCCCATAGTGCGAGCATTCTGTTAGCCCGATCGCACATCCACTCATTCCTAATCTGCATCGCCGCAGCCGAGTATGGCACATCAGGGCAATGCACGGCGATCGCCTTGTCGCAGATATACTGCCATTGGTCTTGCTGCGACTGACTCCACTTAAATGAGTGGTTTAAGCAAGGTACTGCGGCGACGAGAGGTATTTCTAATTCGATCGCTGCTAATGCGATCGCGGTGTCCCATCCCAAAGCCATGCCAGAAATAACAATTACAGGTCTTTCTTGCATCAAGGCATTCTTAGCAAGGGTAGTAAGTCTGGGCAGGGTTAAGGATTCGTATTGACTCCACGTACTTTGCAGCTTCTGGGGGCGATGTCCTGTGCCAGCAACGACTAATTGCCCGTCGGTAAGATCGAGTTTAATGTCGGAGGAGTCTGATTCGCTACCTATAGGAATATTAACTTGGAGCCAGTGATCGGTGATTGATATTGTTTTCATTCTAAAATCCCTGCGCTTACTAGGTCTGGTTTTAGATCTCTGACGGCTTCGCTCATGGTTTTTACGATTTTATTTCGTTTCACCAAGAGGGATCTAATCTCGCCTGCTTTGGTTGTTGAGTCGTATAGAGCGAACCTCCCCCCTTGCAAGAGTTCGTCAGCGATCGCTTCAAATTCTGCGGACAAAACCCTGAAGTCCTCAGCTAAAAGCTTTGCCTCGGCAACAGCTTCTAGAAACTCGTCAAGTCTCTCAAGCCTCCAGTCTTTTTGTGTCATTGCTTCTTAAAACCTTCAAAAGGGATATAAGGCTCTTGCTCCATCCACTGCTTAAGGCGATCGCGGGCAAAAGCTTCTCGATATTGCGGTGGAACAAGACTAACTTCCTGTGCTGCTGCTTCGTACTTGTCTAACTCGGCGATCGCATCATCAGCCGACATTCTCCCAAACAGTACTTCCTGATTAAGTAACGCATACTGAAGTTCGTACATTAATTCAGGATCTGTGGGCGTATATTCGGGAACAAGCTTGGACAGGTCTTCAATCGCACTGCACCAGTGTTGGTCGCTGGAGCAAGGTGCATCATCGGCTTTGACTCGTGACCATAACAAGTTGACAAGGATTAATTCGAGTTGTTTAGGATCTGCCATGTGGGTAATACGAAAAACTATTGGGGAATATAGAACCTATTAGCAAGGAAATACCTGTATCGACGTAGTTGCAAATAGCAAATACTTCTTTCTTATTTAGGTCTAAGAATGGCAAGTCTTCCTTGAGAAACGCCTCAATACGCTTGGTAAAGATTACGCAGTTATCGGGGCAAAAACGCTCAATATTGCCTGCGTCTACTGCTATATATCTTTTATGGTCGGCAAAGAAGAAGCTTTGGGCGTTATAAGCGCTACCAAAGTCAATAACCGTCCAGTGCGTCGGGATTATCTTGGATAAGTAGTAGTAAGTATCGACAAACCCAAGAAAGCTTGGTTCGATATCGACGTATTCTTGGTTGAACACGCGATCGCCCTGCTCTTTAGGCAGCAAAGCCAACAGTTTGGCATTGATCGATTCAGCTTCTTGCCAGCGAAGGGCATTGTCATTAGGTATTATCATCGTCATACTCCTCACGATCGCGTGCTTCTTGTTCTTGGTAGCCACCAAAAGTCAGCAACATCCCACGGATTACGGACAGATTAACTTCATTGGATGAATACTTTTTAGTCGGGAGGGATTCTTCTAAGTGATCAAGGGTGTCCCGAACCCTGTAAATTAGCCGCAGCCACTCAGGAATTTCTAGAATTATTGCTGACGCGATCGCGTAAAGGACTATTAGGTTCATTTACAGAAGCTCCTTAGAGAAGAAAGTTGTTTCTTTAGCCACGTCGATATCGACAGGATGAAGACCAACCGCCAACGACTCTAAAGCCTCACTCGCGTTACTAGGATCTACTACCCACGTTTTTGCGTCAACTTCGGGCACTTGAGACCAGTATCTTTGCAACCACTTTAACCAGCCGTTGCGAGAAAACGGTTTAGGCGGATCGATTGCCGCCAATTTTTCAACAGCTTCTTTTACAAGGATCGCATCCTCTTCTAGGCTTGCTGAGTCAATCCAGAAACCGCATTTTTTGCAGTAAACAATATAGTTGCCACTGCGCTTTGAGATCTGAATCCCCAAAGAAATGGTCTTGCGAGCAAATCCTTGACTAACTTTTCCGTAGTTAGGATCGATCGCTTTCCGTCTTTTAGCTTCACCCATTAAATTTCTCCCTTGATGTTAATTCGTATAGTCCCATCTCTTCAGTTATCCTAACCAACTCACTCAAAGCGTCCATCCTCGCAACCTTCTCCTTGGCTCGCTCAACTTCTTCAAGCATTTCACCATAGGCGAATGGTTCGTATTGCTCAATCGCCTTTGCGAGGCGATCGCGATCTAATTCATCCAAGGCAGACTTAAATTTGAGATAGGCGATCGCCTCGTTTAGATTGCTTGGTAGTTGGGTTCTCATTGCGATACCACTTATTTATTATTAAAAAATACATAGAAGAAATGCGGCAATTCATATTAAATGAATTACGCTCAACTCCTGAAAAGTGCAAGATATTTCGTAGTTAATTATGTGTTAAGGGGGTTATCTTGGAGGTTTTAGCACCCTCCTCAGAAAGCCTTGCTAGGTAAGCAGACACCCGCCGTCGCAAACTTTTTTTCGACAGTAAATCATACTCTTTTTCAAAGATACAGCAAAGTGATTTGTAAAACAAGTTTTTATACTTGAAATAATGAGTATTCACCCTTTCTGCATCAGCAAAATGTCGAGACAGATAATAGGAATAGTTTACTTCCGCATTGGAGTCTGTTTGACAAATATGTACTCGTCTCAATCTACTGAGAGACCTGCGATCGCGTACTTCTTCGTCAATGGCTCGAATCGCATCAAGGATCTCAAGGTCATCGCTAAATGGTTCGGCGGCTTGATGGATCTCTTTTAAGTAGGAGTCCCATCGCCGAGTTAGCGATCGCTCCTTGAGATGATTTGATATGGTTCGAGCTGTGACTCCCAATGACTTAGCTATTTCTAGCTGAGAAGCGCCATAAGGTACGAAGTTCTCGTTAGTATAAATCCTGTCCTTAGATACTGCCTCAACACCCTCAATCCCCATAGAACATAATTCAGAGGCTTGGAGTTTTAGCAAGTCCTTTGCAGGTACTAACCTGAGTTTTTTCTTTACTTTGCGCTGCTTGTTTTTTTCTTTTTCTGCCAGTCCAGCAGCAAATTTAGAACGAGCTTGTTTTGCAAGTAATTCGGCGCGAGTACAGTGATACTTAACTTGAGTGATCTGAATCGGACTTAGTTCGACTATCGACCCAAGTTTGGCAACATCATGTTGTTTGCAGACCTTGCCAATACTTGTGTATCGCACCCATGCTCGACCTTCTGGTAGCCACCGATAATCGATAAGCAATCCAGCTTTGTGAGACTCCCTAATCCATTTTTTGAGTGTGTCGGGTTTTACGCCGCAATCACTCGCCAAATGACTGATATTGAATTTAACCCAGCCTTTCCCGCGATCGCTTCTAGATGAAAACTGATCTAGCCCACGCACGACATGCCAAATATTTACTGCGCCGATCGCATGATTTTTGATCACGGCGTAGAGAATATTTGTGTAAGTTGTGGCAATTATGGGGTAATATAGTTTCATCTGAGCGCTACTATCGCTTGGGTCTGCATCTCATCAGGTTGATTAAGGAATTGAGCCTCCTTAGCCAACTGGCAGTAAAAACAATATAACACAAAACCCCCGCAAACAACTTATTCTTGTGGGGGTTTTGTTGTAAAATATGTTTATGCGATCGCGTATCTCACTACCGATCGCTGACCATCCAACCATACTGGACAGTAAAAATATTATGTCATACATAGACAGCCTGAAAGTAACTGCGAAGAAACATGCAATAATACAGGATATTATTTCTAGGTGCTGGAATTACTGTGTTCAACCACCCAAGAGACTCAATTCTGAGATACTTAACCATCCTGACATCATCAGCCTTATTGACCATAGCTGGGATAGCAGTATTGTTGGGCTAAACGAGTACCAAAAGCTTGTATTTTCCCTTGTCAGTGAAGGGGTAAGCGTTAGAAGCGAGTACCCTCTTTGTTTTCACGACATCTTTGTTAGGTTTCTATCGGAGATGTGCCCACTAAGCCAAAGGATTTCGATAGAGGAGAACTCTATCGACGAGATACACTTAAAATTTCCAGCCAAAAGAGGGATTTATTTTTGCTTGCGTACGGTTATTGGCTTTCGCCTTGACGGTTTTAAAAACGAAGTTTGGTATGTCGGGAAGTCGGGAAATTTTAGAGAGAGGTGGAAAAGTCACCACAAGTTTGAGGCTTTAAAGGCTATCAAGAACGTTGCAGTGTGTTGGCTGCCCCTCGAAGATTACTCTGATGAGCAGCTAAGCTACGCAGAAGAAGTATATATTTACATGCTTCAACCCGTATTTAATGGCACTTCCAAGCCTGAAAGGTGTCTAGTGGTTAACTAACAAACAGTCTAATAGCCAGACAAAAAAAGATCCGAAACTGGATCTTTTTTTGTCTGGCTTGGTTTTCAACAAAAAAGCACCCCGCCTAAACGAGATGCTTTTCACTTACCTTGGCAGATCCCTCACGATCGCCCTAACAATCCCCTCGAACTCTCGTTCTATAAGCATGAAAGACTCCTGCCTCGACTCCGCTCGCCTAGCCATAACGGCATCAAATATCTCCGCGTCGCGTTGCTTCAATACTAATGCTGGCTCAGTATTCGGCGAGAAGCCCCTAACGTAATACGGGAAATAATCAACCCTCCAGTACCGCACTAAGCCATCGTCGGGATTGAGGAAATCTACAGGCGCGATCACCGTGTAAATAAAGTCCAAATTAATCCCGTCTAGCTCGACCTCCTCCTCGCATTGAGGGCAGATCCATCCCCGTTGAATGGTTGCATTGTCAGGTATTGAGGTGACTGGGGCTTCAGAACAGATGTGATAGACCAAATACTTGCGGGTAAACCTTCTAGGGTAATCCTTTACAAAGCTATCTAGTAATGCGATCGCCTCTACTCTTTTTAATCCCAATCTTTGGGCTGCGACATGCGGCTGAGTCCAATCTCCCACCGAACGGAAGATATCTTGGAGGGCGCTCCTCTGGCTATCGGTCAAGCTGGTTTCGATATACATAAAATTTTGCTACAGTGAATACATAAAATTGCCACAAATCTGCGATAATTCGACATCGTTTCAAAATAAACCCATGTCAATTTGCGGAATCTGTGGCGCGGAAGAAGATAACGGCAACATTTCTTTGGAGTTCGATCGCAAGCGAGGTCTCATCACCTCCAACAGAGATGTTCACTTTACGAAATGCTGCCAACACGCGATCGCCAAGGGTCGAACAGGATGCCCAAATAAAAAGGGCAAAGTCCTTGACCTGCCCTATCTACGTGTCCGACCTATTGTTTAGCTCCACGCCAGCTTGTAGCCACAACCCTTGGCGATCGCTCCAGCTTGGTCAAGAGTATCAAAGCCACAAACATTGCGAATGTTCAAATCTGTGTGACTGATCAAGCCGACTAAATAGTAGCGATCGTCTGGTCCTAGTTCGTAGTTCAAAGTCCCTTGCATAGCCTCCTCCTCGCGAATATCACGCGCTTTTGTGCTAAATTTATGGCAATACTAACACAATAGGCGGAATACTGCCACAAAAAAATGCCAAAAGGGATTAAGAAAATTAAAAGAGGGGTGGGGCAGCCTCGGAAGTACAGAAAGTCGAAGTGTCCACACTGCAAGTCGCACTGGCATACCAGTAATGGAGGCGGGCGCGAAAAGTGTAATGACTGCGGCAAGACATGGGCTAAGAGGAAGGGTGATGACGAGCTATTGGCAGCACCACCCGCATCCGTCACCACAAAGAAAAAGGAAGCCCCCGTCAGTATCGCAGATCAAAGACCTGCTGCTTGAAAACCACGATATTGTCGCTGAGGCGATCACACAAATAACTATTGAAGAAGGTCAAGTAAAAGGCTATGTCAAGGAAGAAGGCAGGTGGTACAAGTTCACCATCTATAAGTGTTGATCCACTCCGCGCTGAGTTGGACGAGATTTTTAGCGAGTTTCCGAGCGGGGCGGCGATCGCCTATGGATTCCTAAAAACAGAAAGCTCTAGCCCGTTTATCCAGATTGGTGATGGGGTGAATGTCTGGAGGGTGCGAAGAAATGCCGTCGATTTCTATATTAATGGTGTTAGCGATCGCGTAGAACTCAAATGGACGAAGAACAGCAACCAGAACATCGAACCATAACGCAGATGTGGAATACCCTTCTTGAACAAGACCCAAGGTTCAAGATGGTAGTGGACTTAGCAACCCCACGAGGTAATCGCAAAAATGTGATGCCCCTCACCCGCGAGAATGTTCGGATTGCCTTCGCCGCATTTAATGACGGTATTGCTGAGCAGTTAACCGACTTGGCGATCGCCTGTTTTAACCGTTCCCACTCTCCTCGATTCGTCACCACCGATGAAGGTGATGAATTTATTGAAACTAGCGAAGAAGAAATCTATTATCAATGGGAGCCTGAAGCGGCTTTGAGGATCTGCAACCAACGCCTTGATGGGTTTCTAATTGAGATCAGCGATCGTGGCACTATTACCAAATTTAAGTACGAGCGACCACCTTTCCTGTATCCTCACGGCTGGGCCTATCAACCAACCATGCCCGAAGTTCCCGACGATCCTGAATGCTGCACGTTATTTGATCGAAGAAGCCATGCTCGTCGCCGTCGAAGATTTGGGAATGTCGGCGACAAGTATGACCTGCATGGTAAAGCGTGGAAGAAGGGTTAAGGCAGTATCCTGTCCAGCAGGTAGATAATTAAGTGCATAGCCTTAACATTCCTGTTCGCGCAGTATATCTTCAGGCGAGTATGCAGTGAAGCAGGTAGATCAACCGTGATCCGCACAGTCCGCTCCTTCTCCCCTTCCACGGGCAACCCATCCAAAATATTTCCCGCAGTATTGTTTGTGTTCAGATCGGAATTAGCCTTGATAAAATTCTGCTCAATTGTTTCGGTAAGAGGTATACGCTTAGACACAGCTCAGCACCTCCTCAAATAAAGCTTCGTACTCTGCCGCCGAATCTTGGGCGGCTTTGCTGTTTAATCCCCAGACAGTTGTGCGTTGACCAGACGAGTCGGCGATCGCCTGTTTCTGGTGAATCACTGTTTCTAACAATGGGATAACCGATATGGCTTTTAAGGTGGCGATCGCCTCTTCCTTGAGCATGGTTCGAGGGACTGCGCGGTTTAAAAAGAATGCGGCTCTGGGTAAACCCCCTCGCACTGACTGAGCTTGCAGTATTAGCTTTACTGAGTCCATTGCCGAGTTGAGGTCTAACCTTGTTGGTTGACATGGAACAATTGCTAGATCAGTTCTTAGTAGGATTGCGCGAGTTACCTCCGACAAGTTGGCGGGACCATCGAGGATTAAGTAGTCGCTCTTTAGGGCTGGTATTTTGTCGAGAATGCTGTCGGAATCGGACATGATTGTATATGCGATCGGAGTGGCGATCGTGCCTGCCCATTTACTTGAAGATTGCTGACCATCGGCATCGACCAGGATTACGTCTTTATCGTGGCGGCGCAGATACTCTGCCAAGTGGACTGAAGTGGTGGACTTGCCACAACCACCTTTTTGATTGACCAACGAGATTACAGTCATAGTTATTCGTGGGAGTATTACCTCCGCGCATTAAACCATGATCGTTGCGATACTGCAATCAGTAAGTACTGAAGGTGTCCGCGCAAACGTTATTTGTGATGCTGGAAGCTTTACTGGGAAAGGGTTTTAGAATGTCCTTGCAAATAAGATTAGTTGACTGACCTTATTTTAAAATGCTTGCAATTCACTGGGCAGCGATCGCCTAACCAAGATGCTTCGGTATGGACGTGGAGATCGCTAGTTTTCCAGATTTGTGGGTTATAGCAATGGTCGGCGCAATCGGGGCTGTACGACTCCCACTTCGGATTAACCCCGTTCCAGTAACAGTCGAGTCGGGTTTCGGTGTGCATGTCCTACCAGAACCAATTATCGTAGAAAGTTATAGTCAAGCAAAAAGCAAGTAGTTCAAGCCCAAACTGGATCTCTCCAGTATCGTCATAACAAAATATCCTAAGCCATGTCTCTGGATAGGAATGTGTGATTTGAAAATCTAGCTTAACCAACGGGATCTGACTAGGCTCAATCAGTATCCAAGCATTGTCCTGATATGGCAGCTCGTATGGATTGTTGTGGTCGTATTCAAATTTTTTGATTTTGAACATAAATATTAAAAAGCGATCGCCAATAGGCTATGTGATTTTTACGATTCTAAACTTGATATCTCGATATGTCCGACGCAAAGATGACAGCTCCACCTTGGCTTCTTTCTTGTCGTACTGATACTTATTTTGTCTAACCCATACGTTAGGCTGCTCAAACTTTGTTACTAACTTTTCAATTGCGTACATCGTTGTAACTGGTTTAAAAAGCGATCGCTATCCTGAAGAGAGGTGGATAGGCGATCGCAAAATGTACATCATGAAAAATCCTCTCCCCACAATCTTAACTTGGATTCGCATTAAAAAGCGATCGCTATCCTGAAGAGAGGTGGACAGGCGATCGCTAAAATGATTATCTAACATGACCTCTCCCCACAATTTTAACTTGATTTTGTGGCAAAAAAATACCGACGTCCTGTGGAGTGGTGGACGACGGGCTATGTAATCTCGATGGTCTGGAAATATTCTACGCGGTTTTGTGGCGCTTTTATTATCGAATCCCGCATTTAATCGATAATAACGAGAAAATTATTCCTAGATATTATCAGTGCCAATAACAACCACCATGACTCTCGACTACACCCTCGGATATCTCACGGCAACCTTTGACTCCAACGATTCCCACGGCAAGAGTAGCTCGCCCGAATATGCCGTGTGGAAATCAATGGTGAACCGATGTACCAATAAGTCGAATAACAACTACGTCAACTATGGCGGTAAGGGTGTCACGGTATCAAAGGAGTGGCGAGACTTCGAGCAGTTCTACAAGGACATGGGGAAGAAGCCTGCGGGGGCATCGCTGGATAGAATTGACCCGAAGAAGGGCTACAGCAAAGGTAATTGCCGATGGGCTGAAGCTGGCGATGCTGGCGCGAGGACAAACGATGTGTATATCAAGGTGGGCGGGAAGAAAAAACGGCTCAAGGATGTTGCTGCGGCGAAGGGGTTGAAGGAGGATACCCTGCGGAAGCGGGTTAATCGAGGGATGGACATGAAGACTGCGGTGACGAAGAAGGCGTAAATACGTTTTAAATCTCAAGAAAGCTCTCATTTGTTAACAGTAACTGGAAGATTTCTTTGTAAAAGACCTAATAAAAAAGACCTAGCTCGATCCGTGATCCAGAGATCCAAAATCTCCACGTCCAAAACAGTTAACTTTTTGAGTGATTCAGGGGGTTGCTATTGGGAATTTTCGCGCGTGTGCATAGAAATAGCAAATTTGACCGTCAAAAAAATAAGCTTTATAGTGTCATCACTTAGCTGTGTGACAGGCATCTAAGTAAGGGCTTTACAGTTCTCTAGTCACTTATATATGGCTAGCAAGCGTAAACAAAGGAATAGTAAAGACAGCTAACAAGCTGTTTGTAACTAGGGTAGAAATTCGGTTAAGTAGCTACGAAGAAACATAGCTACTTTGAACTTAAGAAAGAGTTTTTTGTTTGCGGGTTTTAATGCCTCACTTGCAAGGTAGATAGGATGAACAAAGAGATTAAACAGTGAATTAACACGGTATAGGCTGTAACTAGTAGATAAAGCACTCTAAGCTCAAACAACGATCGCACTAAGTTAAACGGTTACTTAGTAAAGCGATCGCACTCATTCCCATTGCTTACGAGATAGGCAAAAAGTGAGGGAATAAAGCGATCGGCGATCGGGTAGTTCGATCCCGTCATGGGTAAGGACTACAGCACTTAGGAATAGCTCTAAAGTAGCTAGGGTTAAGTGAGTTAGTAGCTATTTGCGAGTAATAGCTTAAGCGTAGGTACTAATCACTTCATACGCAAATTAGATCAAAGAGATAAACCGTTAAAACTATTCACACTATATTTTTTGAGGGTTAAAACCATGTCTAATCTTAATACTGAGTTTTCCGAATTGATTGCGATCGCTGATTTTCACGGTGTAAGCATTGATGAAGCAGTTGCGCTAAAAACTGCTAGCGAAAGCGCTAGTAAAAAGCTTACTCGTAATCTTTCTACAGCGATCGCTGATCGTCTTGTTGCGACAATCGAAAATGATTGGAGCGCTACTAACTCTAATTATCTTGATGTGCTAACTCGTAGAATGCAACGCGCTAACCGTAAAGAACGCTTAGCCGATCCTGTTGCAAAACTTGAAGCACCCGTTGAAGTAGTAGTTGAAGCACCCGTTGAGACTGAAAAAGTTACCGTTGAAGCACCCGTTGAAGTAGTAGTTGAAGCACCCGTTGAGACAGCTATCGACAGATCACCAACGCAGGCACGCCGCAAACGTGGCGCTACAGTTGCAACGGTTGAAGCACTCGCACCCGTTGAGACTGAAAAAGTTACCGTTGAAGCACCCGTTGCGAGAAAAACTAGATCACGTAGAGCTAAGTAAAGCTCTTAGCACCCCGATCGCTTATCCTATGGCGATCGGGGTGTTTTTTTGTTAGCCCCTACCCTATTAATCCAATGAGAAACAAAGCAAAAGAAATTAACTCTCTGAAGTCACAAGGCTTTACACTTCACACCGATCGCAAGTTTTCTAAACACCAGCTCCCCGATCGCTCTGATGTCTCTCTATCTCAAAACAGCAAAAAATCATCACACAATAAACCCGTCCATGCTAACGAAATTTCTACGGTAGTAGACAGCTTTAATACCTCCATAGGTCAGTTTGTGATCCTGCGATCAGGCAGGATCTCTTTCTATATCAAGGGGATATCTAGGGATGTAACAGTCATTATGTCATCTCTAAGAGATGAAGAAAGCGCTATTGCTGAATACAAAGGATTGCCAATTACTCCTATACATATAGGAGGAAAACTTAGAATTAACCCTAGCAAGGTAGTAGAGCGTTACAACCACGCGATCGCTAGATGTCAAGAGTCATATTTCCTTTACTTAGCAAGTATAGGAAAACAAGTTAACCCAGAAAGGGAATTACTAAGATCTTTGATGAGATTAGGGTAAACAAGGCAATAAAAAAAGCA